CGTCGGCGCTACCTATACCCCGCAAGGGCACGTATTTCTGAACCCTGTCGCGCGTGCCAAAGAGGACTGGACCGTCATCGCGTCGCACGAGGCGCTCGAGCTCGCGATGAACCCGGAGCTCAATCTCTCGACCGTGAGAGAGGTTGACGGCGGGGTCGAAGCGTGGGCGCGGGAGGTCTGTGATCCTGTGCAAGGCAGCACGTACGAGGTTCACGGCGTAAAGCTGGCGAACTTCGTGTACCCCGAGTTCTTCATTCCGGGGTCCGACGGACCGTGGGACCACCTCCAACTCCTGAAGGGCCCTTTCACGCTCCTCGAGACCGGGTATGCTTCGGTGCTGAAAGCTCAAGGTCCACTCGTCCAGCGCGACCTCTACCCGGAGTCAATCCATGCGTCGTCTTCTCCCCCTCGTCCTTCTCCTCACCCTCTCGCTCGGGTCCTCGGGGTGCGCGTGGTACGCGCGCTTCAAGACGGATCCGATCGCGGCGATTGCTGAGGGCGGCCAGTACATCACGACGGCGCTGAACATGGCGCGCGGGGCGTTCGAGATCTACGCCGCGACGTCGGGCGACCCGAACATCTCCACGGTGCGCACGACCTTCAACGAGGTCGCGGGCTCGGTCGATCGCGGCCTGCTCGTCGCGTACGACGGCCTGCGCGTCGCTGCGCGCGTGCGCAACGGCAACCCGGACGTGACGGAGCTCCTGCGCGACGCGCAGCAGGGCATCGGGCATGTGCACGAGTTCCTCGCGGGCTTGCCCGGCGCTGGCCCGGGGCGCGCGGTGGCCCCGTCGATGCGCGATGCGCTCGCGGCGACGGCGGCGGCGGCGCGACCTGTCGCGCGCTGAGTCGAAGGCAAACGAAAAATAGAGAAGGCGGGGGAGTTACCTCCCCCGCCCTCGGCCTTAGCGGAGACCGCGTACTTCTCGAACGACGTCTCGCGCGAGACGCCCTGCGGCGAGGGCCTTCGCGAATACGACAGGCCAGTTGATGCCGCTCTGGTCGATCATGGCCTTGTCTTCAGGGGACAAGGCCTCGAACGCGGCCTTCACCGCCGATGCGGTCTGCGGGTTCTCGACCCCGTTGGTGACGTGGTCGGAGATGCTCTTCGAGAGCGTGGGAAAAAGAACGTCCATGGTGGACTCCCTTTGCCGTGAGTACCCAGGCCCCCTACGCGCACGGCGCGCGTAGGGGGCTCTGCGGCGTAGCCCTCCCGGGTGGAGGAACTACGCAGCAGGCTGGGTGGCCGCTTGGGCGGCCTGTGCTGCGGCCTTCGCCGCACGACGCGCATCACCGACAGCCTTCGCCGCCGCGTCCGCCTTCGCCTTCGCGACGGCGAACTCCGCGCGCGCCGCCTTCTCAGCGGCCTCCGCCGCCGCCACCGGGTCCGCCGGCGCGGTCGGCTGCGCGGGCGTCTCGGTCGGCGCCGTCGCCGCCGGGATCTCGGTCGGCGCCGTCGCCGCCTGCGCCTCGGGCGCCTCGGTCGGCGCCTGGAACGCGGTCATGAGCGAGGCGACCGCCCCGCCGACGAGGCTCGACGCCGCCGAGGCCGAGGCCTCGACCGACGCCGCCGACGCTGCCATCGCGGTCGTCGCGTTGGCCGTCCTCGTGGCCTCGCCGGCCAACTCGTTCAACGGGGCGGCCACCCCGTTGACCGCACCGACGAGCTCGGTGCGGAAGCCGTTCACGGCGCCGACCAGCTCCTCACGGAGCTTGGCGATCTCGTTGTTGTGGGCCTTCGAGATCTCGCCAAGCTGCGCCCGGCTCACGGCCCGATCGAAGTACTTCAGCGTCTCGGCGCGCGCCGAGAGCTTGGTGCTCTCCCAGCTCCACCACGTGCAGCCGGCCAGGGAGTCGTGGTGCCGGCGGAACACGTCCGCCAAGCGCACGGCGCGCTCGACCGATTCCTCGGTCATGTCGGGCGTGAACGAGGCGAGGAAGGCCGAGTGGCACAGGGCCAAGGCCCTCGCCCTGCGGCCGATCAGCGGGTCGAGGCCCGGGAGCACCATCTCGGTGCTCATCCGGGAGACGAGCTTGCTGGCGAGCGCCAGCAACTTCTCATCGTCAACTTCACCGCGCAAGCTCGGGACCCCGTCGCGGAGCAGGATCGCCGCATCCGTGCTGTTGCTGGTCACGGTCATCGAATCAGTCGTCGTCGTCGTGGTCATGGTAGACTCCTTCCACGTTCTTTTATATTCCGGCACGTTGGTACGCCGGCGTTGTCGAAGGCGAGTCATAGGCCTTATTGCCTACATCTTCTTATACCCCCGGGGACCCCCCCTTTTCGGATACCCCCCCCCCCTCCCCAGGGACCCCCCCCTACCCCCCTGTACGCGGTAAAGCCTGAATACGGGCCCGTACGGCCTCCGCCCCCTTGTCGTAGAACAGCTTCACCGCCGTGAGGATCTGGACGACCAGCTTCGGGTCCTCGGCCCACTCGTCCTCGTCCCAGTGGACGACGTCATACCCCTTCTTGTCCTTGATCGTGACTGAGGTCGCCCCGACCTCGAGACTGCCGTCGTTGGCCTCGAGTTCGTCCTCCTCGTCCTGCCACTTCTTGGACTCCCGAACGACGGGGGAGAGGCAGTTGCCGCAGACGTCCTCGTCTTCCTCGGTGTAGACGAGGGAGCCGCAGGTAGCGCACTTGATGTGCCGGATCGCGCACACCGTCTTCCGCTCTTCCTCGAGCAGGGCGTCGAACTCCGACTCCCCCATCGCGGCCCGCGCCTCCCCGTACGCCTTCTCCGTACTGGGGCACTCGGTGGCCCCGATCAAGAGGTGCGCGGCCCAGACGAAGCAGTCCTCCTCCATGGCTGCGGTGATGTCGCAGGTGTTGTTGTGACACACCTGCGTCGGATGCTCCTCGTGGAGCGCTTCTCGCAAGGCGTTGAAATGGGCCATCAATCGTCCTCCACCTCTTCTTCGTAGCTGTAGGGCTCTGCGGAATCGCCGTCGAAGTCCCCGTAGCCGTCTCCCCAGCCGAGGCCACCGTAGCTACAGCCCCAGCCGGTGCCCGTACCGTTGCCTTCCCACATGGCGAGGGGGCTCTGTCCATCCCCGGAGATGAAGCTGTCCTCACCGCGCTCTCGCATCTGGCCTTACCCTTCCCGCATGAAGTCTTCTCCCTGGTGGTTCTCGTTCCTGGTGTCGAATCACGAGGTCATCCTGGGCCTCCTGGTTTATCCGCTGATCACCGCCATGTTCACCGTGGCGTCGCGCAAGCGCACGCCCGAGCAGTGGGAGGCGTGGGCGCTGACGAAGCCGTTCCTCGCGTTCCTGCTCGAGTTCATGAAGGCCTCGGGCCTGAACCCGGTGGGCATGCTCAAGGCCGTTCGGAACTACTCGGCGCGCAAGGCCGGGCAGGTGCCCGAGGGCGCGATTCGTGCGAGCGGGCTCCCGGAGCCGCTGAAGGCGGCGCTCCTGAACCCCGCCCTGCACGCGGTCCTGACGGAAGCGGCTCGCCTGCACGCAGAGGCGCAGGCCAAGCCGCCGGCGCCGATCGAGCCTACGCCCCCGGCTTCGACGGCTCCGGCCACGCCCCCCGACGCAGCCGGTTGATCACCGCCTCGGAGAGCACGTGGATGGCGTTCACGTGCTCGGCCGACCCGTCGCCGCCCTTGTCGTGGGCGAACTCGTGAACCAACACCATGACGGTCTTGCCGAAGTTCTGAAGGACTGCACGGGATAGGAGGACCTCTTCCCCCTTGTGCAGGCCCTCGACCGTGTCGGTGCCGAAGGAGACGACGATCGTACGCTGGGGGGCGTTCGGTACGTCGGGGATGATGAGCTGAAGCGCCTCGGCGAGGTGCGTCAGCTCTTTGCCGTTCAGGTCCTCCGCTGCCCAGCGCGTCTTCACGCTCTCGGAGTGGCCCTTGATCACGCTCGAGGGGTCTTGCATGCGCTGCCGAAGCAGCGCGACGAGGCGGTGCGGCAGCGGCACGGCCACGTGCCCGATGTGCCCGAGGTCCATGCCCTCGGACGTCCCGGTGACGGGGACGGCCTGCTCGCCGTACTCGTCCTTGAACAGGTTCACCAGCGTGTCGACGAGCTTCGGGGGCATGGTGTACGCGAACACCCCCTCCTCGGACGACTGGTTCTTCAGCGCCTTGTACATGCGTTGTTGCATGGCCGCGTCGTCGCGCGCGCTGACCTCGCTCCACATCTCGGCGATGGCGGTGTCGAGGGTCCAGGAGTTCGGGATGCGACGGTCGCGCCCGGTGTCGAGGTTATAGAAGTTGTACCCGAAGTCGTACCCAGGCCTCTTCGTGACGTAGACGCCACGCACGAAGATTCGGCCCATGAACTCCGGGTCATCGAGCAGCTCGCCAGCGGTGGTCTTGTGCACCGTGGAGGCTGGGTGCAGGCGCAGGAACCACGTCCGCATCTCGTCCCACAGCGCCTCGGGGACGCCCTCGATCGAGACCTCGACGTCGTTGGCGGCCCGCGACGCCTTGGTGATGTTGATCACCAGGCAGTTCATGTCGTTACCGTCGCGCTCGAGCGTCGCCTTCCAGGTCTCGTCCGTCCCGTTCTTGATCGTGACGTCCATGCGCTCGCGCGCGAGCACGAGGAGGGCAAGCTTGAGCCCCTCGCCGTACTGCCCGATGACGCGGGAGTCGTGGCGCTTCGAAGACTCGCCGAAGTAAAGAGAAGAGACGGAGAGCTTCGTCCCTTGATTCTTCAGAACCAGCCGCTCTTTGCCCGAGTCGTACGCGGCGCTGAATGACGCCCCGTGCTCGATCTCGGCGTCGAGGCCGTTCGCCACGATCTCGCGGATCGCGTGGGCGACGGTCCACTCGGGGATGTAGTTGTCGGTGATCGGATACTTGTGCTTCGCCACGAAAAATAATGCTCCTGCCGCTGCGAAATGCTTCGGCAGAGCTCATACCCGCGAATGGCTCGGATTTCTCAGGGCGAGGGCATCGCCCGCGTACGCCGTAAAGATCGCGCCGTCGCGAGCACGTACGCGCGCGTCACGCGTCGTCGGGAGAGGCAGCTTCCGCTTTCGTAGCGTCGGAAGGCGCCGTCTTCAGAGTGACACGATGCCAAGCTATGGGCCCAAGAGGTGTAAGCCAGGTCTTCGTGGGAACGCGCGCTACGGCGTACTCGGGGGAGACCGTAGGGTCGTCGCGCGTGCAGGTGCACGCCGTCCTCATGCACGCGCAGGACGACGAGCACACAGGCAGCGTCGGCATTCTCAGACGCCTCCGCGTACGCCGCGATCCGCCCGGCGATCTCGAGGCGCTCCTCGGGTGCAGTACGGGGCTGGAGCATCGCCAGGAGGGTCAGGACGTACGCCAGCATTCTTACCGAGGATGGAGGGTGGGACCGTGGGAGAAGAGGCCTTGTAGTGGATGTACCCGGGGCGTGGCGTGACCTCGACGTCGCCCATCTCGGGCCCGAGGAACGCCGCGCAGATCCCGGGCGCCGCCTCCGCCAGCTTCGCGTCGTTGGGGCGGTGCCGTAGGTACAGACACAGCCTTCCGTCCACGATCTCCGAAGACGCCTCCATGCCGCACTCGAGCGGGGAGTAGGCGCGCGCGGAGTGAAACTCTTCCCCCTCGGCGCGCGCCTTGGCGGCGGCGTGCCACAGCGACCAGGCACGCTCGAGCAGGAACAGGGTCTCGGGGTGGGTGAGCTGCGGCGCGGGCATGGCTTTACCGCGTGGGCTTCGCGGGGGCCGCTGCGGTGGGCAGGCTCTTGCGGACCTTCTGGTAGTACTCGAACGCGGCCTGCCGTACCTCGTTGATCTCCTCCGGAGACAAGGGGACGTCGTCGGCGTTGAGGACGTTCAGCGCCGTCAGCTCCATCATGAACACCCCCGCGCGCGGCCCGAGGTTGCCCTCCTGGCACAGGAGCGAAAAGAAACGCACGAGGCGTTGCGTGGGGTCGAGCGCGGCCTGGTAGTTGTCCGTCAGCGGCGCCATCTCTTTGAGCCCGAACGGGTCGCTCGGGTCGCGCTCGCGTTCGACCGAGGTCTCCGCGAACGCTCCGACGTTCAGGTTCTTGTAGGTCTCAGCGAGCTCGTCCGCTTTGCGGTCGGCGCCAGGGACGTAGAGCAAGGGGGCTGCGGTGGGGGGCTTCATCTCACTTCACCATCACGAGCGAGCAGCGCGCCTGCACCGAGGCACCTGCCACGATGTACGGCTTGCTGCGGTCCGTCCCAGCCGGAACCTGCTTCGCGCCCTCGGGCAGCGTCATGCCGTCCGGCACCGGGTTCGGGTACTCGGACCGCGCGACACACCAGCCGAGCCAGGAGTCCTTCTCCCCCTTGGGGGTGAACTTCTTCTGGGCGTCGTAATGCGCGCACTTGGCGCAGGGCGTCTTGTTCTGCATGGGCCGATCTTCTCAGACGTCCCTGACGATTTCCACTCCGTACTTCACCATCACGTCGGCCTGCTTCGGGGACTCGTGTCGGTAGAACGTCAGCGCCGTCGCCAACCGGTCTACGGACATCTTCAGCGCGAGCGCCGCGTTCGACGAAGAAGCCGCCGCGTACAGCTTCAGAGGGCCGAACTCGAGCGGTGAGCAAGGGCCAAGGATGTCGCCCTCGACATAGGAGAGCTTCAGGCGGCGCAGGTGCGGCGAAAGCCCGGGTCGGGCTTCGGCCAGGAACTCCCCGAGGATGTGCCCAGCCGCCTTCTCGGTGTCCGCAGGGTCCTTGAACTTTCCGGGGACGGTGACGAGGACGCTGTACCGCTGCCCTCGAACCGAGACCGAGGTCTTGCCCGCGCGGATCTTCGCGCGCAGCTGCTCGGCGACGCTCATCTCCTCGGCGGGCTTCTTGAGACCCCAGGGGCTCAGGATCCCCGATGCTTTGCTGTCCGCCATCACCCGCTCACGAGGATGAGGTTCCGGGCCCCCATCAGCTTCGGGTCCGCGCAGTCCGCGTGCGCGCACTCGTACCCCTCAGTGCACCGAATCGCCGGAGCGCTGTGCAGCGGGTCGAGCGCGACGCCCTCTACGCGGTAAAGAAGGAGGAGCCGATCTTCACGCACGAACGTCTTCGTGCAGCGGAGACACTGGTACTCGGGCGCGGCGGCAGGCACGGGCGGGGGGTCTCCGAGCTTGAGAGTGTGGCGCGCGACGCGCAGGGCCTCGGGCAAAGAGATCTGAGGATTCGCGCAGTCGAAATGCACGGCCTCGGGCTGATCCTGCACGAACGTCCGCCCGCCCTCAACCCCCGTCGCGACACGTACTTGCAGGATCGCGTCGCCTTGCTTCAGCAAGGCTCGGCACCTGCGGCACGTGTGGACGGGGGTGAGGTCGGAGACGTCGGGGAACACGGGAAGAGGGTACCCCGACTACCCCTTCGCCGCCAGTAGCGCGTCGAGCTTCTTGCGGAACGTCTCCTCCACGCCTTTGAGCATGTCGTCGCGCTCCGTCGTCAGCGCCTTGAGCTTGTCGCGCAGCGCCTCTCCGTCCTTGCCCAAGATCAGCATCTTCGGCTTGAAGGTGTGGTCGCCGTACCCCTCGACCTTGACGACGCCGGAGGCATAGCCCTTCACGACCTTGCCCCCTATGAGGTAGGGGTAGCTGTCGTAGCCCCAGAAGGCCCAGAGGCCGCCGAGTGCCTCGGCGTCGATCTCTTTACTCGGTGCAGACGGCGGCGCGTGCTCGCGCGCGATCCGCGCTTCACGAATCTTCGCCTCGGCTTGGGCCAAGCGGGACCGAGCAGCCTGAATCTCTTGCTCTTGCTCTTGCTCTTCTTCGAAGATCCTTCGTTTCGAGTCGCTCATTTCGAACTCCCTTGAGCTTCGCTCAGCTGCTGTTCGTACATGCCCGCCAACCCGCCCAGGAACGCCAAGGCCTTGCTCTTGTCGCTCGTCGTCGGCATCGGCAGCGCCGTTCGCACCTTGTGAGAGTACCCCTTCGTGTTCGAGTAGGCCCGCTTGTCGAGGACCGCAACAACACCCATGTCAGTCTCCGAACGAATCAGGCGCCCTGCCCCTTGCTTTAGGTCGAAGATTGCTTCGTTGAGGTCGAAGTCCGCCCAGGTTTGCATCGACGCGCGGTTCGGGTCGAAGCCCGCCTCGATCAAGCGGTCTGCGACTTGCTGCTTGCGCGCCTTCAGGAGCACGTCCCCGAAGTTCGGGAACGGCAGGCGCGGGATGATGACGAGCCGGCAGACGAGCCCGGGCAGATCGACGCCTTCCCAGAAGGTCTTCACGCCGAAAAGAACGGGGTTGGGCGTCTTCAGGAACCACTCGATCAAGGGCTCGGGCGGCCCGTTCTGGAGGCCCATGTTGTACGGCAGGGGCATGTGGTTGGTGCGCAGGGCGCTGTGCAGCTTGTTCATGTCGTCGTACGACGCGCACAGCACCAGCGCGCCGCCCTTCGACGCGACGAGCAGTTCGTGGATCTCAGCGGCCTGCTTGTCGAAGTACGAGTCGCTGCGGTCCGAGGGGTCCGGGGAAGTAGCCGAGATGTACGCGCACGACGTCGCCTTGTAGTTGAACGTCGCGGGCAGGATCACAGCCTCCTTGAGCTGCCTGGGGTGAAAGCCGAACTCCCGGGCCATGTATTCGAAGGAGTTGTTCGTCGACAGCGTCGCCGACGTGATGACCACCTTCTTCAGCCCGAGCAGCGGCGGGGCGATCAGCGGTCCGATCTCGAGCGGCGTCACGACGACCTCGGGCACCGACCCGCGCCCCTTGGTCTCGATGTACACGAGGTACTCGACGTCTCCGCCGCTCAGGATCTGTCCCTCCTCATCTCGCTCGACGTGACGGCCCAGCGCGATCTGCGCCAGCTTCTTCACCTTGTCGACCATGGCCGCACCCGCCTTGAGCTTCGCCTTGGCGCGCGCTACGTCGTAGTCCCCGCTCTCGAAGGTCTGCTCCTCCTCGAGCAAGCCCTTGCCCTCCATCTTCTGCCGGGCGCGCCCGATTACCTCGTAAAGATCCTCGAAGTAGGGCGCGACGTTGTCGGACATGGGCAGCGCCTGCGACGTCTGGGGGATCCGCTGGAAGATCTCCCCGTAGATGCGGTCGACGACCTCGGGCAGCTCGTACTCCGAGCCGTCCAAGAGCCTGCGCATCGCCTCGGGCTGCTTGTGATGCAGGCGCAGGGAGTACGCATCCCGAAAGAACTTGGGCGCCTGATGCGCTTCGTCGATGACGAGCGCGTCGTACGCGCCGAGGAGCTTGCCGCCGCCCATGGCGAGGTCGTGGGCCAAGAGGGCGTGGTTCACGACGAGGACCTTCGCCGACATGGCCTTGTCCTTCGCGTGGGTGTACCCGCAGTTCGCCTCCGCGTGCGGGCAGGACTTCCGCACGCACTCGCTCACGCGCATGAGTGCTTCGATCTGGTAGGGCACGGGGCGCGGGACGTCGGAGAGGTCGCCCGTCTCCGACTGCGCGAACCACTCGAGGAACGTCGCGCGCTCGATCGCGGCCCAGCGTTCGAACTGCTCGTTGTCGTTGAGCTCGTCGACGCGCAGCTGGCAGCCGTAGTTACCCTTGCCCTTGAGCAGGGCGTGCGCGGGGACGACGGCGAGCGTGCTCTGGAGCTTCTCGCGCAGGAACGGGAAGTCCTTCTCGTTCAGCTGTTTCTGAAGCGTCTTCTTCGCGGTGGAGATCACCACGCGCAGCCCGCTCAAGTACGCGGGCAGACCGTACGCGAGGCTCTTGCCGGTGCCCGTCGGGGCCTCGACCATGACGACGTTGGAGGCCTCGGGGGTCCCGGCGAAGACGGTCTCGACGATCTGCGCCATCGAGACCTGTGCGGGGCGGACGGAGCGGGCGATGCCGTGCGCCGTCGAGGAGAGGAGTTTGGAGGCGCGGAGCGTGGTGGCGATGTTAGCCATCTTGGGCCTGTGCTTTCTTTCTTGCAGCTAACGGGTATGCTAGCGGCGCTACTCATACCACAAGTACTGGGAGATTCTGAAATGGCTGACAAACCTCTCGTTCGTCCTGGCGAGTACGCCGTAAAGCCGTCGATGACGGGCCTGCCGGATCCGTCGACGGCGCTGCCGCTGCCGGGGATCGACATGTCCCAACCCGAGCCTCCGGCGCAAGCCCAGCCCCTCGACCCCTCCAAGCCCGCCGACCGCCTCGCCCTCGAGCTGCTCGCGCAAGGCAACGGCGCGGTCACCGTCGCAGACGCGCTGAAGAAGGCGAACGACTGGTTGGCGCTCACGCCGGCCGAGCGATGGGAGAAGAACATCTCCGAGGCAAAGCTGACGCCGGAAGAGGCGGAGGCGATCCTCACGACGGTGCTCGAGAAGGGGTACTGGGAGAAGACGTACACGCTGTATCGGGGCAAGCTGAAGCTCGTGCTTCGTTCGAGGGACTTCTCCTCGAACCAGCGCGTCGCGGCGGCGCGCGACGACCTTCGGACGAACGACCAAGCCGTCATGCAGCAGACGACGCTGCGCGTGCAGCTGGCTTGTTCCCTCGTCAGCTACAACGACAAGGAGCAGCCCTTCGCGAGGTCCGATGCGCCTCGGTCCGAGCACGCCGACGCGTACAACCGCAGGCTTCAGTTCTGCGACCAGGTCATTCAGGGGCCGGTGACGGACGCGGTCTACAAGTGCCTCATGGACTTCGACCAGAAGACCTACGCGGCGCTCAGCGAAGGTGCCGACGACGGTTTCTGAGTCGCCCGTCCGGTATGATCCGGGCAAGGGCGATGGCCGCCGGCGTCGCTCTGCCCCGGGCGGGTTCTTTCAACGACGCGGTGCTACAGGCGATGCTCTCGCGCGAGCAGAACCTGAGATTCACGGAAGTCTCGCTGCTGACGCGCATGTTGGAGCGCGTGGTAGGGGAGCTCTACGAGCTGACGACGAAGCCCGACGTCATCGACGTACGCCGTAAAGCGTTGTCCGACGACGTGGGCCGGAACCTGAAGGTCTACGAGTCGGAGCTCTACCAAGATCGCTACGCCGCGTCGTACGTACGCGAAGAGCGCGAGCGTACTCGGGCGGAGCAGCAGGCAGCGTTCGCGGCCAAAGAAAAGCAGGCGGAGTTGCTCGAGAAGGTCAGGAAGTTCGGGGACGACGGGTGACAGCCCTCCTCTTCTTGGCGGTCTTCACTCTCACCTTCTCCATGGACCTCTTCTACGTCCACTACCTACGCTCGGTCGCGAAAGACCGCCCCGCCCGCGCAGCGTTCTTCAGCTGCCTCACGCACTTGAACGGCGTCATCAACATCAGCGCCGTCATGCACGACCGCAGGTATCTCGCGGCGATTCTGCTGGGTGCGTGGTGGGGGACGTACTACAGCGTGTGGCGTTCGAGGAAGACTGCGGGCTAAAGAGACCGCGCCCCGAGCCTTGCGGCCCGGGGCGCTGTCTCTCTAGGCGCTCGCCCGTACGTGCCGCGCGCGGCGCGACCCCCAGGGCCGGAACCCCTCGGGCACGGCCGACGCCTCCGCCGCGCGCTCCGGGGCGCGCGGTGCGAACACGCGGTCGAGTTCGGCGTCAGCCTTCTCGGCGAGCGCGCGCGCTGCCGCGCACGCGGCGTCGTACGCGTCTCGGAGCGCGCTGACGTTGTGCGCGCGCTGGGCGACCTGCTTGGCCTCCCAGTACGCGTCCCACACCTCTTGCTCGCCCACGCCCTCGTGGTCGACGTGGCGCGCGGCGTACGCCACTTCGACCCGGTCTCGGGCCGCGCGCTCAGCCTGCTCGGCCGCGTACATGACGTCGCAGGCGGCCTTGAAGGCCTCCGGCGCGTTGTACGCAGCGTAGGCCACCATGTAAGCCGCGTGCGCGGCCTCCTTGGCGGCGTCCGCCGTCTTCCACGCAGCGGAGGCGTCGACGCACGCCGCCTCACGCGCGGCCTGTCGCCGCTCCCGCGCGTCCCGCGCCGCCTCGAACGCGGGCGTCGTGGCGACGACCGCCGCGTCCGCGTCGACCGCGTCGTGCGCCGCCGCCAACGCGTCGGCGTGCGGCGCGACGAGCGCCACGCCTTGCTCCGCCGCGCGCTGGAGGAGCGGGGGCATGGCGCGGCGGACGACCTCCGCGCCCTCCTTGCCCGCGACCGCCGCCGTCGCCGCCGCCGCCGTCGCCCAGTGGCGGCTGCGGGCGGTCTCGGGCACGAAGGCGACGGAGACGGCGCCCCCGTCGGTGATCCGGACCTCGACGCACTCGACGTCCCCCTTGCGGGTGACCACGAGGCGCACGGCGCCCGACGGCGACACCGACCACTCGAGACGACCCGTGGCGGTCGTGTGGACGAGGCAACCGTGTCGGTCGACCACCGGCGCGACCCCGCCCATGTCGTCTTCGCTCGCGGCGGCGAAGAGCGCCGCGACGCACTCCCCGATGCTACCTGCGGGCGGCTTCTCGCCCGCCCACCAGTGCCCGTGCGCACGGGCCAGCGCGTGGGCCGCGCGCCACTGCCGGGGCGTGGGGCGGTAAGCTGAGATGGCCTCGCGGACGCGGTCTTCAAGGCCGGAGTCTTCGGACGCAAGGCAGAGAATCGCAAGGCATTCGTTGTTGTTCATGGCTCTGTCCCCCGTTCTTTTATATCCCGGCACGTAGGAACGCCGGTGTGAGAGAAGTCCTAGAAGGCTACATACCCTTATACCCTCCCCCAAGGTACCTTTTAGGCTAAAGAGAAGGCACCCCGGACCTCGCGGCCCGGGCCTTCTCTTTAGCTGTTCCGTAGTGCTCTAAGGGAGGCTGCGAGCCTCCCCAAGTTGAGGTTGTCCTTCCGGTCTTCATAGGCCTGGCGCCAGGTGGCCTCCGCGCAGGCTCGGGCCTGCGCGTCTTCCGCCCTCGCCGCCTCCCCGAGCGCCCTCTGCGCCTCTACTAGGCGGTCGTCCGCATCCAGCTCGCGAATGCGGCGCCGGAGCGCGCCGTGCGTGTAGGGGTTCTCCGGGGTCGAGGTCGAGGCGAACACAATGCAAGGCTTGTATGCGATGTTCATTGTCCTACTCCTTTAATGAGCCGTTTCTACCCACTTCCTTATACCCTCCCCTCCCCCTACCTTTTTGCTATGCCCCGCCGCCCCATCCTCCCCCCCGCCCACGCCGCCTTCCTGAAACGCGCCTTCGAGCTCGACGAGCTCTCCAAGCGCATCCCGGAGGCGTCCCTCGGCGATAAGCCGGGGACCGTGCAGTTCAAGACCCCGAGCGGGCACACGGTGACCACGCCGTACGACGCGCAGACGGTGACCCATCAGGTCAAGCGCCTGGGGGGTGTCGACCCGTACTACGCGAAGCTCAAGGCCACGCTCGAGGAGCAGGGGCGGCGTACGGACCGGGGCGTCGAGCGGGACCGGACGCGCGCGGTCGAAGACCGCAGGTCCAGCAACATGGTCGGCGGCGGTACGCTCGGCGGCCTGGCGGGCGCCGGTCTCGGCGCGCTCGCTGGTCACTTCGCGGGCGGGCACGGGGGCGTCGGCGCTCTGGCCGGCGGCCTCGCGGGGGCGCTCGGCGGCGGGTACCTCGGGCACAACGCCCACGTCGATCGTCAGAGCGGTCCGACGTCGCGGCGCATCAACGAGATCGAGGACCTGTACCAAGAGCCTGAGCACGTCAAAGAGACGCGCAGGAACTTGGAGAACGTCAGGTCCGAGTTGGCGGCTGAGCGGTTCCAGCGACAGATGGACCGACACTTCGACCGGTGGGACCGGTATGACCGGTACGACAGCCGGTATCGGTACCCGGGGGACTTTGGGTATCGCAGCCCGCTGTTCTACTGAGCCTTACGGCGTAAAGAAAAGAAGCCCGTACGCAGACGCCCCGTAAGGCGCCTGCGTACGAGCTCCCGCGCACAAGGCTCTGCGTCACGCCAGCTGTCGCGCCGCCACCCTCTACCGTACAGGGGAGTCGTACGCCGGCCGAGCCTCGAGCTGGTCCGGGAGAGCATCCGCGAACCCGGACACACAGCTCGAGGCGAGGTCGGACGGCCCCATTGTGAACGACGCGACATCGTTCGGGGCCATTGGGAATGCCCTCACCCAGGGACAGCTGGGAGGGTGAGGGCTGATGGGAGATCAGTCGGCTACGACGCACCAGGCGTCGTCGTAGGCCTTCGCGTCACGGGCTTTCGCCCGGGCGTCCTCGAGCGTCCAAGTCTCGGCCTCGCGGTTCCCGCCCGCGAGGTTCGATACGAGGCGATAGGGTGCGAGCGCCGGGGCGGGCCCGGCGAACGCGAGGACCGCCACCACCACGTGGGTGGAGCCGACCTCCGTGAGCTCCCCGAGTTCGACCAAGTCGACCTCCGGGTCGTTACGGTACGCCTGCATCGTGTACACGACGACTGCGACGCCGGCGACGGGCGCGGCGTGCTCCCGCTTCAGGAACGCCTCGCAGCGCCCCCGGTGCACGCGCACCACGTACGCCTCGGGGGCGGCCGAGCGCGGGCCGACGCCAGCGCTGACGAGGCCGATGCCCCCGGCGAGGGGTAGGAAGTACTGCCCCGGAACCTTGTCCGGGGTCTTGACGTCCGCCTCGTGTGCTCGGACCTGTTCCTCGAGCTTATCGAGGAAGGCGTCCCAGTCGAGAACTTTCGTCCCCACCGAGCGGACGTCAAAGGCCGAGCAGACCTTCGAAATCCCGAACTTCACGTTGTCCATTGTCCTGTCTCCTCCTCCGTTGTTTTCTATCCCGCCACGTAGGTACGGCGGTGTTCGAGGCGTTAAAGAAGGCGAGCGCTCCGTTGTTTTCTATACCGCCACGTAGCTACGGCGGTGTGGGAGGCTAGAGCTCCCAGTCGGGCTCCAACCCGAACACGCGGGCGAGTCGGTTCTGGGCGGCGGGGTGTGGGACCGACGTCCCAGCCTCCCACCGGCACACGGTCCGAACGCTGACCTCGAGCTTCCGGGCGAGCATCTCTTGCGAGAGCCCGCACTGGACACGAGCGTGGCGAAGGGCATTGAAGTCTGTGTTGGTCTTCACATATCCTTATACCCTCCCCCAACCTCCCATTTACGACGTAAAGAAACGCCGGGCTTTCGCCCGACGTCCCTACCCACGGGCGGCCCGCGCTTTCGCGAGCTTCGCCGGGGCGGTCTGGCGCAGCAGCCGCGCCGCGAGCTCTGGGCTTGCGCCCAGCTGGATCGCGACGCGAACGCCGCGAGAGACGCGTTTGTAGTACGCGTCCTGCTTGACGCCCGAGGGCGGCGTCGTTCGGCCTTCGAACTTGCATTCGAAGGCTGCGATGAGCTGCGCGTAGCGAAGCGTCTCGCCCGGGCCCTCGAGCAGGACCAAGGCGATCATCTCTCGGCGCAGGGCGCTCTCGGCGCAACGCGACTGCGCTGCGTCGACGCCCCGAAGGGCGGTCGCGATGGCGTCAATCGCTGCTTCGCGCCGGCGTCGCCACGCCGAGATTTGCGCGAACCTGACAACCTGGTTCGCGTATCCCCAGGGGCGGCGCGCGGCCTGCGCGCGCTCAACGACGTCTCCCGCTTTCGCGGGAGACTTAACTGCCAGGAGGTAGGCGAATAGCCTTCGCGCCTGGGCGGGTCTCTCGGCCCCGGGGGTGATCCACCCCAGGCCGGAGAGGGAACGCACGTTGCCGTGCGTCCGATGCTCGCGGCGCAGGATACGCCGCGCTTGGCACATGGTCGTGCCAGGCACAGCCGCCGCGACGGCGGCTGCGCTCAGAGGGTCGCGCGCAGCGCTGATCAGCGCGCGCACGGCGAGCGTTCGCTCGCTGGGCTCACCTGCTTTCGCAGGTGCCTCCTTGGCCGGGAAGGCGAAGGAGGATGCAACACCTGGTAGGGTGCTCACATATCCTTATACCCTCCCCGGCTAAGCCCTTTCGGATTACCAGGTAAAGAGAACGCCGTCCGGAGCCTTGCGGCTCCGGGGGCGTTCCCTGGCGAGCTAGTTCGCGAAGGCGGGCTGGGCTTGCGCCAGCATCGCGTCCTCGAGGATCGCCTCTCGAACGAGGTCCTGGAGCCCGGCCGGCTGGAACATCTCGGACCCGTGAGACTTCCACATGGCGACCTCGGCCACGCCGAAGACGCCATAGACCACCAAGGCTCCGACGGGGCCCGCGACGATCTTCGCGGTCATCACGCACGCCGCCATCGGCAGCTGCGTGGCGGCGCCCCCGACGAACGCGGCCCCCGCCATCGCGGTCTTGGGCGCGTAGCCCTCTTGCCGCAGGTACCCGTAGGTCTTGCGGGCCACGGTCACGAGCAAGGCCGAACGACGCGCAACAAGGCTCTTCACAATGTTCATGGCTCAGTCCCCCGTTCTTTTATATTCCGGCACGTAGGAACGCCGGTGTGGTGTAAGCACCGTTTGCCTACATCTTCTTATACCCGCTCTAGGGGGTTGTTTTAGACTCCCCCCCGGGCCGCCCGGGTCTTGCGCTCCATCTCGTTCCGCTCCTCCCTGTGGGGGTCGCAGTACGGCCCCCTCGCAGGCGCTCCACAGCGCAAGCAGAGCTTGGAAGCCTTCCGGCGCAGGCGTAGGGCTGCGGCGGATACCCGCTGGGTGTGACGGCAGGGCTCGCAACGGGTGTACCCGTTTACGAAGGGGCGGTCTCCGCAGTCACCGCACAGGCCCTGCGCGATACGCCGGGCACGGAACAGACGCATGTACTGCGTGGGTGTCATAGGCATCCTCCAAGGCCTTCTACCCATTCTCGCGGGCTCTTTTCGGCGCGCTTCGCTATCCTTCCCCTCATGCCTCCTCCCGGCGATCCGATGTCCCCGTACACCTCCATGCAGCAGCAGGCCGGGCTCCTCCCGAACATGCCGCAGCTACCCCAGGTGATCTTCCCGGGGCAGATCACGGCCATGCTCGCCCAAGGCGGCCCAGGCGCTGCCATGGGGGCCATGGGAGCGAACCAGTTCCCCGGGCAGATGTACCAGACCATGACCGGCGCCCCGCAGATGTACCAGGGGCCCACCGGGATCATGCAGGCGCAGATGGCCGCCGCGCCCTTCAACCCCTATCCAGGGCCGAACCCCTATGCGGGTATGTCGGGCGGTGCCGTGGGCGGTTCCCCCTCGCCCTTTACCGCGTACGCTCCGGCTCCTCCTCCGGCATACGGCGGCTTTCAGGGCCAGGGGGCCATTCCCTTCGCCCCGGCGCAAGCGGCAGGGGCCTTCAACACCCCGTACTCCCACGGGCTCGACCAGCTCCAGGCGCAGAACGACCGTGCCTTCTCCATGCGCCAGACCTTCGGCGGCGTCGCGGCGCACATGGGCGCGGACATCGGCGGCGGCATGGCCGGCGCGGCTCTCGGCTCGCGCTTCGGGAAGTTCGGGGCCATCGCTGGCGCCGCTGCGGGCTTCCTCGGCATGGAGTTCAGCGGGGGCGGGCAGTTCGCGCAGAACGCGTACATGGAGAACGTCGCCGCGCCCTCGATTCAGCGTCGCGGCATGGCCGGCATGATCGAGCACGCTTCGCACGCCTTCGTGCCGTACGGCGCGAGCTCGCACGCTTCGGGGAGCGGGTTCTCGCACCACGCCTCTGAGCAAGCGGCCTCGGGGCTGATGGCGATGGGCAACTCGGCATCGTTTCAGCGCGAGACGTTCGGGAAGTTCAACAACGCCGACATCGGGCGCATCACGCAGAGCGCCTCGCACGAGGGCCTGATGCAGGGGGTGCAGGACCCCTCGCAGATGGTGGGCCGCGTGCGCGAGATCGCGAAGAGCCTCGGGGCCTTCATGGAGCTCGCGAAGGAGCCGGACATTCAGCGCGCCTTGTCGACGATGGGCTCCCTCCGCTCGAGCGGCTTGAACCTCGGGGAGACGATGGGCGCCGTCACGCACGGTCGCGCCTTCGCCCGCATGGCCGGCATGTCGTTCCAGCAGATGGCCGAGACCGGCGGCGCCATGGGCTCCTCGACCTTCCAGTCGATGGGGCTCACGCAGGGCCTGGGTCTTCGCACGGGCATGATGCACATGGGGCAGGCAGCGGCGAGCCAGAACGCAGGCGTGCTGAACCCGCAGATGATGAACCTTGTCGGAGGTGCGCAAGGCCTCGCGAACTCCAACAATATGTTCTCCGCCGGCATGCTTCAGATGCCGATGATGGCCCCCGGCGCCATGAGCGGCGCGGGCGGCATCTCGGTCAATGCGATGAACGGCATGATGAACGGGTCGACCAACCTGTTCGGCATGACGGGCAGAGGGGCGAACGTCCTGAGCGGCATGGCAGCGCGCGGCGGCGTCGAGTCCCTCGGCATGGCGATCGGCATGCAGCCGATCCTGCAAGACACCATGGGCCGCATGATGCAGGCCGACGGACCCTTCACGCAGCGCAACACCGAAGACCGGCAGATCATGAATCTGTCGCGCCAGCTCGGCATGCGCGGGTCGGCAGGCTTCATGACCGCAGGGCAGGCCATGGGCCTGTCGCCCTCCGCCGCCCTGGCTCGAGCGCAGGAGATGGGGTCGGGCTCGTACTGGAGCGGGCAGCGTCAGCAGATCGAGACGCGGCGGCGCGAGGGTCGCGAGGAGGAATATCGAAGGTGGGATGCGGAGGCGCCGACGTTTGGGGAGAGTGCGATGCGCCACTCTGGGTTGGGAGAAGTCACGGATAACGCGCGGCGCCGCATCGAAGACACAACCCACCACATCAGCCACGCGCTCACAGGCGACCACTACAACGGGTACGCACCCGTCAGTGACGAGGACAGAAGGAACGACAACCGCACGCTGCGCTCGGCGTCGTTCCAGACCGCGATGAACCGGTTCTCGGCGCGTGGGAACGAGATCGAGAACGAGCGCGAGCGTAGTCCGCTTGGGCGGACCGTGCGGCACATGAGCCGCGCTTGGGACCTGGATAGGGCCGCAGGAAACTCGGCGCTGCTCCGGCCCTTTGGGATGATGGCAAACTCCCTAGAGTCGGAAGACTCTCTACGCGACCAGGTGCGTGACTACCGCGAAGGCGCGTCGCTTACTGGGATGTCGCTGTCCACCACGAGTCGAGAACGACAGCAACTCGGGAGCCAGTCCGCGTCTTTGTTTGGTGCAGGCGCCGCAGGGCAGCGGGCTATGCAGGAGTTCGGTCAAGCGCAAGCCCAGCTCATGGGGCAAGGACACATGGAGCAGACCGGCGGCGTTGGCTTTGCGATGAACGCTATTGGGCGTGCGGGCGTGATGGGTCTTACGGGAGGAATGATCGACCCAGGCAACGTCTTCGCGGGCTCGGGCGGTACACGCGGATCGGACCAGCGGGAAGCGTATCTGCGAATCGCGACGACCACTGGGGGCCTTTCTAACCAGGAGGCCGCGCGTAACTGGGACGCGCATTCCCGCAGCGTGACGCAGTCCGCGAGCCTTGCGCGGCACGACTCGATGACGCCCGAAGAGGAGCAGCGAGCGAGAGACGCGGCGCGCAGTGGCCCCGGCGGGGGCCGACAAGGCGGCTTCGAACAAGCTACGCGGGAGAGCGAGCGCGCAGGCGTCACCACCTTGATGGGCAGCGGCGCGTCGATGGAGGCCGGGGAGCGCGTATCTCGACAGCTGCGGAGTATCAACGGTGTGGGTAGCACGGACGCACAACGGCAACGCTCTCGCGAGTACATTGCGGCGCGCGCGCAGCTCGTCGCCGTCTCGCGCAATAGCAACTCGGAAGAGGCGCGGCTGCGGGCGCGCCAGCAACTCGCGAAGTTCGACGAAGACATGCCGACGTCGGGCCCGGAGGCCTTCAGCGAGGATCAGGTACGGCAGATGCGCGAGTCCGCCAGCGCGCTAGGCTCGGGGCTTCAGGGAGACGCGCTTCGCGACGCCGAGCGCATTCATCGCCGACATGGTCGCGCCTCCGGGTCGCAGCTGCGCGCAGGCTTTCGTGTGGGCGAAGAGCAGATCAATCAGGCGCGGCTGGCGCGTACCGTATCAGGCGGCGCCGAAGTGTTGGGTTCCCGGGGCGGCGTGCTCGGTGACATGTTCCATGACATGCACGGGGACAACTACAACGCGGGGACAATGGAGACCCGCATTCGGGACATGTCTGACAGCCAGATCTCGCAACTGCGACAGCAGGGACAAGGCTCGATGGCCGACGCGTTCATGCGCGTGCGCAACAGCGCACGCGGGGACACGGAAGCCATGGGCGGCGTGAGCGCGGCGCTTTCCAAGGCCGGTGAGCGCCGCGACCGCATCCGTACGGAAGTGGAGGAGGGCTACGGCGGAATCGGAAAGATCATGAACCGATTCACCCACAGTCGCATCTCTGACACCGTCGCCGACTTGGTAGGGCGCACGACTCTGATGGACTCCGACGCCGAGCGTCAAGAGTCGCGCACCAACGAAGCTCAGGCCGCTGCCCAAGGTGCAGGCCTCGGAGGCGGCAACGACCAGCTCGTTGCAGCGAGCCGTAGTCTTGAGGAAGCGTCGCGGATGCTGCGGGACACCGTGCAAGGGCGCGGGCTCGATGGGCTCGTGAGGACGCCGGGAGCGTAACGAATGATCGACCGCGAAGAAATCCCAGGCACCGCCATCGACGTGCTCGACGTCACCGTCAACAACGCGCTCATCAACTTTCGCCGGGACCAGCTGCCGAACCCGCAGCTGCTCAGCCTGTGGCGCTTGGCGAAGGTCGTCACGTTCGAGCTCGGCCCGATGACCGTGTTCACCGAAAACGCGGACCCCTCCTCGGGCTTTACGGAGTAATCCAGTCATGGTCTACGCTCCTGGTAGGGATCGGGCTCCTCCCGACGACGACAACCAACCCTTTCGGAACTCAGCGGCGTACGTCCCTGGCCAGGGCGCGGGCGGCGTTCACGCTGGGTACATCCAGGGGATGACGCCGAAGTACGCCCTGAACGCAGGGCTACGAAGCGACCGGTACCGAAACACGCTGGCGCGGCTGTTCATCCGCGTCGACTCCGAAGAGATGGCGCTGTTCAAGGCGTCCATCAACGACACGCACGTCCGCAGCCAGCTGGCGGAGCGCATCGCAGGGGATCCGGTCACGCGGCAGGAGGAGCGGATCACGGCGGCGGGGAACGTCACGCAGACCGTCACGCGCCACGCGAACTCGGGCGGGACGAACGGCTACCTCGACTTCTTCATCCAGCAGGCGAGCATGCCGCTGCAAGAGAAGTTCGACGTCAAGGAGACCCTGGCGGACAACTACACCGCTGAGTTCTTCGGGCAGCAGCCCCCGATGTGGTCGTACTCCGGCTGGCTCATGAACACGGTGCAGGACGATCAGGCGACGAACTTCCTGCGCCTGTACCTCTCGGTGATGCGCGGGACGCAGCTCGCGCGCCGACAGAAGATCATCGCGCTCAAGGTCGACACGATGATCGTGAGCGGCGCGATGGTGAACTTGAACATGACGCTGACGTCGAACGCGGAGATCTACATCCCGTTCTCGTTCAGCCTCTTGGTCAAGCGCATCAACTTCGTCAACTACACCCAAGGCTGGACGCCGACGCGAGCGACGAGCCGCTTCGCCGCCGACCCGCACGACATTCCGTACGACGGGCGGCCTGCGTCCGAAGGGTCGTTGCGTAACCTGGTGGCGTCCATGGGGGAAGACGTCGTGCAGCTCGGTCCCAACGGGGAAGTTACCTCGGACCCGAGGACGCGGAGGGCGCCGCCGAGGCCGGATGCGCTGTCGCCGGCGCCGACGCCGGTAGCGGAGACGGACGAGGAAAACAGCGTGTTTGAGACTGCGTTGCTCGCGGCGGGAGGGGTGGCTGCGCCGTTCCTCCCCGGGGGCAGTGGCCGCCTTGCGCTGGGCGTCACGCTTGGAGCTCCCGTCGCTATCGCAACAGGCATCGGTCTGGGCGGCCTCGTCGCCGCCGACGCCGTCGGCCTGCCCGGCGCGGGGCGCATCTTGGCGCGCATCGACGACGCGATCTCGCCCACCGCGCCGCCCCGTCCCCCGGCGCCGCCAGCGGCGACGCCTGAGACGCAGAACCCGCCGCATCCGACCACGCCGATCCCCCTGAGCACCCCCCATACACCATGATCTCAAGCTTCGTCCCCCTCACCAACACCCTGCTCGCCCCCTCCGACTCGTTCACCGTCGAGATCTCCGCGATCGACGAGGGCGCGACGGTGCGGCACCTGAAGGTGGACGTCAACGCCGCCCTCGTCTTCGAGTACTCCGACGGCATCCTGTACGCCGACCCGGCGTACACGATCGTGGTCACGGCGCTCGCGACGTCGCTCTCCGTGAAGTTCACGCTCGTGGCGCTCCCGGTCTACGGAACGCTCGCAGGCGTCGACATCTCGTACGCCGACTCCCTGACCCCGATCGTGTACGACGCCTCCAACTACGCCTACGGCGCCGTCACGCTGCGCGCGCAGTACCCCGCGCCGGAGCAGGGCGGCGTAGGGCCGAATCCGCCACTCACGCTCGTGGTCGAACCCGCCGCGCCCTTCACGTTCACCGACGCGTCGTTTCTCGTCGATGGCACCGAGGCGATTCAGGTCGGCGCCCCCGCACGCCCAGGTTTCTCGGGCCGGGCAGAGATCACCCCGTCGCTCATCGTCGTGGACGTCTTCTCGAGACGCCACTTCAACCGGAACTCGAGGATCCTGCTTCAGGCGTCGCTCGCCGTCACGCAGGACGCCGGTGTGACGATCTACTACGCGCCGGTCGCCTGGAGCTTCCACACGAACCTGCCCGTGACTCCGCTGCGGAACCCGGGCCTCGCACGAACGACCGTAGACCGGCCACACGTCTCGGCGGCCTTCGAGATGTTTCGGCGTGGCCTCGCAGGGTCGCTACGCGCGACGTCCTCGAGCGCCGCCTTCTCGGTGCTGCTCTATTACGCCGTAAAGAACTCAGGCCTCGCTTCGATGCGCGCGACGCTCCCGTCCGCTCGAGATCTTGAGCAAGAGAAGCTCCTGCCTTCCGACCAGGTCTCCGCCGTGTTCGTGTACGACCGTCTGGCGTCGCTCGAGCCGTTCTGGAAGCCCCTGCTCGACGAGCTCGTACGCTCCGGTGCGGTGCAGCCAGAGCGGGCGACGCTGCTGGACCGGGCGTGGGTGAGCCGAAACGCGACGGACGCGGTGGGCGCCGCGAGCGCCGCGATCCTGTACGGACAGGCGGCCATTCTGTAGACGGCGTGGTCGCCCGGTAGTTATCCTACCGGACATGCCCTTCGACCCCTCGGCCACGCGCTCCGGCTCAGTTTTCTCGGACAACCCGAACTACGCCGGGGCCTGGCTCGTCTACGTCAACGGCGTAGAGACGCCGACGATCGGCTTCGAAGTTGACTACGGTGTCTGGCAGATCCCGTCGTTCCGCATCCACCTGATTCCGGACATCCTCATCCAGCGCATCGGGCAAGAGGACCGCGTCCCGGTTCAGATCTTCTACCTGGACCCGTGGGCGACGGACGAGCCGACCTTTCGGCTGCTCGTCGACGGCGAGATCGTCGGATGGAGCTACTCGAGCGCGACCGGGCAGCGCTCCATTGCCTTCAGCTGCCTCGCGCACATTCACCTCTTCCAGCAGCTGTACTTCTTCTACATGACGACGGTCGACGACATCGTCGGCAGCCACGACCCGTCCGTCCTCGCCTCGGCGGTCGCGGTCCCGGGGCTCCTCTACCCCTACAGCTTGTTTCACCAGGGCCTGCTCTCGACGAAGTCGCAAGTCCTGGAAGTCGACACGACGACGCCGGACACGCGGGACGTCCCGGAAGACGCGCAGCCGATCAAGGCGCCGTACGAGCTGGTCACGAACGTGATCAAGGGGATCATCTCGGAGAACGTGCCGGCGAACCGCCGTGCCGTACCGATGGTGAACTTCTTCGCGCGGCACACGCGCAAGGTGCGCTTCCACAACCGCTGGGTGCGCCTGCCGATGCTCGAGGACCCCGAGGCCCTCGAGGATCGCAAGGGCGTCTTCCCCATCTTCGCGGCGGCGCGCAACGACCAAGCGATGCTCGCGATGCAGCGTCAGGTCGCGTCGCAGATGGGCTCCTCCGGGCCTGTGTGGAACCTCTTCGAGCAGATCTTGAAGATGGTCCACATGGAGATCGCGATGATCCCCAACCCGGCCTGCGTGCAGGTCGCGCTCGCCGACCTCGCGCCGGGGCAGCCGCAGGAAGGCAAGATCATCAAGCTCTTGCCCGACAAGGCGAACGAGGTCACGACGCGACGCGGCGTTGATCCGGCGGCGATTCGTCAGCGCGCCGTGAGGCTCACCACGGAAGTCGCGAACATGATCGCAGGGCGTCAGCCCATCAAGATCGAGACACTGAGAGAAGCTGGATTCACGCAAGTCCCCTCGATCTCCGAGGTCTCGATCAGCGTCATCTACAACAAGCTCTTTCAAACGGCGAACAACGCCGCGACCGTCGCGGGCGTCGAAGAAGAGTCGACCGTCGACCCCATGAAGCCGATCCGCCTCGCGCAGCACTTCGTGAAGCCGCCCTTCACGTTCGGCGAGGTCCCGGTCTGCAACGTCCTCTTGCCGTCGCAGGTCGACAGTTGGACGTACGACGAGTCGTACATCACGCAGCCGACGCGCATCTACGTGAACGACGCCGTCATGACTCGGCTCCTCAGAGCGCAGGGCGCCAACCGCGAGCTCATGCTGCACGCGCTCACCGTGGGCTTCCCCGAAGAAGCCGACGCGCTGATGCACCACAAGGTCGCGTCGAGCGCGGCGAACCCGGCCGGGGACGTCGCCACCGGCGGCGCGGAGTCGGGGCGCAACCTGCTGCTCTGGCCCGAGGAGTTCTACAAGGGCCCCGTGACGGCGCGCGCGGAGCTGCCGTCGTGGTTCCAGTTCATGCGGCAGTTCGCGAACGCGAATCCGCCGGAGCCGCAGACGCCCGAACAGATCGAGGCAGCAGCGCTCGCGGCGATGGCGCGCACAGCAGGGCAGCTGCGCACCGCCGCGAACCTTGCCGCAGCGGCAACGGACGCAGCGGACGCGGCGGCAGTCGCGGCGTCTGCGCGCGCGACAGCGGCGAACCCGCCGGACCCGGCGCTCACGGCAGCTGCGACAGCGGCAGCAGCAGCGGCAGTCACAGCGCACACCAACGCGACCAACGCCGAAGAAGCCGCGCGGACAGCGGAAGCGGCGCTCGCGACGCGAAGGTCGCGTGCGACGCCGACGCAGCCGGCCGCGCCGCAACCGCCGAGCGTGACGGGGATGGCGACGCCGACGCGCATTCCGGGGTCGCCGTTGGCCTCGGCGCCGCTGAACATTGTGCAACCACCTCCGACGGTGTTCGATGTCGCGGCGGCGGCGGCGGCGGCGAGGCGCAACAGCATTCAAGGGAGACCGCAGTCGCGGGCGGACTGGCCCTTCCGATGGATTCCAGACGCGGAGACGGAAAGGCGGGCACTCGCGCAGAACGTGCGCGCGCAGCAAAACTTCGCGCGATGGGAGGGCCCCCCCGAGCCGCGTAACCTTCGCCCCTCTCCGGGGATCGAGCGCCTCGCGTCGCACATCGCGAGTCGATTTCCGGCCGCACGTTTCGAACTCTTGCGGACCGGATTGACCCGAGAGCAGGTGAAGCGCGTAATCGCGTACGGGCGTGGTTCGAGTGTCGCCCGGGTGGGTACGAGTCGTGGGCGCGACGCGCACGAAGCTGGCGTCGCGGCCGACTTCATGATCCCCACGGTGAATCACCGTCCAGACCTGGTAATCGGGAACCCTGTCGCGAACTACCTCATTGCGAACGCGGAGATCTTCGGCGTTCAGCGCGTTGTTTGGGCTCGTACGGTGTGGGAAGCCGCAGGGCTAGGGCCCAGAGGCCGCGTGACACTTGCGTGGGATAACCGGGATCTCACAGGGCCCGAGGCGGAGAGACGGGACCACGCCAACCACATCCACGTCGAGCTCAACCAAGAGGGTGCGAACCTCCTCGCGCCGTTCTTCCGCAACGGTGCCCCCCTGTCTCCGAACGTGCAGAGCCGCTTGACGACGGTTCGCTACGCGCTCGGCCGTGTAGCCTCGGGATCGGGCCCGGTGGCTTTACCGGGTATAGTCACCCCCAACCCGCCCAACACCCCTGCGGGTCCGGCGCCCACCACCGGGCACACCGCAACGACCAGCCAAGCGGGCACCGCTGCGCAGGGCGATGCGTTCTCCGACCTGTTTCGCCTGTACGCGCAGCAGGAGTACCTGAAGCAGCGGTACGACAAGCGCAACGGTGCGGCGAACCTCCGCTTCAACCCGTACCTGCTCCCGGGCTTCCCGGTGATGATCTTCGACAAGATGACTTCCCGCATGCACTGCGTCGGGAGTCTTCAGACGATCCATCACTCTGGCTTCGCCTCGAGCGGCGGCTCGAGCATGTCGACGCAGATTCAGGTCTCGTACTGCCGCACGATCCACGAGTTCATCAACGACGTGCGCAACGACGCGAACCGCTTCTCAGGGCGCGTTACGTCTGCCCCGGCAGAGATCATTCGAGAGATCCGCGTCGTCATCCAAGACCAGGACAACGCGGACAAGTTCTTCAGCCGCTTGCTCTACGGTGCAACGCCGGAGCGCCCGCGTCGTTCGGGCGGGTTGCCGGCGGTGTTCAAGTGGGATGCGGTCCTCGGGTACGCGCGCGGCGCGCAGATCGACCCGATCCGGATCAACGGCGCGTCGGTCTCGGAAGTCGAAGCCGCGCAGCAAGCTATCGAAGACGCCGCGCGCCTCTCGAGGACCGAAGGGGAAGAGGAACCGGCGAATCCGGCGGAGCCCCCGAACCGCCGCGTCGAGCACAACCTCAACCCCAACGAAGAGCTCTCGCCGAACCCTGGTCTCATCTACTCGGACGCGTTCGACAACCGACACCTGGCCATGCAACTCGCCGCGCGCCCCGTGTGCACGCTCGAGCAGTACATTCGCTTCTGGCACGGGGGCAAGACGCTGACGGCGTTGATCAACTCCGGGGATGTCGAAGAGCCGCGCCTCGACTTCGCGTACCAGAAGGTCGACACGCTCGACATCGTGGGGCGCTCGACGAACGGGCAAAACATCTCGGGGACGGTGACGCGCGCGACGGCGATCTACTTCGGCCGCATCTTCAAGCTGCGCCCGGGGCCCGGGCGCGAGCCCGGCGAGGCGGAGCGCGGGTACACCGACCCTCCCGCCATCGCTCCTGCGGCCCAGCCCTCGGGCGTGCCGGCCGACTACCCTCAGACGAGAGCAGACTGGGACACCGTCCTCGTCGCGTATCGGAACAAGATCCGTAACCGAGTAGGACCGAGCACGTGACAGCTGAGCTCAAGGATCGGGATCAGGTCCTCTGGAAGGCGTGGAAAGCGTCCAACACCCAGCCGGACCTGATGGCGCTGCACAAGCAGATGACGCCGGTGATTCGGCGCGAGACGCAGCGGTGGTCGGGCATTGTTCCCGCTACATTTTTGCAAAATGAAGCGAACAAGCTCGCGATCAAGGCGTTCCAGACCTACGACCCGGCGCACGGGACGGCGCTGTCGACGCACCTGGTAAACCACCTCCAGAAGCTGTCGCGCACGGCGTACGAACGGCAGTCGAGCGTCGGCGTCCCCGAGCAGAAGCGGCTGACGTTCAACACGTACCAGCGGGTGAAGTCGCAGCTCGAGGATGTGCACGGGCGCCCGCCCACGCACAACGAGATCGCCGACCACATGTGCATCGCTCCGAAGCATCTCCAGTCGATCGTCGACCTCGTGGGCAAGCGCGAGTTCATGGAGTCGGGCGAGGGCCCGGCGTTCGCGCAGCACATGGACGACCCCGAGCTCATTCACCTCGCGTGGCACGACATGACGCCGATTCAACGGCAAGTCTTCGAGATGCGCACGGGGTACAACAACACCAAGGTCCACACGGGTGCGGAGATCATGCGCGTGACAGGTCAGAGCCAGGGGCAACTGTCGTACACCCTCGGAGGCATCAAGACGCTGCTCGAACGCGCGCAGTCTCTCAGGTAAGCTCCCCGGATGCCGGATCCGACGCCCTTCGAGACCGCCTCCGCCGCCCTCACCCGCCTCGCCAACGCCCGCCGCACGCGCGTCACGGAGTACGCGAACCTCGCCGTGCGTCCGGGCGACTCGGTTGCGCCGCGACGGCTCATCAGCGACGTGGGCTTCCTTGCGGACTCGGCCTTCGGCTACGTGAACGCGCACAACGCGCACATCACCGCGCCCGAGGACGATGCCCCGCGACCGATCTCGCACATCGCCCTCGTGCCGTACGGGGTAAAGACGGACCGCGACCGCCTGCGCTCTCGCCGAACCTCGGACCGTCTCGTGAGTACGCGCCGAGGCGACCGGACCGCGCCGGGCGTGTGCACGTTGCCGAGCAACCCAACGTACGTCACGCCAGCGTACATCGACGCAGACACCTATACCGTTGGCAAGACGGACCGGGCGGTCCGCAACATGGCGACTCGTTTGCCGGGGCCCGCCCTTCACGCCCTTATCGACCGCCAGGGCGGCGTCGTCATCGGCCCCGCTATCGACTTCAGGACCATGGCAGTCCCCGAGCTCGAGGCGACGGCAGTGTTCATCGGACTCGAAGGCGCGCTCGCGATGCCAATCGGCGAGTTTCGGGCACGGTCGGGGCAGGACATCTTCGAGCTGCCGTACACGGGCGTGCAGCTCATCGCGCTCGCGACGCTCGTCAACAAGCTGCTCACCGCGTTGCCAGGCGTCCCGCGCGTCTTCAGCCGATCGAACCCCGGGATCAACGTCTTCGGCCCCTCGAACTTCTCCTCGGGGCGGTGGCGGGACTCTTCGATCTCCCCCTTCCAGTACGATGCGACGGACGATGCCCCGTTCCTCGCCCTCGTCAACGCACAAGGCTCCTACGACCTGGCCACCGAGATCTTCCGGCCCCTCGACGCCCCGCGCGCCGTAACCGGTCGCCGCGAAGTTCAGACCGCGATCGGGCGCGTGGATACCGCCGGCGCACGGTCGCTCATCATGGGGGCCTACGTCGACATCGCCGCACCCGAGCGCTCCTTGGACATGATCGCGCAGACGCGCGAGCAGATCTTCGCGCACCGGCGAATGGTGTCGCATCAAGACGCGGACGAGGCGGGCTCGAGCTCCGGGCACGCAACGGCCGGAGAAGTGCTCAATCGCGTGCAGCCCGAGACGCAGAACGTGGGGCCCCACGTCTACAATTATGCGACGGGACGATGGGGTGATGACGGAGTGTACTGAGCAAGCACATGGCGACTGACCTCCACATCCAACTCATCCTTCCGACCCAACAACGCTACGGCTCGAACTTCACCTACGGCCCGAAGGCTTTCGTCGCCGTCGCCGGGATGCAGAAGCTCGCCGACCAGTGGCTCAAGCTGTTCATGACGCCGAAGGGCTCGCACTCTTGGCGAAGGGCCGAAGGAACGCTCTTCCCGTACCTCGCGGGATCGAACGTCGTGGACCCGGCCTCGGTGCAGGTGTCCGTGCTCGAGTACATCGAGGACGCGAACACCCAGATGAAGTTCACGCAGGGGCGCATCTTGTCGCTGCCCGCCAACGAGCGCTTCGCCTCCGCTGAGCTCGTGCAGTTCACACAGGTCGAGGAGCTGAGCTTCGACATCTGGGTCTTGATCTCGAACACGGCACGCGAGCGCCTTTCCGTACTTCTGCCGTACGTGGCCTACTAACCTCTCTTACGCGGTAAAGACGAATGGCCGACTACGACATCAACACCCAAGACGTGGAGAGCTCGGCGCAGCTCATCCGCGACGTCCTCCTGTCGGAGAAGCCGGAGCGGGACTACTCGGAAGGGTCCGTCGCGGGCGACATCGTCGTGGACGGGCACGCTGTGCCGTTCGCCGTGCTGCGCAACCTCATCTCGAAGGTGCAGGCGCGCCTCTCGCTCCGCGACCTCTCGAAGCTCGCGGACGACGAGGCGGTCCGGGACGCGACCGACGCCATCCTCTCGAACCTCTTCGTCACACGCACGCGCGGGGCCTTCGCACGCGGCGCGGTGACGCTTCACTTCACGCAGCGCGTTGACTCGCTGATCCCCCGACGCACGCGCTTCTTCAAGACCGCACAGTACGTCTTCTACCTCGACTCGACGCTCGACGTACTGATCACCGCAGCCTCACTTCGCCCCAACGTGGACGCCTCGGGCGCCGTGGTCGACTACACCACGACGGTGAATATCGTCGCCGCGAACATCGGCGTCGCGTACAACCTCGACGCGGGGCGGTTCACGGCGGTCGACAACATCTCGTCGTTCCTCGCGTACGCGGAGAACACCTCGCGCCTCCAGTTCGGCCTCGATCAGCAGTCCTCGGCGGACGCCGTGGCGACGGCCGAGACGGCGATGTCGCTGCGCGCGATGGTCAACGCGCGGTCGAACAACGCGGTGCTGCGCGGCGTGGACTCGAGCCTCGAGTCGGTGCTGACCGTCGGCTACGGCGACCCGGAGATGCAGCGCGACCTCGCGGTTGACCCGGCGTCGGCCGTGGCGCTGCACGTGGGCGGGCACGTCGACATCTACTTGCGCACCGAGACGCAAGAGGTCGTCGAGCGCCGCACGATCAACGGACTCACCGTACGGCCCGACGGACTCGTCTCGGTCCTGCGCGACGTCAACCCCCCGCTCGGGTCGTTCATCACGGCGGGCGTAGTCCCGGGAGACGTGCTCGTCCTACGTGCGATTGTCGGGGTGTCCGACGTCTTCTTCGAGTTCATGGTCCGTGAGGTCCTCGCGAACGAACTGACGATCTCCTCGCGCATCCCGTTCCGGGTCGCGACGGATGAGTTTGCGACGACGCCGGCGCTGACGTACTCGGTCGGGGACAACTACCCGACCTTCGACGACAAGGTCGTGCGCGGTCCGACGACGGACGCGACGACCTCCCGCCGCTTCAAGCGCTTCAACAGCGTCTGCCTTCCGGGTCAGCCCGTGTACCGCGTAAAGACCGTGGAGATCATCGACCCGATCTCGGCGCTCGATCCGTACCGCGACCCCGAGACGGGGCTGCTGCTCTTCACGGAGCGCACGAACGGGCCCACCCTGGTCGCACCGGCCCCCGGGGACGCCCTCCCGTACTTCCTCGAAGCGTTGAACCCAAACTACACGCAGACGGCCAAGGCCGTTACGGCGCTCGAGGTGGGTTGGCCCGGCTTCGACTTCTCCGGCATGACGCTCGAGATCACGTACGAGACGCTCTCCGGCTTCAACACGCTGGCTTCGTACGTCGTCGACGACTTTCAGCGCACGTGCGGGGCGAACCCCGTCGCCAAGGGCTTTCACCCCGTCTACCTGTCTACGACGGTGACGTACCGCGCGCGTGTCATCCCGCGCAACGCCTCGGAGATCTGGTCGGTCGCCGCGCAGCCCTACGCCGTCAACGAGACTGCGATTCGAGACGCCGTGCTCGCAGCGATCAACGACGCGACGCAGGGCGTCGTCCCCGACGCCGGGGCCCTCGCCACAGCGGCGCAAGACGCGGACTCCAACGTCGCGGCGATCTACCCGATGACGATCTTGTACGAGTTGCTCGCGCCCGACGGCAAGGTGTACCAGTACTCGACGCCCGACGTCGTCACGCTCTTCCCCAACGACCTCACAGGTGCGAAGCTCCTGAACCCGACCGAAGTCGGCCTGCCCGCGACGGACTACCAGGTCTCTCTGGCACGGCAGCTGACGTTGCTCGGGGTCAGCGACCGGACCGTGCGGTACCTGGCGGTTGCGGACGACGTCGTTCTCGAGAAGCGTGGAGTCTAGCGATGTCGACGGTTGATCAGCCCGGGCGGTCCTTCGCGGACGCGCTCTCCGCTTTCTGGCCCTCGTTCTTCCGGGACTACCAGGAGGTCCGAGGGTACTACGAAGGCGCACGGATCAACTACGGGCAGCTGTATCTCGAGCTCCTCCAGTCGATCCTCGGCACGTCTCTGAAGGAGATGCCGCTGTACGACAGGCGGTACTTCAAGCTCCTCGAGATTCGGCGAGATCAGAGCTTCTATCAAGAGGGCGCGGCGCCCGAGGACGATCGCTACGTGTACGGCGCGGACAGCGAGGTTCTCGCCGGCGCCGCGCGCGTCGCGAACCGCGTCCTGCGGCCGACCAAGGTCCTGTACGACAACTCGGATTACCAGGTAAAGAACGGCGCGATCGGCTTTCGCGAGGACTACTTCGCGACCCCGGTGCCGGGCTTCCCGATCAACTACCGCGACGTCGTCCACCCTGTGCGCTTTCGCACGCCGCTCAACGCGCTCGAGGCGAAGGTCGGTGACACGTTCCGTCTGCGGGTGCTCGGCATGGGGAACGCGATCACGGCCCGGGTGGTCGGGGTGGAGGACAAAGACCTCTTCCTGAACCCCTCGCGCCCCGAGTTCTTCCAGGACTTCTCGGTGCGCCCGACGCAGTTCTCCGTCGTCCGCCGCCCCTTCAACGACCGCGTCGTAGGCGAACCTGTGCCCGCGCACCCGGGCCTGACGGCGGCGTACAAAGCCGACACCATTACCGGGACGAACGACGTCGACTTCACCTTGAACTTCGAGTTCCTGGGGACGTGGGCGGCGACGACGGCGTACACGATCGGAGACCTGGTCAACGTCGGCGCCTTCACGCTGTACCGCGCGCGTCGCAGCCACTTCTCGGGCGTCGTATTCGACCCGACGCAGTGGGACGCCGTCGTCGGGATGTACCTCTACGTCATCTCCGACAACCCGGCGAACGACGGGTACTACAAGATCATCGCGGACGCCGCCTTGGGTCGCGTCACCCTCGATCGCCCCTTCGTCTTTGGCGCCGTCACGGGCATCGCGGCCACGACGATGGTCTCGTACTCGGGGCTCTACACGGCGGGGGCGAAACCCGTCATGACGCTCGACCGCACGGTCCTCACGCCCGGCACCGTCCGCGTCACGGCGCGCCGCGCGCACCCGGTCGCCGTTCCTGTCGTTCGGCCTGCGGGGGAGGTCGTCGTCGAAGGCGTCGACTACCGCGTGGACTACGAGAACGGGACGCTCGAGATGCTGACGGGATGGCTCCCGGTGCAGCTCGCGCGCGCGGACTACCAGTGGCAGCGGCTCGTCGATTCGCAGTCGTTCACCCCCGCAGGCGTGTGGACGACGCTCACGCCGTACGCCGTCGGGGACGTCGTGACGGTGAGCGGCGTCGCGTACGTGTGCATCACGGCGGACCCGGGCAGCGTCTCGTTCGACGCGTCCCTCTACGCGAAGTACGCCGCGCCCTTCGCGAAGGACGTCCAGCGCGTCGAACCCACGCTCGGCATGTGGCTCGTCGACGCACTGGTCGACCACGACGCCCTGTTCGCGAACTTCGGCTTCATGCTCGACTTCAAGAAGCCGACGAACGAGCAGTACCGGACGTTCCTGCGCGGCGTCTCGCAGCTGTTCCTCCTGGGCCCCGCGCTCGGGCGGTTCGAGAGCGCGCTGAACTCGATGGCCGGGTACCCGGTCGTGCAAGAGGACGACGAGCTCTTGCTCGCGTACGACGACGGCGTACACGCCTCGGGCGTCGCGGGCGCCGTGACCGACTCGGTCATCGGCATCGGCGGCTCCCTCGACGGCGTGGGGTACTTCACCGCGCCCACGGCGGGGTTCCTCTCGACGGACGTCGGGGCGGCTTTGCGCGTGCGCGAGGGCCTGCTCTTTACGACGTACACCGTCGTCGCGGTCTTGAACTCGACGCTCGCCCGCGTGACGCCCCCGCCGCCGCTCGTGGTGGACCTTCAGTGGCAGTACGAGCACGTCGCGATCAACCGGCGCTTCGCGACCGACGAGTACCTCTTCACCGACGCGGACGTCGGGGCGCTGCTCACGCTGCCCTTCGGCACGTTCCCCATCGCGGCGATCGAGGCGTCGAACGCGGTCACCCTCGACGCACCCTTCGGCTTTCGCGACGCGACGGGCCTCGCGTGGTCCCTCTCGAGGACGGGCCGGCAGACGGTGACGACGTCGCGCGCGACGTACGAGCTGCCCCTCGGCGTTCTGATGCGCGCGCCGATCATCGACCCGGCCAGCGTGGGGACGCTTCGGCTGAAGGCGTTCGAACCGTTCTCGGACGCCTTTCAGGTGGTCGACTACGTGGAAGATCCCACGTGGTGGCACAACGTCTCGATCCCCGAGGAGGTGCTCCAGCAGATCGTGGAGGCGGGCGGCCGAAGGCACGTCACCCCGCGCCTGATCGAGCACGTCTACGGCGCTCTCGACACGGCGGTCTACGGCGACGTGGGCGTCGCGTACGGCGTCGATGACGAGGGCGAGCCCGGGGTGCAACGCGCGGGGCAGGCGATCTGGTTCGGCGGCGACTCGCTGGTGCTGAACTTCGCGGCGGGCGTGCCGACCGCGAGGATCAACGACGTCGGACAACACCTGAGCATCCGCTCGCCGGGGTTCGAAGGGTTCTTCCCCGTACGCACCGTGGCGATGGACGGCGTGACGATCCAGCTCGATCGCTTCCCGCCGCCGGAGTCCGTGGGCCGCGTTCCCCCGCTCTCGGTCGACGTCGAGCTGCCGCCGCTGCTCTATCGGCACACCGTCGCGTTCGTGATGATGGACCGGTTTCTGAAGTATCACGCCGTGCGCGTGCGCATCGACAAGAGCGCGAAGGTGCCGTCGGCCTTCGTGAGTGATGTGACGCGCCTGCTCAAAGAAGCAAAGCCGGCACACACCTACATCTACTTCGACAGCTTTACGGAGTTCCGGGACATCGTGCGGCTGGTCGAGACGTTCTCGGTGACGTTTGGCCCGCTTTACGACGAGCGCATCCGCATGGTGTATGCGTCGCTCGTATACGGCCCGCCGGCGCTGCCGAGGTACAACGACGCGTACCGGTACACGGTCGACACGCAGAGCTTCTCGGGCGTCCCGGGCGTCTACGCGATCGTGCACGCGCTCCCGGTAGGGGACGTCGAGTCGAACCTGGTCAAGTTCCGTTTCGACCCGGCGATCTTTCTCTCGACCGTCCCGCCGCGCCGCCCCGAAGAGGGGTTGGACTACCTGGTGAACACCGCGACGAACACCGTGGCGATTCTCTCGCCGGACTTCCCGGTTGGGCCGAACCTCAGCCACTTCTTGTACTGCGTGCGACGCATCCGTCTCGTTGGCGACCCGCTCGACCCGACGGAGACGCATCTGGTCTACGGCGGCGCCGACCCGACGACGCGCCGCGCCCCGGGACAACTCGCGTACGAGATGGGCTTCCTCGATCGCGCGGTTCAGATTACCCTTGGCCCGTGACAGGCCCTAAGTCTCCGAATGTCATCCGATCCTCTCTGCGCCTGCGCGGAGACTTGCAGATCGACGTCCGCTACGCCGACGGCTCTCGCCCCAAGCGCACGTACGCGATCCGCAACACCATCGTCTATGACGGGCTGAACTCCCCGCTGTACTTGTGGACACAGGACACGGGGAGTCCGACGGACTGGCAGATGACGAAGCTCGTCGCCGGGACGAACGGGATTCCTCCGACTGTGGGGGATGTTGGTCTCGGCGCTCCTCTGCTGGCCCCGACTGACCAGATGCCCCTCACGGTCGCGAACCGCAGCGTCGTGCCCGCGCTCGGGGAGCTCGTGCTCACGGCGGGGCTGTCGCTGACTCAGGGGAACGTCGTGCTTCCCTTGCAGGAGGTCGGCATCTTCATGGGCAACGGCCAGCTCTTCGCGCGGCAGATCCATCCGTCGATCGCCAAGAACGGCGCGATCACCGTCACGTACACGTGGCGCATCGCCGTCACCTCCTGACGCCTTCCTCCTCCCTGACGTCCCTTACGCCGTAAAGGTCTCGCACTCACATGCCGAACGCCGACGAGAACGTCTCCTTCAAGCAGGGCTCGGACACCGGGCAGAGCGACGCCCCCTCGATCCAGCCGATTCAGGCGGGCGAGAAGGTGTGGATCGACACGGACAACCGCCCGCTCGAGAACCTCCGCCGTCGCACGGAGATCCTGCGACGCGAGGCGGAGGACCAGCGGTACTTGTCGGACTACGACCGCGCGTTGCTGCTGCGGTCTGATGCGGTGTTCACACTGACGCAACCGGTGTTCGGACAGTACGCGCTGACGATGACTGGGGGCACCTTGAACGTCCACCCCGCACTCTCGCCCAGGGATTCCACGGGACCTGGGCGTCCGACGGGCGGACGCATTTTCGTCACCATTCCGGGGGCGTTTCTCCCCTTTTCCGGGACGCTGCTCGTCAACGACCTGACGCTCACGGCGGATTACACGGTTACGGGCCAACGCGGCTACTCGGATACCGACGACTTCGCAGTCGCGGACACCTTCTCGATCGGTGCGAACCGAATCACGGTCGACCTGATTGCTGACCCGACGCTGGTGCAAAACGTCGTGACCTTCGGGATCACGCAGACGCCAAAGACGAAGATCACGATCCGCCACGGCACGAACGGCGGAGCGACGTCGCTCAACACACTGATTGCCGCAATCAACGCCGACCTCACGTCTCAGGGCAGCTACGGCGTCGCGAACTACCTGCGCGCGTCAACGACGTCGCCGGGGACGATGGCGCCGACAGACTTTACAAACGGTGTGCTTCAGGGGTCCTACGACTCCGAGGTGCATACCGTCACGCCGGCCCAAGTCGTTCTGTTCTTCTCAACGCCCGATAACTACCTGCGCGAAGGCGAAGGCCTCGCCATTGGCTATCCCAAGGGCCTCGTCGAACCGGCGGTGCCCCCGGGCGTGCCGCCGTACGGACGAGGCGGTGGTCGTCGTCAATCCACCACGCACTACCCGGTAGACCGCATCGGCGGCGCGGTCTCCAACACGACGCCGCTCGTCGGAACGAACCTCTTCAACACGGCGCGCGAGCCGGAGAAGATCCCGTACGCCATCCCCCTCGGCATGCTGGTCGGCGGGTGCTTCGTCTTCATCGACGGCACCAAGCTCGCCGTGGGCGGCTCGGTGAGCCTCGGCGGCGCTTCGACAGTGCTCGCGTCGCTGGGCAGCACGACGTTCGGGTCGTCGGGCTCGAGCCTCGTCGGGTATGACGGCTCGGGGCTGTGGAACAATGACTCGGGCGCCCCGACGTCGATTCCCGCCGGGACGGTGAACGACGCGCTCGACGCGATCGTGGCGGACTTGGCGGCGGAAACGGCGACGGCGAGCGGCGCGCGGCGCGTAGGGAGCGAGGGCTACGCCAGCACACACAGCGCTGGCAACCTGAAGCTCGACATCCCTGCCGGGTCCGTACGCAAAGCGATCGAGACGCTGTTGAACGCCCCCGCGTCTGCAACGCAGGCCGGCGGCGTCGCATACCGCGTGAGCGAGCGCGGGCACCAGATGCACGCCTACGGCGCCATCCAGAAAGACTTCGGGGAGGTCTCCCCGGTCGACATCTCGGCCGGCGGCGCACGCCTCATCGGCGCGCAGCTGGCGGCGCCGCCCTCGCCCGCCTATTCGGCGGGGCTCGACCGCGCAACGGCCACCGCGTTCGAGCTGCTCGAGCCGCTGGGCTTCGACTTCGGCGGCAACGACGTCCTGAACATCCCCGAGACCATCGTGGGGGTGGACGCCTTCCCGAACACGATGCGGCTGCTGCTCGCGTCGTACACGATCGCGCGCGCCACGGCGCTCGCGGCGGGTCTTCAGACCGCGATGCACAACCTCGACGGCGGAACGATCACCCGGATGCTGTATGCTCGCATCACGGGCGCCGGGGCGTACGACGGCTTGTACATCTTCGGAGGGTTCGAGACCGGTACCCCGTCCGTGGTGCTCCTGGCTCTCGATGGGACTCCACCGGACTTCACGGGCATCACGGGCGGCAGCCTTACGATCCTCCAAGGCATCACGCTCGGCTCGGACGAAGTGGGCCACCGGATGAAGCTGTTTCACTACGGCGACTCGTTGGTCCCGGTGATCGACGTCGCCTTCGCGGCGTCCCCGGCGGGCGGCTCGCTGCTTCTCCGTGTCATCGACGACAACACGTACCCGCTCGCGTCGTGTGAGCTGCGGTCGAACCTCGCCATCTGGACGAAGGGGGGTGTTGAGCGGCACACGGACAACATCCTCGCGGCGGGTGACAAGGTGTTGCTCGACGGCGTCGAGACCGCGTCGCCGGTCGACGCGACGGCGAATCACCACCACGGCGTCCCGTACACGCAGTGGAACCCGATCCCGCATGTGGACGTCGTGTGGGGTACCTCGGGTACCGCCATCGCGACCTTCACGGACTTGACGGACGCCAACGGCGAGACCTTTCAAGGCCCAACCGTTGCAGGCCAGTCCGTCAAAGCCTACCAGCTCGAGCTCACGATTCGGCACGCATTCACCGACGCGGATGCCGCTGGAACGATCTCTTCCTTCGTGCTCGGAGCTTCTCCGGGTGTAGTCTACGACGCGACGCCTTCGATCCAAACCACGATTGAGAGCGCGCGGAACTACAAGCCGGTGGCGGGGGCGGCTTACTTCGACAAGACGGTGCACGTCATCGTCAACTGCGACGCGACGCGCAACATCTCGATGAAGGTGGCGTTCGACTCGCAAGTGAAACTCACCACGTCACTTGTGACTGCTCGCATCGTGGCCGCGATTACTGCCCACACCTGAGTCTCGGACCCTTTAACGGCGAAAGGCCCGGCCGCTCCTCGGAGCGCCGGGCCTTTCTCTTTACGCCGTACGCGCCGCTGGCGCGCCGCTCACGTCACCGGCAGCTCGCACAAGCCGCCCGAGCAGAACTTGTCCTCGGAGTCGTGGACGTCCTCCTCGAGCACCAGGGGCTTGACCGCCGCCTTGGCCGCGAGGTACTCGGCCTCCGAGCACGGGATGTACGGCGCTTGCGGGTACTGATGATCCCACAAGGGCAAGAACGACACGGACTTCCACTTGCCCGTGTAGACGTTGAGCACCTTCTCGATGTCGTCGGCCTCGTCGGGCTTGAATGTCAGGGTTGCCGAGACCTGGTTGTCTGACCACCGCGCTTGCAGCGCCGTGAACAGCGCGCATTGCTCCCACAGGGTCACGTCGCGGGCGACGCGCTTGGCCTTCTCTTCCTTGCAGGGGAAGTAGGCGACGACGGTGCGGGGCGTCGTGAGGTCGGGCTCGACGCGGTAGCCCGCGTCCGCGATGGCGCGCGCCAGGGGCGACGCCGCTTCGATGCGGATCGTGCGCATGTAGAAGCGCGAGATGGGCATCTTCATGCCGCCCTCGATGCCGAGCAGCAGGGGGATGGTGTTGTGGCTCTTCACGGCACCCGCGTAGAACCAGTGCGTATTTTCGACCTCGACGTCGTAGGTGTCCATCTCGCCGAGGGCCTCGATCTTCTTCACCTTGCCGACGATGAGACTCTTGACATCCTCTTTGTCCCAGTTCCACCCCGTGAAACGGGGGTCGTTCTCGAGGCGCGTGAGCTTCGTGCTGTGCTGACGCAGTCGCGCGAAAGCGCTCTGGTCTACTTTTGTGCCAAGCGTCAAGTGATACATCTCGCGCTCGCCTTGAAACGATGCGCCGAGCATCTGGAGGGAACGCCCCAGGCCCAAGCCCACAGTCCAACCTACATGTTGAACGTGGGACGCGAATGCGCGGTCGGCCGTCGTCCAGATCGCCTTGCCCCCAGAGGCGCTCAGGGACGCGCACCCGTCCGAGTCCAACAGCCCCGCGAGGAACGCGAGAATATCTTCGCGGCTCGAAGTTCGCACCACCTCGGGGATCACGTCGATCTTGTCCCCGAAGTACTTCCAGACGCCGTTTCGGATCAGCCAGTGCCAGAGCATCTTCGACCCGACTTCGACCACGTGGTCGGTGCGCTCGGGCGCCGTTCGCTGCCGGCTCTCCGTCTCGACCCCGAACTGCTCGCGCAAGACCCTTGCTACTTTGTCGAGATTCACCGTACTAGCGTCGGAGAAGCGCAGGCGGAACTGCGCGGGGGACTGCGCACCGTCGCCCCAGAGGTATCCGAGGAGCCACGCGATATCTGGATTCATCTCGGAGGGTTGCGCGATCCTCGCCGCGTCGTTCCGCATCTTGATCGCAACGGAGTTTACGCGGTGCAGAGCCGCGTGCGTCTCCTTTTGGTACGTACCCAGTGCGACTTCGAGGATGTCGCCTTCTTGGAGTTCGTCCGTGCGGCGCCACTCGTTCACCACCGGGTAACGGTCTTTCCGCGCCCGGTCCTCACGGCTCGTGACGAACCACTGGTGGTTCGGCGTCGATTCGATTTCGAGGCCGTAGCTCAGCGTTACGCGCAGGACCTGGGCTTTACCGTTCACGTACGTCTTCGCGAGCCGCGACTTCTGGCCTGCGCCCTGCACCGCGTTCGCACCGGTCTTGATCTCGGCCCACTGCATGTCTTCGGGGTGATCGCGGAGCATTTCTTCGAGGGTCAAGATTCCCTGGTCAGTGGTCGTGAGCGCGTACCACGGGCGGCAGCCGCCCGGCTTCACGCTCGTCACCTTGATCGACCGCCCGACTCCCATCCACCCCGAGTAGTCTTCGTCGAGTTCTTTGATGTACGCGTAGCTCTCGCCCCACCAGCGCGTGCACTGACGCAGGCCCAGGTTCTCGTACATCTCCCAGATGCCCGCCATGCTGAGCCCGATGCGCCGGTTGCGGGCGATCACCGCGTTCGTGGTCGGGTTGTGCGTGGGGATGCACGTCACGACCTTGGCGAAGAGATAGGCGTACTTCAGCGTCAGCTTGTACTCGTCGAGCGACTTGTGCCGAGTCGGGAAGGTCTCGACGAGGTTGCACAACTCAGCATCCCAGAGGGTCTGCTCCGAGCACGGATTGGTCCCGATCGCCTTCGCATCCGACGTGTTCTTCGCGTCCGACAGGCGCCCGTAGTTCCGCATGACCTCCGGCCACGCGTACCCCGGCTCGCCGTTCGAAACCGTCTGCTTGGCGAGCTCGGTGTAGTCCTGGTCGATCCCGCACATCACCGTGTTGTTCGAGGCCCAGCGGTACTTGCGCAGCGGGTGCGCCTGCACGCGGTTCTCGAGCTGCTGCCACGCGGGCAGCGTCTTCAAGAGCGCCTTCTGTGCCTTCACGTACCCGCGAATGTCTCGCTCGACGGGTAGCACTTCCGGGTCCAGGGCCGAGCGACCCTGGATCGACGCCCGCGCCTCGGTGATCTGCTTCTCGAGCGTGGCCCACTCCTCGTTGCCGCGCGCGATGGCGCGCTGCTCGGTGTCCAGCGCGATCAAGGCGCTCGGATCCTTCAGCGCCAAGAAGGCCTCGTCGTCGGGGCTCCCCAGCGCGATCTCTGCTGAGCGCCGCACGTTGCCCGCGACGACACAGCGCCCGATCCTGTTCTGGATGTCGACGATCACCGTCGAGGTGATGACCTTGCCCTGAACATCCGCCAAGATGAGCTCTACGCCGTAAAGCAGCTCCTTGAGCGGGCCCTCACCGCTCGCGGTCCCGCCGAACGTGTGGATGGGCGCGCCCTCGGGGCGGATCTGGGAGAAGTCCCAGGAGGGGATAGACCCTTTGCCCACGAAGGCGTTGAGCAACCTCTCGAGAGCCCCGCACCACCCCTCCCGCGAGTCGGGGATGACGTGCGCCACGTCTTCGTAGACCGGGGTCTGAATCCGAATCTTGCCCGCGCCCTGGGTGTCGAAGCCCATGCCGACGCCCAACATGCTGTAGTCCATGAGCATGACGAAGGGCGCGGCGAACTCGAGGTCGATGTTGGCCGTGCCGACCATGCCGCAGTTGAAGAGGCAGGCCCCGCCCTTCTTCTCGACGGCTTCGGAGCCCATCATCCCCAACCCGCGTCCCGGCGGGAGAAACTTGCCCTCCCACATCAACCGGAACATCACGCGCATCTTCTCTTGCGCCTCGGCCTCGTCCCAGCGCTGACCGCTCTGGCGAACCTGCTGGCGCAGCACCGAGAAGGTGCCTTCGGTCACGCGCCGCAGCGCCTCCCAGAACTCCTCGGTCGACGTCGCCCCGTGCCGGACTCCGAACTGCTCGCGGCACGTGCGCTGCGCGGCGGTGAGGCGCCGCGCGTACGTGCGCTTGAAGGTGACATATCCCAAGGGTCCCCAGTCGGGCTGCTGTCCCGCGAACTCCCGCAAGAAGTCGTTGTGGAGTCTCTCTCGGTTGCGCGCTTCGATACGGAACACGAACTCGGCATCCGAGGCGGCATCATACGGCATCATTCACTCCTGGTCAGACGTTCAAGGGCGACTTCGAACGAGTCTTACGACCCCGCGCAGCGGGTGCAGAGGCGGGGGGCTCAAAGCGTAGGGCGGCGATGACCTCTGCCGCCGCGCGGGTCGGTGGGCGTATGTCGAGCGTCAGGTGACGAGCGATCTGCGCGAGGACGTAGGCGTCCGCGATGTTGTCGTTATCCGTCGAGAACCCGTAGCGGCTCTTTACGGCGTTCATGACGTCTTGCTTCGTGGCCCCGGAGCTCGCGATGTACTTCTTGAGCTGGAGGGGGGCGACGATGAGGGGCTCGAGACCGGTGCCGACGTAGAGCCGGTGCTTGGCGATGCCCGAAGCCTCGCCGAGGTCGAACTCCCGATGCTCGCTGCCGAGCGAGGGCCCTTCCATGGCCGCGCCGCCGTACACCACGTTCGGAAGGTGGGCGTCGTACCACGCCGCCAGCGTGTGCAGCCGCCGCGCGCCACGGCACCGCGCGACTACCTTTAGAGCCGCAGCTACGACGAGGACGCCGTCCACGTCGATGATGACAAGTCCCGGCTCATTCAGGGATTGATCAATCCCCACGAAGTGCAGCATGACGACTCCCGTAACGGTCCGAATCCAGCAACAAGGCTACGTCCGAAGCACGGGCTATCAGGCGACGCAGTGGGCCGTCACGGTCCCTGTGAACGTCCCGCCCTCGGACCCACCCATCGCAACGGACCCTCTGTCGTTCGCGCCGCTGTACGTGATGCGGAACGCGGGCGGGTATGACGTCTTCGAGCGCATCGCAACCTTGGTGGATCTCGAGGCCATTCCGAACGCGGAGTTGTCGTACTTCGAGCCACGCGGCGCCGGCGGCGGGGACTTGCTCTCCCTCGCACTCGCGGGAGATGTGCTGCGCATTGTCACACCCCCTGCCCACTGGATCCAAACCCAACCCCCGTACGACTCGAATGACTTCATCATCTCACAAGTTGGGATAAGAGTCCAAGGTTCCAGCGCAAAGTGCTTCATCGGGGGACTGATCCAGCTCCCTGGGTACACGTTCACCCAAGAGGATGTGGGACGCTGGGTCACGCTGAGCGGTTTTACCTCATCGGGTAACAATGGCAAGTTTCAGATCCTGGCGCAGGTGGGCTCTTCCGCACGGGTGAGTACGGCCTTCGTCTCGAACGAGACCGGGGGCTCCTACGCGTTTCAGTGGATCGAAGTCGAAGATTCCTTCCCTGGTCTCGAGCCCCGTTACTTCCCCACGCGCGCGTCGGGCCTCGCCTGGCATCTGCGTCGCAGCGGCGCACACATCACGCTTGGCGAGAACGGCGCGTCGACGCGCAACACGACGAACGCCCTCGCCCGCAGCGTGCGCTGCACCGTGCTCTCGCCGTCGAACGACGCCGCCGAGAAGCTGTTCCTCGTCAGCCGCCAGCAAGTGGCGGCGTTGCAGCGCGCGGCGAGCATCAACAACACGGCGTTCACCGTGCTGATCACCTACACCGTGGGGCCCTGAACGATGTCAGCTACCACCTGGGCGGTTCTCACCGTCAACGAGTACCCCACGCCGCCCACCTACCGGGTCGTCCTCACGATCACGGCGTCGGGCGGTATCGACAAGAACCTCTTCGTCGTCGACGTCGAAACGGAGACGTACCAGAACGTCGCCCTCTCTCGCGACCTCGTCGTCTACCCGACGACGAAGGCCGAGGCGCTGGACCAGGGCCTCGGGTTTTACCGCGTAAGCCAGACGGAGAAGACCTGGGACCGGCAGTCGACTGCGGCGGCGTTCGTCGCGTTCGTTCGGGAGCGCGTGGCTTCCGTCCTGACGGATTGGGAGAGCGACACCGCAGTAGCCTTCGGTGGTGAGAGCACGTATCTGGTAACCTCGGCAGACACATGAGCACCATCCCCGTCGTCGAGCAGACCCGCCGCGCGCTTCCCCTCGTCGCAGGCACGATCAAGTTCGAGGTCACGTCCATCGTGACGGACTCGGGCGATCTGCCGTTCAAGAACCTGTTCGTCGTCACGATCACGGACCCGGGCGACGTGAAGGACGACGTGCTCGCGCGCGTCGCTACGCCGTACGACATTCGGCAAGCCGACCCGACGGCGCCGAAGTACGTGAAGGTCGTCTCGACGGACCTGATTCGAATCGCCGGGGACGAGTTCGCGCGCATCGCCAGCATTGACGAGCTGACGGGGCTGCCGCGCGACCGCACGACGGCGATCCGGCAGAACAAGACCGAGTACCTGACGAGCGTGATCACGCTCCAGTACGACACGCTGACGACGGCGGACGCGGCGTACAAGCAGGTGATCTCGAGGCTCTCCTCGCTCGTCACCGAGTGGCGGCAGTTCTACGGGGCGTTTGTGACGTCGCCGACTGCGACGATCACGCTGCCGCAGGCCGGCGCGAGCGTCGAAGCGGAGCGTACCGCCGTGTACGTCACCGCCCGCGACGCGCGCATCGCCGCAGACGCCGCTCGGGACGCAGCCCAGGTCGCGAAGGACGACTGCATCCGCGACTGCGCGCTCGACCGGGCCATCTTCGACTTCTTGATCGAAGACGTTACGACGCTCGAGACCGCGAGGGACGTCGTCATCGCGCTCACGGAGACTGGGTCGACGAACGTCAAGGACTTCGTGTTGGGCCTCGGGGCCTTTACCGCCGATCAGCGCACCTACAAGATTCTCCTCGAGAAGCGACTCGCCTTGGGCGCTGCCTACAATGCGCGGGTCGTCGCGTGCGATGCCCGCTGTACGGCCCTCGGCTTGGCGCTCGCGACCGCGACTGCCACCGCCGCTGCCGCTGCCGATACGGAGCGCGCGGCGCTGGCGAGCGTGTACGAGGTGTGCCCGACGTTTGATCCGGAGAGTGTGTAGCGCCTCGAGACGTCGTATGCTTCTCGTACGATGTCGCATGACCTCTACCACGACCCGGGCCACGTTCTGATCCGCTCGCTGCTCGAGCTCTGCCCGGGGGCCAAGGGCCTCGTCAAGGGCGCCGAGTTCGAGGACACCGCAGACGCGATCCCCGAGCACGCCTTCGCCTGGGCCGGGCCGAAGCTTTACCCCGTACACTCGCCGGCGCACGCCGTCGTCTCGTACCTGTACGCGAAGCACGCCTCGGCGATGACGAAGACCGCTTCGCTCATGCCGCGCGCGGTGCTCGACGAGATCGAGGAGGCCCTCGACGTGTACGGCGTGGACCGGGCGCAGCTCGCGCCTGTCATCGCCAAGGTCGCCGCGCTCGAGCCGGAGGAGTGCCTCTTCCCCGAGCGGCAGGAGTACCCGGTGCGCAACGCCGAGGAGGTTAAGCTCGCCGAGCAGGCCCTCCTCGCGCAGATGGACCGGATGGTGCCGCAAACGCGCTTCCGCGTGTTCAACAAGCTCGCGGCCCTCGCGGAGCAGCACGGCGTCACCCTCGACGACTGCTCGACCCAGTGGGCCGGCGAGACGGAGACGGACCGCAAGCGGCTGGGAGAAGCGCTGGCGGAGCGCGCGAAGCTCTCCAAGACGGCGGCGGCCCGCTCGGCGTACGAGACGCTGGCGACCGTGGCGTTCACCGACCGCTACGGCTTCCAGGTGCCCGAGAAGCGCGCGGCGCTGGCCCTGAAACTCGCGGAGCTCGACAAGGCCGCGAACATCACCCGGCTCGTGCCCGACGCATTTCGCACCGTGTACAACACCACGGTGAAGACCGGTTCCGCCACGCTCGACCTGTGCGGCTCGCGCGTCGACCCCGACCACCTCGGGCGGCTCCCGGCGTCGTTCTACTCGGACGCCCTCGGCAAGGACTGCCTCGCCGAAGTGGCGCCGGGCGGCGTCGTGGACGGCGCGAAGGTCGCGGAGGTCGTGGCGACGCTCCCGGCGGACATGAAGGCGGACTTCGCGCGGCAGTTGAAGGCGGCGGGCGTCCAAGTCGTCTAAGCTCGGCGGATGAACTCTCTGTCGGAAATGCTGGGCGACGCGGACCTCGAACTCTCCGTCGCCTGGACCGCCGCGCAGCTCTTGCTCGGCCCCACGCTCCCTGCGTGGGAGGTCGAGACGATCAAGATCGAGCTCGAGCGTCGGAAGATCCCGACGACCGACCGCTTGATGGCGAAGCTGCTCGCGGCGCAAACGGCGACCGAGACGCGGGAGTGGGCGACGGACCACGACGTGTTCTTCGCGTTCGCCCTGGCGTGCGACGGGATCGGGGCGAACCCCGAGGCGATCCACCACCCGACGCCGGAGCAGCTCGCTTGGGCTGTGAAAGAGCTGGAAGCTCTTACAGGCCAACGCATTACCGACGACCACGGCTTCGACCCCGACACCGTCGACCCGGCGGTCGCCGTGGTCCTCTTGGACGAGGGCCTGTGCGTCTCCCCGATCGAGCTGCACTTCGCGCAAGACGTCCTCGAGAAGATCACGCGGGGCCCCGATACGCTCGCGGCGAAGGCCTACGCTGCGTTTGCGAAGCTCAAGGACTACCCCGACGAGACTTTACGCCGTACACTCGCTTCAGACCCCACGAGCGACGTCGACGTCCAGGTCCACCGACTGATCGAGTGCCAGCTGTACGTCGAGGAGCGCGTCGTGCGGCGAGCACGACAACATGCGGTCCTCAACAGCTTCGTCTGACGAAGTCATAGCGTCCCTCACCCGCTCCGGCTACGCCGAGCGCCTGCTGCACTGGGAAGGTCGTCCCTTCGGGTTGAACGACTACCCGATGTTTCGGGCGATCTACGACGCCTCCCCGAAGCGTCTGCTCCTGAAGACCTGTCGACAGGTCGGCAAGAGCATGACGCTCGCGTCGTTCTCCTTGTCGGAGAGCGTGGCCATCCCGCACTTCAAGACGTTCTTCATCGCTCCGACGAAGGAGCAGACGCAGACGTTCTCGACGGCGAGGATCGGGAAGTTCATCGCGTTCTCCCCGCTGATCCGCGACATCTTCATCAGCCCCTCGGCGCCGAACCGCGTCTTGGCTAGGCATTTCGCACACGGTTCGCAGATCGTCTTCAGTTACGCGTCCGACGACGCAGATCGCTGCCGTGGGCAGTCGTGTGATCGGTTGTGCTTCGATGATAAAGCAGAAGTACTGACACGTACGGGGTGGGTCAGTGTAAAAGAGCTTGGACTAGATGACGAAGTCGCCGACGTCAACGATCGGGGCGTCATAGAGTGGTCGCGGCCGACGGAGGTCTTTCACAAGCGGCACACGGGAGGAATGGTTCGGTTCTCACACACGGGCATCGACTTACGCGTTACGGAAGACCACTGGATGTGGGCGCAGCCCCTCAAAGAGTATGAGACATTTCTTTTCGTACGCGCTAAGCAACTCGTAGAGCGCGATTTCAACTTCATCCAGGTTCACGAGGACTTCGCCCAAGAAGTCATCTCATTCAACGCGCGGCATGTGTCGCAAGAACAAGTGCGCGACGAGGCCGTACACTGTTTTACAGTGGCGAACCATCGCCCGGTGATGCGCGGGGGCCCAGGACAAAAGGCCATCATCACGTCGCAGTGTATCGACGAGGTGCAAGACATGCTCCTCGACGTCGTCCGCCCCGTCGTCGTCGAGTGCCTGCGCGCTTCGAAGTACTCCTACGAGACCTACTGCGGAACCCCCAAGACGTTCGAGAACGGCATCGAGGCGATGTGGGCCGGCTCTTCGCAATGCGAGTGGGTCATCAAGTGCCCGAGCTGCGGCAAGTCCTCGATCCTGCTCTCCGAGAAGCAGTGCGGGCGCTACGGCCCCGTGTGCCTCGGGTGTCAGGCCTACCTGAACCCGCGTCTCGGGAACTGGGTGGACATGAACCGTCGCCCGCCCGACTCCGACGGCATCGTCACGCAGACCAAGGGCTTTCACATCTCGCGGCTCATGATGCCGCAGAACGTCCCCGCCGCGTGGCCCAAGGGCTCTACGGAGTGGACGAACGCGCTGATCAAGTGGCGTGAGGTGCTCTCCGCGCTCGACGGCCCTGACGCCTACCCAATCGCGACGTTTCGCAACGAGGTGCTCGGGGTCTCTGACTCGCAGGGGCGCCGTCTCGTGACGCAGAACATGCTGCTCGAGGCCTGCGACGGGCCCCCCATCTGCCCGAAGCCCACGCGCGAGAACGTGAAGGGCGTCACGAAGATCGCGGCCGGCATCGACTGGTCAGGCGGCGGCACGGCGATCACCGGCAGCGATGGCGCCGTCTCGATCAAGTCCCGCACGGTGCTGACGATCATCGGGAAGATGGGCATCGGCCGCACGCGCCTGCTCTACTACAAGATGTTCCCAGGCACCTCACCCGTCGAAGAGTTCGAGGAGATGGCGGAAGCCTTGAGGTACTACGACGAGTGCACGCATTACCAGATGTTCATCGGCGCTGACGCGGGCGAAGGGAACATGGGGACGGACCTTCTGCGACACCGGCTTCAGAACCCGATCCGGGTCGTGAAGTTTCGGTACTCGGGTACGTCGGCCGGCTACATCTCGTGGAACAAGAAGGGGAAGTTTTACACGGTAAACCGTACGCAGGCGATCGACTCGCTGATGACGGCGCTGATCCGCAAAGAGTTCCAGTTCCCGAAGGAGCCGGACACGATCATGGCCGTGCCCTTCAAGGACATCCTCGCGGAGTACGAAGAGATCATCGGCGAGACCGGCATCGGGCGGAAGGTCTGGCGTCACGCGCCGACGCAGCCCGACGACTTCCTGCACGCGCTGAACTTCGCGCGAATCGCCCTGCAAATTGCCAACAAAGAAGTGGATCTGACGGCGAGCATCGAGTCGGACGACGACTGACTCGGGGCTAAAGAAAACGGGGCGGTGTGTCTCTCGACACACCGCCCGGGTGGGACTACCGACCCTCTTGTGCGCCGCTATTCGGCGCGGGCACCAGCTTCCGCAGCGCGCGCCGCGTGATCCGGTACCCCGCCAGCACGTCGCCAGCGGCCCGGTGCGTCGGAATCGCCTCGTAGCCCTCGTACTTCACCAGCGCGGCGTACACGTCGCTCAGGCCCCACTTGGTGAGCCCGTACTGGAGGGCGATGGCGATCGAGTAGCTCTGGATGTCACAGAACCGCCGGGCCCAGGGCTCGGCGTTCACGATGCCGTGGTACTTGAACTCCGCCATGGCGAAGCCCTTGTCGAAGGGGACGTTCTGCGTCGCGAGCGACGCGTAACGGCACACCTCCCAGATCTGACGCCACACAGCGGCGGCGTCGGCGCTGTCCATCTCGGGGGCGTCTGCCCACGACGCGACGTTGGCCTTGTAGCCGTTGATGGCGAGGGCCTCCTCCTGGGCGTCTATCAGGCAGGACTCGTTGGGCTTGATCTTGAACGACTGGATCACCGGCGTGTCCGCCCACAGGTGCGGGTTCGTCGCGAGGTCGATACGCGCCGCCGCGATCTCGATCACGCGGTGCTTGTGGGGCTCGAGGCCCGTGGTCTCGACGTCGATGAACGCGAGGTCGGGCAGCTTAGAGATGTTTGCCATGTCTGTATCTTACCCCAAGCTGCCCGACGGTGTCTAGGAGCCTATGCCTCGGGCTTTAGGCACAGTGCGCGCACGTACAGCTGATTCGGGTAGACGACGCGGAACGTAGACGCCCGCATCGGGTCTGGCGGCGTAAGATGCGGCGTGGGATGTGCGTTGTAAGTCCCGGGGGCCAAAGTCCAAACCGTGTCGAACTTCAGCGCATCCCGACCGACCGTGAGGGTGATCCGGCGCGTACGCGGTAAAGTCTCCACACTCCGCATCACGCAGGGGTAATAACCACCCCAAAAGTCCCGCTCGTCTTGGATGAAAAACACGGTTTCCGTCGCCAGTAAGGCCCCGACCTCAAGCGCGGGGGCGATTCCTTCGTCCATGGCTTCGCTCTGGAACACGCCTAAAGACTCGTCCGGCCGTCGGTGGTTCGTCTCGATCCACGGGATTTCGAGAAGCAGACGGCGTAGGTCTTTTGGCGTGCGACGCGGATAGTAACCGCCAGCGTTGTTAGGCGTCGCGAGTCGCTTCAACAGCAAGTCCAAGTAGTCCTTACGCGTGAGCGAGACAGCGTCTCGAACTACCTGCGAGGGGCTACTTCTTCGTTCCATCATGGGGTGGTTCCTTTCGTCTTCTCCGGCATGTCGTGGCTATCCGGGTCTCGGAGGGCGTCGAACACCTCCTCCTCCGTGAATCCCTCGAGCTCTGCGCGCGGCTCCGGCGGCGGCAGCCCCTGGCAGAACTTCTCTGCGCCGACGACGGAGCCGTAGCTCTCGCCGAGCTCGACGTCCCAGCGATACGGCGCTTTCAGCCAGGGATTTTCCTTGGCGACCTCCTTCGTGCCGACCTGTTGGAACAGGTCCACCATCTCGTGCGCGTACCTACGCGGCACCTGGAAGCCGATCGAGTCGTGGACCGTCAAGAGCAGGCGGCCCTTGTAGTCGTGTTCGAGGATGCGCGCGATCTTGTACAAGACGCGCAGCACGATCGTCGAACTGGTCTCTTGGATCATGAAGTTCACGGCCTGTCGCTCAGACCGAGACTTCAAGGACTTCGGAGCGTACTTGCCGAGGCTGAAGCGCCGGCGACGTCCCGTGTAGCTCTCGACGAGCCCGAACATGCCCATCTCCCACGTCGTGTGCTCGACGAAGGTCGGGATGGTCGGGAACTCCGAGAAGAGCAGCTTCTGAATCTGCTCGGCGAGCTCGAGGTTGATGCCCGCGATGTCCGCGATCTTCTTGATGCCGGCGCCGTAAAGGATGCCGAACACCAGGCGTTTGATGTTGTCGCGTAGGGCCTTGAGCCGCTTGCCGTACGCTTTGTCTGCGAGCTTGTCGTCCTTGCCGAGGTAGAAATCCTCGTACGACCACGCGTGGTCGTCGTCGATCCCGGCTTTCGCGAGGGCGAGCTTGCGGTCGACCCCGGTGAGCCCGGCGGCGACGAGGTCAGGGTTCAGGCACCGCGAGGCGAAGAAGCAGTGCGCGTCGAGCCCCTCGATGAGCGCGGCGTTCAGCGCGTCGTCTCCCGAGTACCCGGCGAACACCGTGACCTCAGCGCCCTTGGCGTCCGCGTTGCCGAAGCACATGGACGGGTCATCGGGGATGAAGAGGTTCTTGCACTTCACGCCCTCGAAGACGATGTCGCCCGCGCTGTTTCGAATCAGCTCGCCGTAGGAGTTCTTCAACGCCCCGATCAGCCCCTTGGGGATGTTCTGGTTGTTGAAGCCGATCCCGCGAATGCCGCTCGAGCTCGAGAGGCGGCTCGTGGAGGTCCCGGTGATGTTGTACCCGGGGTGCAACCGGCCATCGCCCCACATAGTGGAGAGCTTGCCGATATTGACGAAGAAGCTGTTGAGGGCCTTGTCGGCCTTCTTCAGCGACATGAGCAAGTTCGCGAGCGGGCACTTGTACCGCTGCACGAGGTGCTTCAAGACGTCCGAGCCCGTCTGCACCGCGCCCTTCGCCGTGTAGTGCCCCGGGCGGTAGAACATGCGCCCGCCCCGGTAGAACACGGTCTTCGGGTTCTCCTCGGCGATCTGCGCTGCGAGTTCCGGGTCGGGGTGCTTGTACCCGTCTTCGAAGAGGTAGCTCACGAGCTTGCGCCCGCTGTTCACGTTGAACGACTCTCCGCACAGCTCGTAGACCTTTTGGGTCGTCGTGCCGACGGTGGTCTCGAGCGCTCGCGCGCCCCACTCTCGGTACTTCTGGTCGATCGTGATGCCCTGGTACTCGATCTTCGCCAGCTCCGTCTGGAGCTTTACGCCGTGCTCTTGCACGAGGTACTTCAGCGGGTTCGGGTTCGGGCACAGGACTTCGACGCGGCGCCCGGCGATCTCGCTGCCCGGAATGGCCGTGGCGATCTCCTTGCGGATCTGCTCCCTCCAGAGGTTGATCCGGTCGTTCTCCTCCGCCATGCGGATCGCTTGGCGAACCGCCGCGCGGCGGGTGACGTCGGCGTCCACAGCTGCGTAGAAGTACATCTCGCTGAGCGAGACGTTCTCGAAGCCGCCCTTGATCTCCTGCTCGCGCTTGGCTTCCTTCTCGGCCTTGCCCGAGAACTCGCCGGACTTCTTCGCGTGCGCGAGCACACGGAGGTCAGCCCAGTCCGACGCCTTCTCGGGGTCCGCCGCCAGCTTCGCGATCTTCTTCTCGAGCGCCGCGAGTTGAAAGCTCGCGTTCTTGACGTACTTCCCTTTGACCGCGCGCTCGAGCGCCTCCGCTACCGCCGGGGGCAGCTTCATGACCTTTCCGACCTTGACCTCTACGGTCGTGAGGCCGGTCGTGTCCTGTTTCTCGAGCTCATCGTGCAGCCGATCCTCGTAGCCCGAGAGTTCCGGGAAGTCTTGCTTGGTCATGTACTTGAGGCTGTACAGACCCTTCTTGTCCTCCTCGAGCGTGTGTTCGGCGAGGTAGACGTCCCAGGCGATCTTGCCGACATCGCCGAGCGGCCACCCCTTCTTCCAGAACACCTTGAAGTCGTACTTCGCGTTGAACCAGATGATCGGCTTGCCGCTTCGCAGCAACCAGCAGACCTCTTCGTACGCGGCCTGCGGGTCGTACGGCGTCTCCTTGTGCCACAACGGAATCGTCGTGGCTTGCCCCTCGTCCCACGCGAACGACACCGCGACGAGCTGGAGCCCGTCCCAGTGCGGGTGCAGCGTGTTCGTCTCGGTGTCGCAGGTGATCTTCCAGTCCAGGTGCGACACCCCGGGCCGCGTGTACTCGTAGATGCGGCGCACGACAGCGCGCACTTCTTCGATCGTCTTCGGGTAGATGTAGTTCTTCTCGACCTCCGTGCGCGGCATCCGAAGGACTTCGGAGTTCGTCGCCAGGCGCATGGCGCGCTCGACGTCGGCGAGCAGGGAGGAGTACTTGCCGACGGCGGCCCCGATCGCCTTGATCGACCGGGTGAAGATCACCGTGAGGATCGCGTCGCCGAACTGCACGTTCTGGTACACGCGCCCGAGCGCCTCCTTCTCCCCCTTCACCGGGATGCCGAGGGAGTGAAGCGCGTGGACGCCGCAGGCCAGCACCGTGAGCGTGGACTCAGGGTTGGTCGCCCTGCGCGTCGCCGCGATCCGGTTGAGCTCGACCTTCAAGGGGGTCGAGCACGCCGTGATCACAGCCTTGCTCGGAGAGTCGACGGCGCACTTTACGCCGTACACGTACCGGGTCGTGAGGAACTTGAACGCCGCGTTGCGCTTCTGTACCTCTTGAACCGCGTTCTTCAGGACCTTGCCGCCGTCCTCCTTGAACGAGTAGTGCTGCGTGTCGAACCCCGGAGTGGCCTTCCCTCCGACGAGGAAGACGCGGGGCGCCGTGGGGACGTCGCCCACGATGACGAGGTCAGCGGTGTTCGAGCCTTCGCCAGAGGGGAAGTAGTGCGAGCCTCGGTAGGCGGGGCACGCTTCGCAGGCGGGTCCGGCCTTGAGTGCGTTCTCGGGTTTCTCGCAGATTGCGCACTGGAACGCCGGCGGCGGTTGAGGCAGGGAGAGAGACGCCATGGGGACCTCGTGCGGCGTCGTCTGACGCCGCGAGTGGTGGGTGGGTATGGGGCATGTGTTCTGCGTGTTATTGGTTGTTAGAAGTTGTTGATGCTTCGCAGACCGGGCGGCCCATCCCCACGCGCGGGCCGCTCATGCTCTACGGGCCGCGCGACGGCGTGCTCGCGGAGGTCGATGACGATGTCGTTCATGGTCAGCACCGAGATGTCCGTGCCGCCGCTGTGGATCGAGTAGCCGCGCAGCCAGTCGGTGACTGCCTTTACGTCGTACTGATGCTCGCGCAGCGCCGCGTGATGCTGATCAAGCTGGTACTTCAACAGCTGCGGGGACGCCTTGTTGAACGCCTCCGACCTGTGAAGGATGCCGTTCGGCGACAGCAGCGTGATCCAGTCGAAGACCATGTACCCGGTCTCCTCCTGGTAGAACACGCCGCAGAGCGACCCGTTCAGCGCAACCGCGCGCCCGTCCTTTGAGCCGAGTAGCGCCGCGACCGAGCTCACGCCCGAAGCCCCGACGCGCACGTTGTTCGTGCGGAAGATGGTGTCGAACAGCTGGTTCGCGAGCGTGTTCTTCGCGTTCGCCTGCAAGCGCGCCTTGCGGGACTCCGCGCACTTGTGCACGAAGGCTCGCCAGTCGCGACCGAGCATCGCCATCACGGCGCCGATCGCGTAGAAGTTGCGGAGGAACCGCGTGTCGACCGCGTACGAGAACGTCATCGAGGCGGAGGACAACTCCTTCTCGACGATGGCGTAGTGATCCATGTACTCCCGTTGGAAGCGGAAGGACCCGATGGCGAAGAGGCGCTTGATGCGGCGCATCTTCTCCTCCGGGATGGACTGATGGATGACCGACGCCGGGTCCTTCTTCCCCTCAACCTTCACGGTCTCGATCGTGTAGCGGCGCGACGCATCCTGCGCGTCGTGCGCGGGGAAGATCGACGACGTCGCGACGTTCGTGCGCACGCGCATCGTGCGCGTCTGCCCGTCCTGATCGCCGCGCGTGACGACCGCGCCGCCTGGGAAGATGACTTGCCGGAGCAGCTCGTTGACGTTCTGCACCTGCATGGTCTTCATGGTGTTCATCGCGAGATCGCGCGTGTGCTCGTCCAGGCACATCGCGACGGTCGAAGCGTTGAACCCCTGGTAGATGGACGCCGGGGAGTAGTTCAGCAACCCCTTCGCCCACGCGCACAGCTGGAGCTGCGGGTACTGCCCGCCGCAGTACAAGCTGAGCAGCGTCGACTTGCCCGACGACATCTGCCCGACGATCTCGATGTGCGTCGTCGAGGGGCAGTAGTGCGGCGAGCTGTACGTGAACAACGAGTACGCGACGTACTGCGCGTCGAGCTCCGTCGTGAGCGTAGACCAGCCGTCGCGCACGGCGACTTCGACGTCGTCGATCGCGCGGCCGAGCTCCTCGAGCGTGACCTCGTTGCCGTCCTTCAGATCCGCGACCGACTGAATCTCCGCGCAGAGCGCGGTCGAGTCCCGGCTGAAGATGTACTTGCCGTCCGAAGGCCCGTCGAGCTTGTGCCACTCGACGTGCCGCGCCCCGTCCGTCGCGAACGTCCCCTTGTATACGTGCGGGCCGTTCACGACGTAGAAGAACTGCCCGAAGGCGACGTTCGGGTCGTCGATCAGGTGCGTGCCCTGCCCGAGGAAAGTGCACTCGCTCTTCGAAGGCACGCCCAGGTAGACCGACTGGAGCGCGATCTTCGCGTACATCGAGAGCACCTTTTGGAGCTCTCGGATGGGTTGACCCACGGGGGTCTGCGTCTGCGGCAGGAGCCACGCGGGGAGCCCGACGTTGTTGGCGACGAACTCGTGGACGTCGCCGACGACGTTCGACAGCGAGGTGAGAATGCCTTCGCCGTCTGACATGCCGAACATGATGGTCCGGTCCGTCGCGCGGTGATGCAGGAAGAGCAAGCCTCCCCGCATCGTGTCCTCCTTGTAGAGGATGTGGAACTCGCGCTTGTAGAGGTCCACGAAGCGCGAGATGAACCCCGCCTCGTCGTCTTTACTGCGTACGATGAGGCCGCGCACGACGCTGGGGGTCACCCCCAACGCCGCACAGATCTTGTCGATGTACTGCGACAGCTGCGCCGCGTCGCGCACGCACTCGCCGAACTTCACGGCGACTGCGGTCTTCTCCCGAGCCTCGTCGGGCGCGATGCCCGAGGACGCCTCGAGCGCGCGATCCAATGCCCACGCGTCGACCGGGACGAACGTGCGCGAAGCCTCGTCGATCACGAGGCGCTTGAACTGGTCGAAGCCTCCGAGCTGGATCACGTCGTCCGGGTCCTTGGGAGACCCGGGCGTCAAGCGATCGAGCTCAGCCCAGCCCATGAAGACCCGAGGCGAAATCTCCTGCGCCGTGAGCAAGCGCCCGCGCAGCCAGACGTCGCCTTTGCCGCGTGTCTCGCTCGGATGATCCGAGAGGATGTTCACCGAGTCGAACCCGGCGGTGCAGAGCTCGTCCAGCTCGTTGAAGGCGCCGTTCGAGCCGACGAACAGGTGGTTCGTCATCCCCCGGTCGAAGAGGCGTTCCTGGGCCGAGATGGTGTCGTTCTCGCCCTCCACGAGGTACAGGCGGATCGCCTGCCCCTCAGACGGCGTGAGGCCCCCCAGATGGGGGGCGTAGAGCCCGAAGTACCCCAGCGGTTCCTCCTCCGTGTAGCCGGGGAGCGTGAGGTAGTTGCCGTCCTTCTCGTCGTCGACGTCGGGGCGGCGAAGGCGAATGCGCGCGGGCGTGCGCATCGTGTGCCCGTTGAAGTAGGCGACGGTGTTCGTCCACTCCAGACCCACGGGCTCGAGAATGACCTTGGCCCGCGCCAGCACCTTCTCGCGGCGCTCCGGGGAGAGGTGCGTCAACTGGTAGCGGCGGTAGTCAGCGTCGGAGATCGCAACCAGGCGCTCCATGACGTACCGCTCGACGATGTGTCGGGGCGGGACGATTCCGTACGGCAGCTGCCCCATGTACTCAGGCTTGTGCCCGCGTTGACGGAACAACCACTCGAGCACCGGGCCCGCCGCGTGCCGTGTGATCTCGTCGTAGTCCTTCGCGTCCTCTCCGTCCCCTTGCGGCGGGGAGAGCAGCTTCAGGCCGTACTGCGAACACGCGTGCAAAAGCGTTTGCAGCGCGAGGGTGTGAATCTCGTACGCCTCGAGCTCTGCTTCGACCTTCTCGGATACGAGACGGACGCCGGTGACGTTCACCAGCTCCGCCATGCCGTCGCGGTACGAGAGGCCCTTCGAGTCTTGCAGCAGCTGCAAGATGTTTCGTGTGAAGTACCCGCACGCCTTGCACTTCACCGTGCCGCGTTGCACGTCGATGAACATCGACGGCGTGTTGTCGATGTGGCCCGTGACGGGCGTTGCGATGCAGTTGATCTTTACGCCGTACGGGCTGAACTGGACCTGCTGTACGTTCGGAAAGAGCCGCGAGAGCAACGCTTTGAATCGCGGCAGATCGAAGCGGGTGAGGAGTTTGTTGCCGTCTTTGAGGTTGAACTTGACCGAGCCCGGAGTCCCGGGCGTCGCCTTGCGTGCCATTCGGTCGTGTTTCCTTTCAGACGTTAACAGACGCCTTCGCGGCGGCCCTGGCTGCTCGCTTGTCGGCCTCGGCCTTGCCCTCGGGGCACGAGCCCGGATACCCACAATAGGAGCACATCCACCCGGTCTCAGCCTTGGGCTGGCAGGCCTCCCCGGCGCCGTTCGTGACGGTCGGCAGCTTGCCCACCGCGCGGTTGATGTAGTGGTACATCCAAGGCTCGATGCGACGCCGGATGTCGTCCCGCGTCCAGTACCCCTTCTGCTGCTGGGGGTTGTCGAACCAGTCGATCTTCGGCTCCCCGATGTAATTGATGCCGCTCTGCACCCCACGGATCTCCGGGAAGTTCGCGAGCACCATCAACATGTACACATAGAACTGCTTGGAGTGGTCCCCGATGGCCTTCTTCTTCCCCGACTTGTGGTCGATGACCACGAGGATGTCCTCTTCCGTCACCCCGCCCAGGTCGAGGACCCCTCGGAAGAACGGATCGGGCAGGTGCGCCTCGTCGGGCTTCTTCGGGTCTTTGAAGAACGGGGCGTTGCTGTGCTCCGCCGTCATGGCGAGCTTGAACTCGATGAGCTCCTTCTTTACGCCGTACGCCTTCTTGTACGCCTGCCACCGCTCGATGAAGTCTTCGATCGCGGGCAGGCGGCTCGTCGCTTCGATGGTCTCGTCGCGGGAGAGCTCGTTCTTGTCGATCTGCTCGAAGAGCATCGGGTGCAAGTCGAGCCCGGGCGTCATCAGCCCCGCCTCGAGCACCGCGTGCAGCGCAACGCCGCTCCGAGCCTCGATGCTCTTCTGCGTCGTCTCCTTGGCCTTCTGGATGTACTTGAACGCGAACTGCCTCCCGCAGTTCTCGAGGGTGCCGATCTTGGAGTGCGACCATGGGGCGTGAGCCAACGCGAGCGCCGAGTACATAGATCCTCCGGAACGGGTGGAAACGGGTGGAAACGGGTGGGCTAAAACGAAGCGAGGCCCGCGTGTCTTTCGACACGCGGGCCTCTCGGAGGGTCGTCAGAGGGTCACAGATTCCCGCTGACGTCCTTCTTGGCAGCCTGCGTCGCTGCCGCCGCCGGGCCTGCGCCCGGGGCTGCTGCGCCGCCCGCGCCGCCGACCTTCTTCAGGAGGTCGTCCATGTCCGCCGTCGTGCCCTGCGTCTGGGACATCTTCGGCTCGGTCGTGTAGGTGCGGTACAGCGCGGGGTAGTAGATCTGGAAGTCGATCTGACGCGCCAGGATGTTGAGCACCTCCGTCTGCTCCGGCGTCGGGTCCGGCGCCGAGGAGACGTTGGCGTTGAGCTCGAACCAGCGGTTCGTGCCCTGGGTCTCGGGGCGCGCGTCGAGGTCGAAGGCGTGCGCGTAGTACGCCGGCCACGACTTGGACTTCGTCTTGATCGCCCGAGAGCCGGGCTTCATCGACGTGCCCTTGAAGACGATCCGGTAGACACCGGAGAAGTCGGCCAAGACCACGTACACGTGGTCTTCGTTGCTGCAAGCGTCCCTGTTGAGCTTGCCGTCCTTGAAGGCGACGTACGCGCAGGCCTTGCAGCTGCCGAAGTAGTCGCCGCGTTCTCGGTCGATCGACCGGCAGATCGGAGAGCCGTTGCGGATCACCACGCCCTCGGGCGGGGGCCCGTTGCGCGGCGGCCAGAAGGTCGCAGCCTCGTGCACGCCGATGACGTAGCCCGAGAGGACTTCCTTCAAGTCCTTGTACTTCGGGTTGAAGCGCAGGTTCGCGAGCGCCTCCTTCGGCGCGGCGAGCACGCGCCCGTCGTTCGAGTAGATGCCGCCCGTGGGGCAGTCGGCGGGGCGCTGCTCGTCCGGTCCGGTCCCGTGGAAGACGCGGATGTCCGGCAGGGTGAAGTCGCGCTTCGCGGTGTGCTGCCCGATCTTGACCGGGTTCATACGCGCGAAGGCGTCGATCATCGCGGCCTTGTTGGCAGCGGGGAGCGCGGCGATGGCGTCCGTGAGCTCGTCTGCCGTGGGCGGCGAGACTTGGGAGAGGTACTGCGCGTGCGGCGGCAACGCAGCTTGGTACTTCTTCACCAGCGCGCTCGCGGAGACCAGCTCCGAGGGCGCCTCAGTCGTCGTTGCGAGCGCCGTCTCGGGAGCGGCTTCCGTCGCCGCAGCCTCGGTCACCGGTGCTTCGGTCGTAGCCGCTTCAGCGGCGGGCGTCGGAGTCGCGGTCGGCGTCGTCGTGGTGTTCTGCTTGTTCTGCTTGCTCATGTTTTCCTCGCTGATTCGCAGGACTTTCAGCTGCGAACCAGAATCAGGTTGTACGATAGGGGCTGGGGGATGTAAAGCTTTGGCTCGTGGCGAAGTCCTCGAGTGATCCCCTAATTGATCGGTACTTCCTAGAAGTTTCTCGGTACCCGTTACCGACCCGGGAAGAAGAGGTCGCGAACTTTACGGCGTACCGAATCGCCCGACAGGCCTCGGACCTCGCGTGCACCGTCGCGCTGCGCGAGCGGCACGCGGCGACCGCTGAGGCGCTCGCGAAGAAGATCGCGTGCGGATACCTGCGGTTCGTCGTCGACCGCGCCAAGAAGCGCACGCGGTCGCCCGAGCTGATGCTCGAGCTGGTGGGGGAAGGCAACGTCGGCCTCATGCGGGCCGTCGAGAAGTTCGAGCTCTCCTTTCAGGTTCGGTTCCTGACGTACGCGAACAACTGGGTGAACGTCCATATCCAAGAGCATCTGTACAAGCTCAAGGTCGTGAACGTACCCAGCCACACGCGCAAGGAGTCGAAGAAGAAGAAGATCCCGCTCGACGACTTGAGCTTCGCCTCCGTTGAGAACGTCGTGGTTCCGAGCGACGTAGACGTCGCCCGCGACGTGATCTCGAAGAACGTCGACGCGCTCGCGCTGTTGGCGCAAGCGCAGCTGACGCCGCTCGAGAAGCTGGTGCTGATCTACACCTACGGGCTGCGGGGCGGAGAACCCCTCGAGCCCGAGGCGGTGTCCCAGGTCATCTACGGCATCGACGGGACGCAGATGACGCGGGCGCGGTACGACGAGACGCACACGCGCGCGCTGGGGGCGCTGAAGGAACACTTGAAAGGCGAGGACATCGGCACCTTGGCCGACATCCTCGCCTGATCAAGTCGGCCCTACGGCGTAAAGGCTACTCGTCGTCGCCTTCCTTCTTCCCGCCGCGCAGCCCCGCGAACTGCAACATGCCGTCGACCTGGCCCTTCAGGTACTGGCGGCGCTCTTCGGTCGTGGACTCGCTGGCCTTGGCCTTGGCGAACTTCACGCGCGCTGCGTTGAGCAAGTCCGCCATGTCGGGCTTCTTGAGCGGCGTGAAGTCCGCCGCCTTGATCTCGTCGGGGAGCTTCAGCTTCGCCGCCCCGCCGCGCGCCGGCTTCTCCTTGCCCGCCGCCTGCTGCTTGGCGACGTGCACATCAATCAAGTTCTTCAGGTCCTTCGGGCTCATCTTCTCGTCGACGGCCTTCGTCGCGAAGGCCACTTGCAGCTCGGGGTCCGAGATGCGCTTGAGCTCGCGGATCACGGTGATCGAGCCCGACTTGAACGGCTCGTGAGCGGCCTTGCGGACCATCTCCTGAACCCTCTCGTCGAGCTTGCCGATCGCCATGTACTGGCTGACGAACCCCTCGGACTTCTTCACCTGCTCGGTGAGCTTGCCCTGGGGGATGCCCGCCGTCATGAGGTTCTTCATGAACGTGTAGATGTCCCATGGGGACATGTTCTCGCGCTGGAGGTTCTCGGTGCCCGCCGCGAGCAGGTACTCCTGCATGTTGGCGATGCGCCGGACCTTGCAGTTGATGACCTTGAGCCCGGCCTTGTCGGCGGCCTCACGCCGGCGGCGCCCCGCCACCGCGAGCCAGCCCACGGCGCCCGTCTTGCGGTTGCGCGCGTAGGTCGCCAGCGGGTCTTGGAAGAGCCCGTTGGTCTTCACCGATTCGATCATGTCCTCGTCGGCCGACAAGGGTTGTGATCGCGCGTCGACCTTCGAGACCCAGAGGGCCTTCGGAGAGATCTCGACGACGGGGGCGTCCTTGAACTCCTCGGGGAGGTCGATGAACTCGTACTCGAAGCCGAGCGCCTTGGCGATCTCGGTCTCCTTATCTGCCGCGCTGAGAGGCGCCCGCGCGACCGGCGCGGAGGGGGCGGCCTTGTCCTTGCTCTTGGCCTTGGGCTTGTTGGTGGTGTTCTCGGTGTTCTGCGTGTTCTCGATGGTCATTCGCGGCTCCGTACTCGACGGTGTCGAGTTGGACTAGCTCGCCCTTGACGATCCTCTTGATCGCCGAAAGAACGAGCGTCTGGTTGATTAGCTGGACGGGTAACGTACTGACACTACCGCCCTCCAGCAAGTGGCGATAGCACCTCCACATCTCCACCGCCGCCGACTGCTCCGGCACAGGCGAGGTGAAGTAAGCGATGAATAAGTAGTTGACTACCCGCTTGTGGATCTTCGGGTCGAAAAGAACGTGGGCCTCATCTGCTACCGCTCGAAGGGCGCTGTCCCGCAGTTGGGACACTTCACGGAGCGTGTCGCTGTCGAGACCAGGCTTGCGTTGCACAGGGGGCATTGGGGAAGTGTTGCCATATCCCCTCTACGCCGTAAAGCCTCCGAAGCGGACTCTTCTACCAGTTCTTCCGGCGTTTTTGTGACGACGCCCAGCTTCTCGCCCATGGGGGAAGGCTTACGCCTTTCCCCAGGGAAAGTCCAGGGTGTACGTCACCGCCCTCGGCCACGACAGGCGCTCCAATGCACGCACCACTTCGGGTCACACTTCCAGGAGTCGATGGAGGTGCGGGGGAAAATTCCGCGCTTGATCAAGTCCACCGTCTCTTCGAAGTCTTCAATGAAGACCTTGACGTCCGCCGACAACCGTGTGGTCTCGAGACGGTGGTACGCGGGGGTCTTCGTCGAGACGAGGTTGTCGATCCTCGCGAACGTCGTCCCCTTGACTGCGGCGTAAAGCGTGAGTTGGGGCTCGAGCCGCACATCGCGTTCTGACCACTTCGCGGTCGAAGTCTTCAGGTCCACGACCGTGACCTTCTCCCCCGCGCCATCCAAGAGGTCGATGTACCCGAGGGCCGGCACCGTGCCGACCTTGACGACGAACTCCTGCTCGATCTCGAGTGGCTCCAGGTGCGGGAGCGTCTGCGCGTGGTACAGCTTGTACAAGAGGATGGCGGAGTCTTTCGACGCCGTCGGGTCCTCTGGGGCGTCACCCTTCTCCGCGTCGTACGCGTCGCTCACGGCTGCGACGCCTTGCGCGAGGCTGAACTCCTGCCCCTCCTTCTTCGCACGCAGGGCCGACTCCGCCCCCGCGTGAATCGCGATGCCCTTGACCATCGAGAGCGAGGGTGGGCCCTTGATCCCGTGGATGTACGTGAACTCGAACGCCTTGGCGCAGGCCTTGAACGCCGAGTACTTCGAGTAGGACATGGCCCCGCCCGGGATCCCGTCGTCGCGGATCTCCGGCGGGATCACGGGCAGAGTGCGTCTCACAGCTCTCCGTCGTCAGGGATGTCGTCGCCGCCCACGCCACCCGCGCTGCCGCCCCCGCGAACCTGCGAGCGGGAGAGCACGTCGGCGAGAACAGCGCGGTCCTCCTCGGAGAGCTCCGAGGGGTCGATGATCACGCCCTTGGCGCGCGCCGGCTCGGGCTCGGAGAAGTTGCCGGGCGGCGGGGAGCTGCCCGCGAGCTCCGGGTCGAGGTAGCGCATCTTAGGCGCGGAGATGGTGGGCGACGGCTCCCGAACGGGAACGAACATCGAGTTCTTGGGCGGGGGCTCGGCGCGGGGCTGAGCCGTGAACGCCGCTTTACGCGGTACAGAGGCGGCGGGCTCGGGCGCGGCACGTGCCGGCCGAGGCGCTTCGGGCGGCGGACCCATGTCCCCGTTGCGTACGACGCACTCGAGTTCCCCCAGGTCGTTGAACTTGAAAGGGAAGTTCTCCGTCTTCGCCTCGACTTGAAAGTTCTTCTTGGTCGACAGGTAGTACGCGCACGCCTTGATGATGTCGCCGTGCTCGAGTTCCAGTTTCATTCGATAATCTCCACGGCCGCAACCGGCCTCGCTACGTTCGCAGCGTACTTGCACTTCTCTCGGAAAGGCAAGACACCTTTCTCGTTACATGGGGCTTGATTCTCACAGCCCGCGCAGGCGACTACCTCAAGCAACGTCAGCGACACTCGTTGCTTGAACGACAAGACCGACGCGACGCGGAGGTCAAGCCCCGGCGTCGACGTCGACGTGAGCAACCGGTAGACCGTCATGGCCCGGGTCTGCCCCGGGCGGTTGAAGCGGTCCATCGCCTGCTGGTACTGAAGCGGATCCCACGGCAGCGAGTAAAAGAGCATGTAGTTCGCTGCCGTGAGCGTGATGCCGATGCCCGTCTTGATCTGCCCCAGGTAGAGGTGGCAGTCCGGGTCCGTCTGGAACTTGTCGACCAGGGGCCCGCTCTTGCTGGAGTTTGTCCCGTCGACGCGGACGTAGCCGATCTTGTGCTCCTTGGCGTAACGCTCGAGGTCGTCGAGCTCGGTGGTGAAGTTCGCCCACACGATCAGCTTGTGGGTGGGGTCGCCTTCGAGGACGGTCTCCGCGATGTCCGAGAACGCCTCGAGCTTGGGGTTCTCGACGTCGCGCAGCACCTTCGTCGGAGGTGCGACGGGGAAGATCGGGCACTTCTTCGTGTAGGGTCGTACCTTCTCCTCGACGCACTTGAGCATGTGCTCGCACGCGTCGCACACGGCGTAGTCAGCCCCGAGGTTCAAGAACCCCGAGAGCAGCTGAAGCATCTTGTTGACGCGCGCGGCGCCGTGCGGCAGGCGTTGCGTGACGCTCTCCGGGGCGTTGTCCGGATCGAGCTCTCCGGGGTGCAGGTACGCCATCATCGGCTCCATCGAGGAGCGCATCTCGAGCACCAGTTCGTTGTACCGCGCGCGCTGCATCGGCCCGAGCTCGAACGGGACGTCGACGATGACGCACGGGGGAAGGTCGAGGCAGTCCTTCTTCTTCATGCGGTGGGCGACCTGGTCTACCCGGGCGTTCACCTCATTCAGATGGCGGAAGCCGACGACGACGTGCTTGTTCTTCGGCGACATCACGAGATGCCGCTCGAGGAACTTCGGGTAGTTGCACGAGAGCAACGAGGGCGAGAGGAACATCAGCTGCGCGAACAGCTTGCGCGGATCGTCGCCAGCTGTGCCTGTGAGGCAGATGCGCCGCGAGGCCTTGGCGGAGAGCTCGAGCGCCGACTTCGTCTGCTCCGATTCGAAGTTGCCGAGGTAGTGGCTCTCGTCCGCGACGATCGTGTCGTACGGGAGCTGATAGAGCGGATGGGACGCGGCGTGCCGGAACTCCTCGATGGCCGCCTCCGTCAGCAGCGGCAGCTTGTAACGCTCCCGCTGCGTGGGGCTCAGCTCGAGCTCGAGCGTCGCCTTCTGCGCCCGCTCTCGCTCCATGCGAAGGCGGGTGTAGGAGGCGAGAACGATGTCGGCGTCCTGGGCCAGGGCCTCGGCCTCGCGCGACCCGTCCCACACGACGACGCTCCATTCCCCTCGCGTGCACCGTTCCGTTTCCTTCTGCCACGCAGCGAGGACGACGGGTGGCGCCAGGACCAGGGCCCGGCGAAACTGCCCCCGCAGGCGCAGCAGGCGAAAGGCGTCGATCGCGGTGCGGGTCTTGCCGGTGCCGGGTTCCCACAACAGGAAGGTGCGCCACCAGTTCACGATCCGGGAGATGCCGAGGCGCTGGTGGCTGTACGGCGTAAAGCCTGGGGTGAAGAAGCCTGCCGGGATGTCGAGGGGGACGTCTGCCTTGGCCTGGTACGCCGCCTCGGCAGCTTGCCAGTCGAGCTCGGCCTCGCGTAGAAGCTTCAGGTGCTCCAAGGCGCTCTCGTCCCACGCTGCGTTCGGGGCGAGCTTGCGAATGTCCTCGAAGGTCCAGCGACCGAACGGAAAGTACGCGGGAAATTGCCAGGCCCCGTCGGCGTAGACGCCGCCCCATGCGCGGGAGACCCCGTGCTCTTTGGGTGCGGGTAGCCGAAAGACAGGCGTAGACTTGCGAAGTAGGTCGCCGCTTACGTGCATGGCGCCCTCCTGGGAGTAGAGATGTTCGACGGTGACTTCAATCCGATGGGAGGACAGAACGGTCCGGGTGCCTCGCACCCGAACCCGATGTTCGACTACACGACCTCCTTTGTCCCGAGGAAGCTCAAGGACCTCTTCAAGTGGGCAGAGTACCTTGGGTTCAACTCCGCGCACATTTACGCGGTAGTTCGGAAGTTCGGGGAGTACCCGATCACCCGGTTCATCTACGAGTCGACCTCTGAAGAGGAGAAGGCTCGGCACAAGAAGCTCTTCGAGGAGGACGTCCACCTCAAGGGGTTCATGACGCTCGCGTCCTACGACGTGTGGCTCTACGGCAACTCCTTCGTCAGCGTGTACGAGCCGATCAAGCGGGACCTCATGTGCCCCGAGGAGGGGTGCAAGAGCCGTGAGGACATCACGGCGGCGGTCTACGAGTTCAACCTCGAGCGCCTCGAGTTCAAGCACGACTGCCGCGAGTGCCAGCGCAAGGGCGTGATCTCCATCGTCAAGGACGTGAAGATCAAAGAGGCCGAGCGCATCCGGCTCATCCGGTGGGACCCGAAGCTGATCGACATCGAGCACAACCCGATCACGGGCGAGTCGGTCTACTACTACCAGATCCCGCGCGACATCGTCTCGAAGGTGAGGGGCGGCAACAAGACGCTCATCAACCACATGCCGATGGAGATCTTGCGCGCCATGCAGGCGAACAAGACCTTCAAGTTCGGGCCCAACGCGCTGTTCCACCTGAAGATGCCGGGGCCGGCCGGCGTGCAGTCGCAGTGGGGCTACCCGCCGATCACCTCGGCGATCAAGAACTTCCTGTTCGCCTCCATCCTGCGCAAGGCCAACGAGGCCATCGCGCTCGAGCACATCACGCCGTTCCGCGTGATCCACCCGCTCTCGGCGAGCGCGCAGGGCGACCCCATCTCGACGATCAACCTCGGCCAGTGGAAGGACGAGATGGTCCGCAACCTGCGGGAGTTCCGCAAGGACCCGCTGCGCATCCAGTTCTCCCCTGTGCCCATCGGCGTGCAGAACATCGGCGGCGAGGGCCGCGCGCTCCTGACGCTCGGGGAGCTCCAGGAAGCGGAGAAGGCGATCGTCCTCTCCCTCGGTGTGCCGATGGAGTTCCTCACCGGCGGCCTCGGACAGACGCGCGGCGAGATCACGCTGCGGATGATCGAGAACCAGCTACAGACCCACATCGAGAACCTGAACGCCCTGGTGCGCTGGATCGAGCGCAAGGTCGCCGCGTACATGTCGTGGGACACCATCTCGATGCGGCTCGCCGACTTCAAGATGATCGACGACATGGAGTCGAAGCAACTCAAGCTCCAGCTGTGGCAGTCGCAGCTCATCTCGAACTCCACGGTCGCGGAGCTCGTAGACGTCGACCTCGATCACGAGCGCAAGCAGCGCCGCGAGGACACGCTCGCCGATACCCGCGCGCAGCAGAAGACGCAGATCGAGGTGCAGAAGCTCCAGCAGTCGATCTCGCAGCAGGCGCAGCAGCAGGCGATTCAGTCGCAGGGCGGCATGGCCTACGACCAGCAGCAGATCCGAGCGCAGGCGGACATCAAGGTGCAGGAGCTCGCGCAGCTCGACCCGGGCTCGCGCCGCAGCCGTATGGACGCGCTCAAGGGCGAGGACTACGTGATGTACTGCGTCGTGCGTGACATGCTCGAGCAAGTGCAGCAAGATCAGATGCAGGCGATGAAGGCTCAAGGGCAGCAGGCGGCGTGATGACAGAGCTGAGCAGAGAAGAAGAGCGGGAGATGATCATGCGCGGACCGCGCAACCCGCTCGAGAAACCCGCGAAGAAGACACCGGCGAAGGTTTGCTACGACGTCTTCAGTCTGTTCCGCCCGTGGCAGGCGTGCCGGCGGTGTCAGGAAGCCCTGACCTTGGGGGAGGTTCAACCTCCTCCCGAGGCTGGGGACCTCGCGTGCCCGCATGTACGGCGTAAAGAGTTCGTCGACCTGTGTAACCGCATCCGCGCCGGAGGCCCGCAGGCCCCGACGCAGCTGCGGCTCGAGATCTGGTCGTCGCAGGCGACGGGGGAGCGGTTCGCGGAGGTCCTGTGGGAGGAGCCTGCTCCCCAGGCCCAGGGCGCGCCGAGCGTCGCGGGCGCCGCCAAGCAAAAGAAGGTCGACCCAGAGCTGTAGCCGCGAACCCGGGGGCGACGTTCAGGTTCACACCCGACGCCGCCCCCGGCCAGTACTCATCACCACTCTGAGCTCTACGAGCGCAGAACGTGGATGACGAACTTGTAGATCGCGCGAATCAGCAAGAGACACACCTCCTTTCCGTACGACCTTCTACCTGTATTTCCGCTAGACTTCGCACACCCATGAGCGAAGTCACTCCCGTCCTCACGGACGCCGCCACGCTGCGCGCCAAGATTCACGAGAAGACGCAAGCCGCGCTGCGGTCGGTGTTCCCGCTCGACTTGAAGGGCCGCACGCTCGAGCTCCAGGACGTCAAGGTCCACGCGCAGGACTACAGCCCGAGCCAGCAGCGCCGCGCGCTGCTCACCGGCTCGAGTCTGTATGAGCCGGTGAAGGGCACCCTCGTGCTGAAAGACGGCGCGGGCAAGGTCGTCGACACGGCGAAGAACTTCACGCTCGCGCACGTGCCGTACCTGACGGAGCGGCACACGCTCATCTCGGACGGCAACGAGTACCAGATGGCGAACCAGCTTCGCCGCAAGCCGGGCGTGTACACACAGCGCTCGGACAACGGCGAGCTCAAGAACGTCTTCAACCTCGGTCGCGGGTCGAACTTCGACCTCGGGATGAACGAGGGCAAGGGGACGTTCCACATGACCTACGGGACGACCAACCTGCCGCTTTACGCGGTGCTGCGTGGGATGGGCGCGTCGCACGAGGAGATCGCCGGGAAGTGGGGCGCGGGCGTCGCGAAGGCCAACGAAGCCGCGCACGGGCACCAGATCGAGAGCACGATCGCGAAGCTGTACGGCAAGCTCGAGCACCCGGCGCTGATCAAGCCCGGGGCGACGCACGAGGAGAAGCTGACGGCGGTCCACAAGCGCTACGCGTTGTCGACGCTCGACCCGGAGGTCACGAAGCAGACGCTAGGCCACGGGCACAGCTCGGTCACGCCGACGGCGCTCCTCGACGCCTCGGCGAAGATGCTCCGCGTTCACAAGGGCGAAGACGTCGTCGACGACACCGACTCGCTCGCCTTCAAGACGTTCCACTCGATGGACGACTTCTTGGCGGAGCGCATTCGGCTGACGGCGCGCGCATGGGCCCCGAAGGCCCGCATGGCGCTCAACGGCAAGACGGAGATCCGCGAGGCCCTGAAGCCCGGGCCGTTCTCCTCGGCGATTCGGAAGTTCGTCACGACGTCGAACCTCGCGGCGGTTCCCCCGGGCATCAACCCCATGGAGCTGATCGACCACGCGGTGAAGGTGACGTCGCTCGGCGAAGGCGGCATCCCCTCGGACCGCGCGATCCCCTTCGACGCGCGCATGATCCACAACACGCACTTCGGGGCGCTCGATCCCGTGCGCACGCCCGAGAGCAATCACTCGGGCGTGGACATCCGCGCAACGATCGCCGCCCACCGCGACGACGCCGGCAACCTCTACACCGTCTTGCGCAACGTGAAGTCCAACAAGATGGAGTTCGTCCGCGCGGGCGATCAGCGCAAGTACGTCGTCGCCTTCCCCCACCAGCAGCTGAAGGGCGACGTCGACGCCTTCCGCGACGGCAAGCTCGAGAAGGTCGACGCCTCTACGGTCACCCACCAGCTCGACCACATCAAGCACGCGTACTCGCCCGCGACGTCCATGGTGCCGTTCCTGCACTCGATGCAGGGCAACCGCGCCATCATGGCCTCGAAGTTCGGGACGCAGGCGCTGCCGCTGCTCGAGCGCGAGGTACCGCTCGTGCAAGTGCGCTCGCACTTGGACAGCGGGGAGTCGTTCGAACAGGTCTACGGGCACATGATCAACCCGACGGCGCCTGTGGCGGGGACGGTCAAGAAGGTCGACGGGGACTATGTGTGGATCGAACCGCACCGCGTAAAGAAGGCGGAGGATCGCCCTGTCCTCTATCAGAAGCGTGTCGGCCCGCACGCCTTCAACATCGAGATCGAGAAGGAGTTCCACGTTCGCGGGAACAAGTTCCCCTCGTCTTCGGACTACGGGCACCTCCCTGGGTACGTCGGGCCTGACGGCGACAGCCTCGACTTCTTTGTCGGGGATCGCCACGACGGGGTCCTTGCCGTCTACGACAAGCAAAAGAACTTCGACGGGAAGGGCTGGAAGACGACAGACAAGAAGTTCGTCGTCGGGATGAACCCCACCGAGTACGCGGCGTGGCAGAAGCACCCGGCGATGACGGCACACCCGCAAATCCGCTTCGCCAACGAGCGTCGCTTCAAAGACTGGGACGACCTGAAGTCGCACATCGACACCCACTACAAGCGTCCGGAAGGGCACGAGAAGGAAGCCGCCGAGAACCTGGTCAAGGTCCCCTACCAGACCCAGTTCCCCTTCCCCTCGAAGACCTCGCTTCACCACGACGTCATCGTCAAGCCAGGCGACAAGGTCGAGGCCGGGCAGCAGCTCGGCGAGTCGAACTACACCCGCAAGGGCACGCTCGCGCTCGGGAAGAACCTGCTCGTCGGCTACATGGCGTACCACGGCGTGAACTCCAACGACGCCATGGTGATCTCGGAGGGCGCGTCGAAGAAGCTCACCAGCGAGCACATGTACCGGGAGATTTACCCGGTAAACGCGCGCATCGAGCTCAACACCGCGAAGCACAAGCTGTACTACGGCTCGAAGTACCAGCCGCAGCAGTACGCGCACCTCGACGCGGACGGCGTGGTCAAGAAGGGTTCGCGGGTCAACCCGAAGGACATCCTCGTCGCCGGATTGACGAAGCAGCAGGTGTCAGGGTCCGACGCCCTCGTGGGCCGCATCTCCAAGGCGCTGACGAAGCCGTACAAGGAGGTCGTGCTCGAGTGGACGCACGGCGGTCCCGGCGTCGTGGAGGACGTCGTCCGCACCGCGTCGCAGATCACGGTGCTGATCAGCACGCAGGAGCGCATGCAGATCGGCGACAAGCTCGCCGGTCGCCACGCGAACAAGGGCGTCGTCTCGCGCATCGTCCCCGACCACGAGATGATCCGAGACGAGCAGGGCCGCCCCCTCGACGTGCTCATCACGAGCGCTGGCGTCATCAGCCGCGTGAACCCGAGTCAGATCCTCGAGACGTGCGCCGGCAAGGTCGCGGAGAAGACCGGCAAGCCGGTGATCTTCGACAACGCCGCCGGCGTCAACGCCGTGAAGTGGGTACGCGGCCTGATGAAGGAGCACGGCGTAAAGGACAAGGAGGTCGTCTTCGACCCGCTCACGAAGCGCCACATCACGGGCTCGGATGGGAAGGGAGTACTTGTAGGTAGACAGTATATCTACAAGCTCTTCAAGTCGACGGACACGAACTTCGCCGGGCACGGCGTGGGCCCGTACGACCTGAACGAACAGCCGCTGAAGACCGGCGGCGACGACAGCGCCAAGGGCCTCGGCAAGATGGAGTTCGACGCGTTGCTCGCGCACAACGCTCGCAACTTCCTCAACGAGGCTGCGACCGTGCGCGGCACCAAGAACGAGGAGTTCTGGAAGGCCGTGCAGCTGGGCCTGCCCATGCCCGCGCCGAAACCGTCGTTCGCGTTCAATAAGTTCGTCGGAATGCTCGAGGGTGCGGGCGTGCGCATCGACAAGCGCGGGAGCAAGTTCCACATCCTGCCGCTGACCGACAAGGACGTCACGAAGCGCTCGGCAGGGGCGATCGAGAACAACAAGACGCTCCAGGCGAAGGACCTGAAGCCGGAGAAGGGCGGGCTGTTCGATCCCTCGCGCACGGGAGGGCCGCAAGGGACGCTGTACGCACACATCGACTTGCACGAGCCGATTCCCTCGCCCGTGTTCAAGGAGCCGGTGCGCCGCTTGCTCGGCATGACGGAGAAGCAGTTCGACAACGCGCTCGGCGAGCACGGCGGCGGGTGGTTTAAGACTCAGCTTGACGCCATCAGCCCCGACGCGAAGCTGAAAGACCTGCGCGCACGGATGACGAAGGCCAACGGCCCCGTCTTGAACGACCTCGTCAAGCAGGTGAAGTACCTCGAGGCGCTGAAGACGCACAAGCTCAGCCCGAGCGAGGCGTACATCATCTCGAAGGTACCGGTGATCCCGCCGGTTTTCCGTCCCATTCTCCCAGGAGTCGCAGACCCCTCGCAGCTGATGGTCGCCGACGCCAACAAGCTGTACGCGCAGCTGATGGACGCAAACCACACGCTGAAGAACACTGCCTTGCCCAGTGACTTGGGGAAGCATCGCAACGAAGTCTTCTCGACGGTCGAGGAGCTCTACGGCACGACGTTGCCGCGCGACCCGAAGCTTCAGCAGCAAAAGGTGAAGGGGTTCCTCTCCACCATCGCGGGCGTCGGCACGCCGAAGGGCGGGTTCTTCCAGCGCAAGCTGATGCGCAAGAACATGGACATCAGCGGGCGCGGCACAGCGGTGCCGGACTCGAACCTCGGCATGGACGAAGTCGGCATCCCTGAGAAGATGCTCTGGGGCATGCTCGACAAGCTCGTCGTCGCTCGACTCATGCGGAAGGGCTACCCCGCGCTCGACGCGCGCGAAATGGTCAAGAAGCAGACGGCGGCGGCGCGCGAGGCGCTCATGGAAGAGACGCGCGAGCGCCCCATGCTCATCAACCGGGCCCCGACGCTGCACCGCTGGTCGATCGTGGCGGCGTACGCGAAGCCCGTGCAGGGCAAGACGATCCGCGTGAGCTCCTTCACGGAGAAGGGCCTCAACCTCGACTACGACGGCGACACCTTGCAGGTGCACGCCCCGCTCACCCCGGGCTCGATCGAGGACGCCAAGAAGATGACGCTCTCGAACATGATCCTGAGCGATCAGCAGCGGAACAAGCTCCTCGCCTTTCCGCAGCACGAGGCGATCATCGGCTTCACCCTCGCAGCCAAGGGCGGCACAGGCACCGGCCCCGTCAAGAAATTCGCGACGCGCGACGAAGCCATGGCCGCCTGGCGCCGTGGAGAACTCCAGCTGAACGACGCGATCCAGGTGGCGAACGTGAAGCACGCGTACGAGGAAGAAGACGACGATTCCATCTCTCCCGACGTCGACGTATCCTTCTACCCGGCCGAACACGTCACCGGCGTGGGCCTGGAGTAACCGCCCGTGCCGAAGCTGTCCGACACCGTGAAGGGCGTAACCCAACGACAAGCAGCGTCGCTGCGGGGTTGGTACCGTAAGCCCGCCCCCGGCTTTTACGGGGTAAAGGACGGCTTCGACGCCGCCGCCAAAGGAGCGCACGTGAAGGTCTCGTCCGACAAGATCGCCGAGGCCCGCATGCGCGGCTACCTGCGCGTCCTCCAGAAGTACGCCCTCCTCGAGAAGTTCGACGAGCCGATCGAGGCCCTCGCGAAGCGCTTCGCGCAGAGCAACTTCGGCTACGGCGAGGACCCGAAGCCGCAGGCGAAGGGGCGGTTCCAGGGCTACGCCGGGGACCCGATGATGAGCCCGCCGAGCCCGGGTGCGACGCAGAGGAGCGTTTGATGGGACCTGGAGCACAAGTCGCCCTGGCAATGGGCATTCCCGCCGCCGCCGCGTCGCTCGGGGCCCTCTACCTGATGACGCCGAAATACCTTCGGCGGCAGATCGGCGAAGAGTTCCGCGACCCGCGCCTCTACTCGAACCTGCGCGGCGCCGTCTCGCTCGAAGACCGCGACGAACGCGTCCGTGCGCATCGACACCTCGGTAAGGGCGACGGAAGTGTGCTCGGGGCGATGGCGACGGGGTTCGGAAGGAAAGAGGCAGGCGTCAAGAAAGAAGCCATGATCAAAGTCGCATACTACAACTCCAAGGTCGCATCTCTCGGCGCCATCGCCGGCGCCGCTGGCCGAACGCTGATGCACAACCCTCGCGCTGCCGCGACCGTTGCAGGCGGTGCCGTCGGCGCGGGCGCTGGCGCCCTCGCAGCGGGGCCGGGGAACCGCCTCGCGGGAGCCGCAGGCGGCGCAGCGATCGGAGCAGGCGCGGGTAACCTCGCGACGCGCGGCGCTGCTGGGCGGGATGCCGTCGCAGGCGTAGGCCGTAGGTTGCGCGACGCCGCGCCCGCCAGGGCCATCCCCGCGCTCGGTAAGGCTGTGCCCAACGCGGTCGCTGCACCCGTCGCGGTTGCCGCACCCGCGTTCATGGGGCCGCCGGGCGCCGCACGCTGACCCATGCAAACCTCCGTCGGCCAGTTCCTGATTAACGACGTCCTCCCCGACGGCTACAAGGTCAACGGCCCCATCAACAACAAGGGGCTGCACGACCACGTCGTCGGCCTCGCCAAGAGCGACCCGGCGAAGTACGTCCAAACGATCATGGCGCTCAAGCGGCGTGGCGACGAGATCGCCACGCATGAGGGCATCACCGTGGGGCTCGACGACATCGAGCCGGACTACGAAGCCCGCGACGCGATCATGAAGCCCGCCATCCTGAAGATGAAAGGGCTCAAGACCGACAAGGCGAAGGAGACCCACATCCTCGAGACGCAAGCGGCGATGACGGCGCAGACGAAGCTCCACAAGGGCTCGATGACGCACATGGCGCTCTCCGGCGCGCGCGGCAACATCGCGCAGCTGATGAAGATCGTCTCGACCCCGCTCGCCACGGTGCATCCGAAGCACGGCGTGTCGCACACGCTGTTCGATCGCTCGTACGCCGAAGGGCTCACCCCCGCGCAGTACTGGCTCGCAGGGCCTGAGATCCGCGCGAACGAAGTCGCGGCGCGCATCTCCGTGTCGGAGCCCGGCGAGATGGCGAAGGTCCTCGTCGCGAACACCGTGTCGCAGATCGTGACGCAGTCGGACTGCGGGACGATGAACGGCGTAAAGATGGGGGTCGACGACTCCCACACGCTGGATCGGCACACGCAGGAGACGCACGGTCTGCACAGGAATACGCTCGTGACGCCGCAACTCCTTCAGAACTTGAAGGCGCGCGGAGTAGGGGACCTTCTAGTAAGGTCTCCGATGACCTGCATCGCCCCTCGCGGCGTCTGTCAGATGTGCCAAGGCCACAACGAGAAGGGCCACCTGCACCCGATCGGCATGACCGTCGGCGTGCGCGCCGCGCAGGCCATGGCCGAGCCGCTGACCCAGATGGCGCTCTCGAGCCGCCACGGCACGCTGAGCGTCAAGGGAACGACGCAAGCCCCCACGGGGCTGAAGGGCGTGCGCCAGCTCTTGGATGTGCCTGCGGCGTTCAAGGGCGAAGCGACGCTCGCCCCCGAAGCGGGTGTCGTGGCGAAGATCGAGGTTGCGCCGCAAGGCGGGCACTTCATCACCGTGGGCTCGAAGAAGACGTACGCTCGGCCGGACTTCGCGCTGCGCGTGCGTGTCGGCGACCACGTCGAGTTCGGCGACGTCATGACCGACGGCGTCCCGCACCCCGCGAAGGTCGTAGCCGCCAAGGGCCTCGGCGCAGGGCGCAAGTACTTCGTCGACGCGATGCACAACCTGTACAAGGACGAAGGCGTCAACCTCGACAAGCGCCACCTGGAGCTCTTGGCGAAGTCGGAGATCAATCACGTCAGGTTGCTCGAGGCGGACCCGCACCACCCGGAGTTCCTCAAGGGAGACGTCATCAACTACAACTCCTTCCGGGACGCATATCACAAGGACTCGGAGAAGGTCCGCCTCTCCGACGCCGTAGGGCACCGCCTCGGGCAAGAGGTTCTGCATCACACCGTGGGCACGGTTCTCACGCCGTCCGTCCTCAAGGAGCTCGACAAACACGGGGTCCGTGAGGTAGCGGTTACCAAGGCCATGCCTCGGCTCGAGTTCGTGATGAAGCCGTTCGCGATGAACCCGCTGCTCGAGCAGGACTGGATGGCGCGCCTCGCCCACCGGTACCTGAAGTCCACAGTGCAAGAAGCAGCCCACTTCGGCGAAGTCGCAGACGTCCACGGGACCCACCCCGTCCCGGCGTACGCTTACGGTGCGGAGCTCCATCACGGGCCCGGAGGAATCTTCTGATGCCCCTCGACGAAGAGACGCTGTACGCCGTAAAGATCGCGGCTTGGGATCGCCGTGCGGCGCTTTACGGCGTAGAGAAGGTCGCCGTCGACTGGCGCGGCCTAGCGACGCGGGCCTTCGGCGAGAACAAAATTGCGCCGTCCAAACCCGGCTTCTGGAACAAAACGAAGGCCTTTGGCAAGCACGTCGGCGAGTTCGGCCGCGAGATGATCCTCGGTAGCCCGATCACCGAGTACCAGAAGATGAAGGCCCGCATGGCGAAGCCCGGCGTCGGCCTCGGCCGAGCCCTCGCGGGCCATGCCAAGGACTTCTACATCACCCCCGACAGCAAGTTCTTCACCGCGCTCAACGTCGGTATGCCCGCGTTCGATCTCGGAAACACCCTGCTGCGCGGCGACCCCGATACACGTAAGGGCGACATCGCCCACGGCGTCGCGGGCATCGCAGCGGCGCCGTTTACCTCGCGCTTGGGGATCCCTGGGATGATGATCCAGCAGGCGGTACAGTCGGGGGCACAGTCGCTCGGACATCGGTTCGACAAGGCGAAGGACATGACGCCAACGGGGGGCCGCTCACAAGGACGGCAGTTGCTCGACCTCAGCGATCGTCCCCCTGTCGTCCCCTACCCCGCCCCGCTCGACCACCCTCTGATCACCGGCGCCCGCGAAGTCGCCAGGACCGCGCCGGCGCAACACGCCCTCAACGCCTTCAAAGCCTCCCAACCCACCTCGGGCTGAGTCCACCTAGACTTAGCCGCGCAAGGAGCAACACGTGCAGACCAATCTGTTCACTCGTAACTACCTCAAGGGCGTGTCCGACGGTCTGATCGACCAGGGCGCCCTGGCCCCGTGGGGCGACGACAAGATCGCGACCGAGGTCTTCGACAAGATCGCCAGCGATCACAACCTGCCCGCGATCCTGTCGGAGCAGCTCCCGGACGACGTGAACATCTCGCTCGGCCGGCACCTCCAGCACTGGTCGAAGGTCGCGCACGAGAAGAACCTCGGCGCAGGCCCGACGGCCGTCGTGCAGGCGAAGCACGCCTCGCTCGCGTCGCGCGAGCTGCGCGCGGCCTCGAGCGCCGCGTACTACATGGACAAGGCCGCCGAAGACGGCGCGCTGAACGGCGTGGGCGAGAACACCCCCGAAGCCGCCACGGCGAACAACGCCATCGCGCGCCTCGACCAGGCGAACCGCTCGACGTTCATGTACCTCGTCGGCATGGGCAACACGGACATGCCCGAGGGCGGCGTCGTGGGCCGGCAGATGGCGCACCCGATGGCGCCGAAGGGCCCGGCGATCAACAACTCGCTGACGGGGCTCGACAAGCAGGCCAGCGAGTCGGACTTCACCAAGGCCGCCAACTTCATCGAGGCGCTCATGAAGCGCGGGGCGCAGCCCACGGTGAAGATGGTGCTCGCCGCCGCCAGCATGGCGGAAGGTGAGTACGACGGTCTCGAGCTGATGACCGACATCGTTCGGCACGTGAAGACGGCCGAGGAGCTCGACGGCGCGCTCGACGACGTCAACAGCGCGACGGACGAGGCCTCGGCGCCTCCGAACCCGCAGCTCGTCGAGCTGATCGAGAAGGCGCTCGCGCACTACTTCGAGACGCACCCCGACATGGCCGGCGCGCACGGCGAGCCGGACGGCGACGAAGCTCCGGCGGACCCGGCGGGCGAAGGCGACGCGCCCCCGGCGCCGATGGAGGGAAAGACGGCGTCCACCATCAGCGGTCCGCGCAACCTGAAGGAAGTGCCCAAGGCCCTCGCCACGGGCGCGAAGCACATCGCCGGAAAGGCCAAAGACGAGCTCTCTCACGTTCCCAACTTCTTCAAGACGTTGAAGAACCGCAAGGATCTGACCTCGGAGTTCGGCAAGGACATGGTCGATCGCACGCTCAAGGAGCACGGCAAGGGCGCGCTCCGCGTGGGTGGGGCGGCGGCGGGCGTTGGCGCGCTCGGCGCGGGCGCCGCGTATGCGGCGACGCGGGACAAGAAGAAGGAAGCGGCGTGGTACGACCCCGAGGTCCTCGGGACGGAAGCCCTCCACCGTGAAGGCCTCGCGCCGCTGGAGGTGGGCCCGGCCCTCGAGCACGCCGACGCGATGAAGCGCTACCTGGGCAAGGCCCCGCTGGGTGAGCGCGCGCTCGAAGGCGCCAAAGACGTCGGGCACGCAGGCCTCGACAAGGTGAAGGCCCTCGGCGCGCTCATGAACCGCAACCGCCTCGCCACCGCCGGCATCGGCGCGGGCGTCCTCGGCCTCGGCGCGGGCGGCGCCTACCTTGCCTCGCGCGGCGGCTCGAAGGAAGCCCAGCTCCTCGCCGAGCTCTCCAAGGCCGCCACGGACGGCGCGCTGAACGACCCGGGGACCAACACCCCCGCCGAGGCCGCCGCCGTCAACGCAAACGCCCGGCTCGACATGCAGAACCGCAGGCCGGAAGAGTACCTGAACGGCGTGGGCGACACCGCCATGCCGAACAAGGGCCATCTCGGCGAGAGCATGCCGGCGCCCAAGGGCCCGGCGAAGACCAACCCGCAGACGACGCCCGTGAAGGAAGCGTCGTTCGAAGCCTCGATCCGCTCGGCCGGCGAGTACTGGGGCCCCAAGCTCCCGGCTTCGATGCCGGTGAGCGAGAAGCGCGCGCACGTGATCGCGCTCGCGGGGATGCCCGAAGCGTACCGCGCGAACTACGTGCGGAACCTCGGCTAATCCTGACGGATTCGTAGCGACGAAGGCTCGGAGAGGAAACTCTCCGGGCCTTCTCTCTTTTACGCTGTTCCCTTCTTTCGCTTACACTTCGTGTATGACCATGGACGGCGGCTTCCCCCTTTCTCAGTCCCCGCGCACGCAGGGCTTTCAGCAGCCCCCGGCAGGCCCGCAGGACGAGGAGGAGATCTTCTCGACGAGCTTCAGGGACCTCGCGTACCGCGCCTTCCAGAAGACGCAGCCGCAGCTGTTCCCCCAAGTCGTCACCTTTCGCGTGCTCGCCGTCGACGCCCCCAACGGGGAAGGTGTCGGCGCGTTCATCGTCAAGGCCGAGGGAGAGATCCTCTTCGTGCCGGTGGTCATCGCGGACAACGCCGTGAAGCCGCTCGACATGTTTTACGCGCGTTCGAAGGACCGGTTCTACCCGCTCACGTCCGAGTGGGTCGACCGCCTTCAGATGGACTCGGTGACGTCTCTCGGCGACGGCGTGAAGCCCCCGAAGGACCTGAACACCGACGTCGACATCCGCAACGTGATCGTGCCGCCGACGACGGGTCGGTACAGCTACGCGGAGCTCGAGCAGGAGTGCGTCGCGCCCTTTCGGGCGGCAGCGGCCTACGGTCGCGAGAAGCGCGCGTCCGAGACGCTCGTGTTCCCTGAGTTGCTCTCTCGCATGCCCGACGGCACGAAGATCGCGGCGGCCGAGTACCTGCGCGCGCACGTCGGCGTCTTCAAGAAGCTGGCCGAGGTGTACGGCGTAAAGACGCTGGACATGGCCCTGCGCCCCTCGCGTACGAAGGTCGCCCACGACCATCGCCTCGAAGTCCCCATGAAGCACGACATCTTCATGGCGGACGCGTCGATGCCCTTCCAAGACGTGAAGAAGAGCCTCAGCAAGGACGAAGTGGGCCCCGCGTACCAGGCCATTCGACTGCACGGCTTCTACGTCAAGGATCGCCGCAAGAGCGTCCCCAACGACGTCGACGTCGTCGGTGAGTCGACCTTCGCGCTCGAGCGCCCGGAATCCTCGGGGCTTTACCGCGTGTTCCTCACGGACGGCACGGTCGAGAAGGCCCTCGTCGTCGTGAACCCCATCGACATGAACGGCGGGGAGATGTCGGACACGTACCAGGCGAACCGACAGTACCGTCCGCGCACCGAGTACCAGGTGTTCTTCCAGGACGGGCGAAGCGGCCTCGTCGATACGCTCCTCGCCGAGCCTGTCGCGACGGAAGCCTTCGAGGACATCGAAGAGTTCCTGAAGGGCTGCACCTCCGAGCGTCCGGGCAACGACGAGCACGGCGCTTTCGTGTGCGTGTGCGGCACGACGCTGCGCGCGACGCACATCTTCAAGGCGTGCGACGTGTCGAGCCATAACGACCTCGTGACGATGAAGGCGAACTCGGAGTTCGGTCCGCCCGTGATCTTCTCGAAGAAGATGTCGGGCCCGGCCGTCATCCGACCCGCTGGCCAGAACACCATGGTCATCCCTGGCTCGTACAAGTGGTTCAAGTCGAAGACGAAGACGCAGCCCGCCGCGCCCTTCCCCGGCGCCAAGCCGTACGTCAGCGCGGACCTGTTGACGGAGCAGTCGTTCCTCACGAACGCCGACATGATCCACCGCATGGTCGAGCGCGGCGTCGAGAAGACCGCGTCCGCGAAGATCTACTGCGTGAAGCACGGCTCGGACTTCGTCATCGAACCGGGCGGCTTCCCGCTCAAGGCCGTCGCGGCCACGGTGAAGCTCGCGTCGCGGTACGGCGTCACCCTCGGTGACGCCTCGCGCGTTGTCGAGGCGACGGCCAACGGCCTGCGCTTTACGGCGTACGCCACGCCGAAGCTGGCCGCTGGCGAAGCGCCTCCCCAGGCTCCGCAGCCCGACCCGGCCGCTGAAGCCGCAGCACAGGCCGCCATGCCCCCGCCCCCGCCCTCGGGGATGGAGCTCGCCCTCGCCGAGAAGATGCAGCTGCTTCAGCAGCAGCAAGCGTCCATCGCGCAGATGCAGCAGCTCGTGAGCGAGCTCCAGCAGCGCGCAATGGGCATCGACCAGGGCGGCGGGGCGATGGCCGCGCCGATGGCCGCCGCAGGGATGCAGGCGGGAGCTCCGGCGGACCCCGGCGCGATGGCGCCGGTGCCGGGCATGCCCGGCGACCCGGCGATGGCACAAGGCGGAGCGCCGCAGGGTGCGCCCCAAGACCCGAACGCCATGGCGGCGCAGGGCGCGCCCCAAGACCCGAACGCGATGCCGATGGACCCGAACGCGATGCCTGCGCAAGGGCAGGACCCGTTCATGGGAGGCATGTAGCCCGAGCAGCCGCCGCCCACGGCCATGATGCCCAAGGCCCCGAACCCCGCGATGTTCGAGCAGGATGTCAACCCCGATCACCTGGGCGACGCGCAGGCGCTGAACGACCAGGGCGTCTTCGACGCAGCGGCGGTCGCGTCGCTCGCGAACGTGCGCAGCGTGAAGGACCTCTTGCAGAACTACACGCCGGTGCTCGACAACGCCCTCGACCGCTTGGGTCGCTCGTTGCTCTTGCTCTACGTGAAGGGTCGCGAGATCCGCGAGCGCATCGGCGAAGAGGCGTACACGCAGCTCGAGCAGAAGGTGCGCGATACGTTCCGCATGCTCGGTGAGTCCCTCATGTCGATCGAGCAGTACGGCGATCAGATGTTGCCGCGCGGCGCGAGAACTGCGTAAGCTTCCTTCATGTCACGCCCGCGCACGCCGTGGGCCGCGTACGACCGGATACGAGACGCAGCCTCGGCTCCCGACGACCCCCTCGAACGCGAGCTCTACGCCCTGTTGACCGGCGCCCCGCCGGTCGACGCGGGCCTGCGCGCCACGGTCGAGACCGCGTACGACCTACACGAGAGCGAGGCGCGCCACGCGCTCAACGCGCTCGTGATGTGCGACGCAGCGCCGGACGAGGTGAACGCCGCGCTCGAGCTCGCGGACGGCGTGTACGACGCCTACCAGACGCTGTTCTTCGATCGGGACCACTTCCGCAACGTCTTCGACATCCGCGCGTTCGTGAAGACGCTTCCGGAGGACGAGGACGTGCAAGAGGTCTATAAGCTCGCGCTCACCGAGGGCGCAGGGCGCCTCCTCGATCGGTACCGCGTAAAGGAGGCCCCCGCCCCTGCCCCCGACAAGGTCTTGGGGGATATGATGCGCGAGACGCACAGCCGCGCCTTCGAACATCGCGGGCGCTCCATCACGAGCCGGGCCGCACAGGAGTCCTTCAAGTGGGGCCGCGCCGCCGCACAGAACGCGCTGGCCGCCAAACAGGCGACCACCAGTGACCAAGTCGGCAGCACGCTCCAGGCCTTGAAGTTCGCGCTGCGCACCGAGGACCCGACCAAGGACCTTACGGAACTTGGCGTCACGAAAGACGAGATCCTCAGTGGCTGACCCACCTACCTTTAGGCCGACGCATGCCCACCTGGAATAACTCCGATTTCGAGCGCGAGGCGACCGACATCGCTCGTACCTTCTGGGCCGGCAAAGACCAGAATGGGAGCTCGCTCAACGAGCTCACCACGAAGGTTGCGCGCGACCACAGTCTGAACCCGGAACAGATCCGGAGGCTCTGCCGTGCGGCAAACACGCAGGCCTTCGGACAGAAGCACGCCTCGCTTCAAGGCGAGGACCGAACGCCGGAGTTCGACCTGTCCGACGCCGAGGCCGTGATCGGCTCGCTGTCGCTGGCGCTCACGGGCGCGACGAAGGTCGCCTCGGCGTTCTACGGCGCGGTGCCGGACGAGTACGCTCGCCCCGCCCCGCCCATCCCCCAAGCGTCGCTCACGAAGGTGGCGAGCGAGTACGTCGCCCCGCCGCGCGCGCTCGGCATCGAGCTCGATCGCGCCCTGCGCGAAACGAAAGACCTCGGGTACGAGCGCATCGGCTTGAACGACCTCTGGGAGACGAAGATCGCAGAGCTCAAGAGCCGCGCGAGACTTCAGACCTGGGAGCACGACGCGTTCGAGAAGAACGCCGTGGCGCTCTACGGCGCGGACGCCCTTCCCGAGCTGAACGCGCTGCGGACGGTCCTCGGTCGTGACCCGATCGAGACCGGTCCCGCGACGCTCGCGAAGCTCGGCAGCTTGCAGGAGCAGTGGCTCGGCGTCGAAGACGCGCACGCCGTCTTGCTCAAGCAGGCGATGGACCTACGCGCGCAGTACGCGACGGTAAAGGTGGCGCACGAGAAGGCGGAGGCTCGGATGAAGAGCCTGAGCGCGAGGAAGCTGTGAACAGGTATCAACGACGCTACTTGGCGAAGTCTGCTGCCGCTGCCGCCTTTTCTCGGCATCTTGTCGATGCTGCGCGCTCGGCGCAGCACGCGCCCGTGGCGGTTGCCGGGGTGAACCGGGTTGCCCAAACGGCGCCTCAGAAGGTCGTGAGCGGGGTGAACAGGGCGGCCCAAACGGCGCCTCAGAAGGCCGTGAGCGGCGTGATGGCGAGCCCCGTCGCACGCCCTCCTGGGACGCCCCCGACGGCGGCCCAAACAGCGGGCCCGGGGCCTGTGATGCAAAGAGACTTGGGGGACTTCTCGAAGAAGAAGCTGCTCTGGGAGGCCCACGAGCGCGCGGCCCTGCGTCAGGCTGCGCCGAGCGCGCCGGTTCTCCCCGGCGGGAAGATGGCCCCCGGTACCGCGATCGACCTGACTAAAGCGGGGCACGCGCTCGATTCGCTGTGGGCGAAGTACGCGGCGTGGCAACGGACGGGAAACAACGTCAAGTCGTGGGTTCCTGACGCGCCGCAAGCCGCTGCGCCGCAAGCCGCTGCGCCCGTCGCGACGCCCCCGGAAGGTGCCACCGCCGGGGCTCGTCCACACTCGCGCGACCAGATGTTCCAGAACGTAGGTGGCGTCAGCGCACAGGCGCCGGGGAGCGTTCCGCGTCCCGCTGCGCAACCGCCGCCTGTGCCGATGCAGGCGCACGTTCGAGACTGGCAGCCCCCGACCATCCAGGCGGGGACCCACGTACCGAACGCGCCCGCCGCGCCGCGCATCGACCCGAGGGTATCCGCGCACGACGCAGCGGAGGCGCAAGGCACACACAGCGCGAACAACGCCCACCAGATGCAGGCTGCGTCCGCGCAACATGCAGCGGCCGAAGCGCACGGCGCACGGCAGATGGGCAACAGCGCCATGGCGGCGCATCAGGGTGCCGGCTACCAAAGCATGGGGCATGGCGTTCAAGGCGCGGTGTCGGGCATCGGGCATGCCGACCAAGCCAGGCGCAGCGCGGAGATGAACGCCGCGCTCCGCGCTCCGTCGGCTGCGGCAGCGCACTCCGCAGCTGAGCGCGCGGGGCAGGCCGCGCACGCCGTAAAGCCGGGCTTCCTCTCCCGCAACAAAGGCCGCCTCGGCCTCGCCGCTGGCGGCGCCGCACTCCTCGGCCTCGGGGCCTACGGCGCAAGCCGTGCCGCAGGCGAGCAAGACGTGAGAATCCGGGACTACATGCAGAACGCACAGCAGAACGCCGGAACGCCGTTGCCGCCGATGGCGGTGCATGCCTCGTACGACGACTTCGCGGAGCGCGCGAAGCTCGGCGAGTTGCAGCCCATGTACCCCACCGTCCAAGGGGCGCTGGCGAACTCCATGGCGACGCAGCTCGCCACCAAGTTCATCGGCGAGCCGATCGACGCGGCGCACAAGGCGTTGAAGAAGAAGTTCTACGACGAGCCCAAGCAGCAGCAGGCCTTCGACGAGGCGGTCCAGGGTGACGACATGCTGCGCGAGGCGCACACGTCGAACCCCGCGCACCTCACCGACGCGTTCTCGACGTTGAAGAAGTTCGCGCCGTCGATGGCGTCTCACCCGCAAGCGACGCGCAGCTTCTTGCGTCAGGCGCACATGGCGGGTACGCACGGTAGCGGGATGGACTTCGCCACGATCCGCATGCTGGCGGAGACGGAGAAGTTCGTGCAGAACTCGAAAGGCGTCGGACGATGAACATCCCCTCCTACTCGATCTCCAACAACCTCCGCACCGCCCTGGTCGTGCAAGGTCGCGCGAAGCTCGCGCACCAGGTCTTGTACCTTCAGGGCGAGTTCCCGCCCGCAGACACCTCGGTGAACGCGGCGGGTCGTGCCTTGTGCATGAAGCTGGCGGTCGACCTCGTGAACCACATCCAGGTGATGGATGGGGTCGCGGCGTACAAGAGCCTGAAGCGGGAAGGGACCTGAGATGCGCCCCCTCGACACCTGGAACGCCGTCAAGCGCGCCGCCGCACAAGACGAAGACCTCGGCACCGGCCTCGCGAAGATCGCCCTGGCGCTGTGGGCGTCGCACGACGCGCACACGAAGGTCGGCCATGATCAGGCCACCCGCGAAGCGTTCGTCGCGAGCGTCGTCGGCGCCGCCGTCGTCGACGCGCAGATCGAGAAGCTCGCGCTCGACCGCAGCGACAAAGCGTTCCTGCTGAACTTGAACGCCGTCGCGGCGCTCGAAGACCTCTCGCAGTTCACGAAGTCCTCCGGCATGCTCGACTTCCTCGCGAAGCACCCTGCCGCCGTCGGAGCCGTGATTGGCGGCGCGGGCGGCGCGGGCTTCGGGGCGTACGCCGACGACGAGAACCGCCTGAGAGGCGCGGTGCGCTTCGGTGTGCCCGGCGCGATTGGCGGGGCGCTCGTGGGTCACGGCGTGCACCAGATGAAGGCGGAGAACGCGGAGAAGGAGCTGATCAAGACGCGCGACGCAGCTAAAGCGACGCGCGACGAAGAAGCGCACGCGCTCGCCAAGGCCCGAGCAGCACGGGACGGCCAAGCGCACGGGACGCATCAAGCCCACACGCAAGCGCAGACGACGGGGCAAGAAGCGTACACGCGGCGGGAAGAGGAGCTGCACCAGCTCGAGCTCAAGCGCCGAGAGGCGCAAGTGAAACAAGAGCAGGCTAAGGCTGACGACATCAAGATGCGGGCGGAAGTCTGGCGGACGAACAACCTGAAGCCGCCCCCGCCCCCGCCACCGCCGCCTCCGCCGGCGGCGCCCACGGCTGGATCGAAACTCCAGTCGCTCCAGGGCGCGCTCTCTACGCCGTAAAGACCCGCTCACGACTCATAGGTAAGGTTCTACGTGGAGAAGCTCCTCGAACTCGACTCCCACTTCCCCAAGACGGGGGAGCCGACCGTCTCTCTCGTCGCCTGGGGTGACGGGCGCGGCGGGCTCACGCTCGAGAAGCGTGCGTTCGCGGAGAGCCGCTCTCCGATGTACGACTTCCTGAAGACCGTGCAGCCCGAGGCCGGGTGCTCGTTCATCCTCGTGAACGCCCTCGGCGCGTACGAGTACTACGACGACAACCGCAACGGCGACGGCTTCCCAGCGCGCCCCTTCAAGGTCGGCGAGCTCGCGACGTGCGGGCACCCCGAGTGCTCGAAGTCCCTCGACGGGTGGATCTCGGACGAGGAGACGCTCGTGCGTCACTTCAAGACGTTCGAGAAGCACGGGAACATCTACCGGAACCACAAGAACTCGGACCCGTCGACGTCGCTCGGCTACATCCAGAAGGCCATCTGGAACGACCGGATGCACCGGGTCGAGCTGCTGCTCAAAGTCGTGAACGACCGGGCGCCGGACCTCGCGGAGCGTATTGCGTCGCACGACTCGATCCCAGTTTCGATGGGCTGCTTGGGGGTAGGTACCCCCATCACGCTGGCTGATGGACGGCGTAAGGTCGTCGAAGATGTTGTCGTGGGCGACCGCGTACGAACACACTTGGGCAACGCGCAACGTGTGTTCGAGTTGCACCGTCGGACCTACGTCGGCGTGGTGCACACCATCAAGCCCGAGGGCGGGCCTCCGCTCACGGTCACGCACGAGCACCCATTCTTTGTTGCCAAGTTCCACGACGTCAAACGGCGCCATGGGAAGAAGGAACGACCGTGGCTGGATGATGCTTGCGTCAACGGCGTATGGAAGTTGGCTAATGAACTCGACGCGGACAGACACCTACTGCTGCAACCGATCGACCGGACGGTTGAGACACCGGAAGAAATCACGCTGCCTCTCGCGAGGCTCCTCGGCTATTACCTAGCCGAAGGGAGCTTGCTCCGCGATGAGAACGGCCTGCATCTGGGCATCGACCTCAACTGCCACCAGGACGACGAACTGCTGAAAGAGCTCCCGTCACTGATCGAAGCGTTGCACTTGCCGGAGCCGTACATCTCCGTGCGTTCGCACAGCGCTTGCGCACGTAGCGTCCGTGTCTACTCGCAACACTTGGCCCTCCTGTGCCGCGACTTGATGGGCGTCTACTCCAAGAAGAAGTTCCTCGACGCGTCCGTCATGCTGTGGGCACCAGAACTCCAACGTGCGCTCTTCGGCGCCTACGCCAACGGTGACGGCTGCGGTAACAAGAACGGCAGCCTCCAGATCTCGACGAGCTCGGAAGAGCTGGCGACGCAGCTGCTCTCGTTGCTTCCGCGCTTCGGGGTACTCGCGAGCCATCAAGTGCTCGAGCACAAGCCCAACAAGCTCGTGAAGATCCCGACGACGGAGCACGTCGTCTACATTGGCAAGCAGTGGGCGCAGGGTCTTCGCGACGTATGCGCGAAGATCAAGACCTCCGAGGTCAAAGCGAAAAAAGAAGTTCGCAAGATCATCGGGGACTATATTGTCATCCCAATCCGTAACATCGACCGTACGGCCGGCTCCATGCCGGTCTACAACTTCGAAGTCGAAGAAGACAACAGCTACGTGGCGGGCGGCGTCGCCGTTCACAACTGCCATGTCCGCTGGGACGTCTGCACCATCTGCGGCCACCGCGCCCCGACGCGCGCGCAGTACTGCGAGCACGCGCTGCGTTCGCTCCGTCAGGTGCTCCCCGACGGGCGCAAGGTCTCGGTGCTGAACCCCTCTCCCAAGTTCTTCGACATCTCCTTCGTCTTCCGCCCGGCGGACCCGACGGGCTGGATGCTGAAGAAGGTGGCGGACGTGTCCCACGGCCGACCCTCGGCCGAGCTCGGCGAGCGCGTCGCCGCGTATCGCTCCCGGGCCTTGGAACTCCGCACCAACACCCAGAAGGTCGCCTCCGACCTCGCGGGCCCCTACGGACGTGTCGCCGCCGACGTCGTCTCCGAATGGCCGGCGCTCGAGGGCCAGGCGCTCGACACGCTCGCGAAGCTCGGCTCGCTCTCCGACACGCTCTCGACGCTCACCGCCGTGGGCGTCGTACTGAGCAACGCGGAGGTCACGCAGCTGATGGCGAAGAAGGCGGGGATCCCCTGCCCGCCGTCGGACCTCGACCGCCTCTCGGCCCTTCAGCCCGCGCTCGAGGAAGTCCTTACCCGCTACCCCTCAGCCGCCGCGAAGCTCGCCGAGCTCGTGGACTTCCGTCTTGACGGCGTAAAGCCCCAACGTCTCGCCGCCATCACGGACTGGGTCGAGAAGCGCGGCGGCTACGCGGACTACGCCCGCACGGTCGCCTACGCGCCCTCCGACACCTTCCAGCTGCCCTTCGGACCGGGCGCGTCGTACCGGGCATATCAGCCCGGTCGCACCGAGCTTCTGACGATGACCGACCCGAGCACCGGGCAGCAGTACCAGACGACGCGCGGCGCTGCGCAAGACGCAGGGAACGAGAAGAGCCGCAGCCAGCTCGCGGGTACCGCGCTGCTCGGCGCCATGTACGCCGGCGGGCTGCGCGCGGCGCTCGGGCGTCGCGCGGGCCTGTGGACGATCCCTGTCGGGCTCGCCGCCGGGTGGGCGACGACCAAGGCGATCAAGGACAACTTCCCGGCGTTCCGGCACCCGACGTACATGACCGACCAGGGGATCCCGGTGTCAGGTGGGACAGAGTTCAACAAGGTCTCTGCGTTCGAGCGCCCCACACCGGCAGACGTCGTGCACAAGGCGGCACTCGACGAACGCCCCTTGGCGAAAATCGCCTCGCACTCCCCGAACTTCTCGTCGTGGCTCGCTTCGACTTCCCTTTCGGAGAAGGTCGCGGCTATCGTTGCGGGTGCCGAGACGGACGCTCACGACGTCGGCGCCCCGCCCGAGCTGGACCTCGCCGTCGTCGTCCACAACGTCTGCCACATCGTGTGGGCCGACTAATCTACTCCCAGGAGTCCCATGAACCTCGACAGCGTCCTGAAGAACCTCGACACGACCCTCGCCCCCGCCGCCGAGAAGACGGCCAGCGAGCGAGCCCCGACCACCCGCGCGAGCTCGCTCGTCGACGACGCCGTGCGCTCGGTGACGACGCGCTCGAAGACCGCCTCGGCTTCGGCCCCGGTCGAAGGCGCGCTCGACAAGCTCGCCGCGCACATGGCGAGCCAGTCGGCAGACGGCGCGGCGAAGGTCGCGCACACCATCGGGCAGGCCATGGCGGACGGCTTCGTCTCGCAGATGTCGGTCTACGAGAACGCGGCCGAGCAGCTCAACGCGAAGACCGCGTCGGAGATCGACCCCGACCTGCTCAAGATCGCTGCCTTCGCGAAAGAAGACCCGCGCGGCTTCATGGCGTGGGCCTCGAAGCAAGCGGGCTCGGACGACGCGATCGTCAAGCAGGCCGAGATGGAGGCCGCTGAAGAGCTCGAGGCCGCGACCTTCAAGGGCGCCGCCGCTCACTGGGACGCCGGGTACGAGGTCGGCGCGCTGATGGGCTCGTCCAGGGAATGAACCGGGCGCGCGAGCACAAGCTGATCGAGTTGCACGCCGCGATGCGCAAGGTCGCGTTCGCGGCGGTCACTCCCGAGGTCGAGAAGACCTTCGGAGAGCTGCGCGAGCAGCTCGGATCGGCGAAGCACGCCTTCGAACTCAGCGCCCTCGACCCAACCTTCCTGCGCCACCTGACGACGGAGTAGAGCAATGCCCAGCTTGGACGACGCGCTCTTCGACCTCTCCCTGCGCCCGCAAGGTCGCTCGAAGAGCGCCGAGCTGCGCGACCTCGCTGGCGCGCTCAGCCGCGCGCAGCAAGAGCCCGTGACCTTCGAGGACCTGTACGCCGTAAAGACGGCCGGCGAGGCACCCGAAGCTCCGAGCGGCGACGACGCCCTTCCCGGCGCTCCGCTACGCAAGCTCGCACACGCCGTACGCGTTGCCGAACACACCCTCGAGACTGAACGTCTCGAGAAGGTGGCCACCCTCCGACGCGCCGTTCGCGGCCTTACCCTTCTGAACGAGCGAGTGAGCAAGTGAGCAACCCCTTCTCCAAGATCGCCTCGGCCCTCGAAGCCCTCGCGGACGAGATCGACCACGGTCCGTCCGTGGCGCCCGCGCCGGCGATCGAAGCCCCCAAGGCGTTCGACAAGACGGCGGCCCTGAACGTCCTTCAAGACCTCGGGGTCGAAGCAGACTCGCTGCTCGAGCATCCGGCAGCGCTCGCGCTGCTCGAGAAAGTAGCTCGCTCGCGTGTCGCACCCGAACCGCTCGGTGAGCCGAGCGACTATCGAGGCTCGAGCCCGCCGGCGCCGCGCAACAAGGCGGAAGCCGTCAAGCTCGCCTACGACGCGTTCGCAGACGGCATCATGAGCGACGCGGACTGACCGCTCGGCCCCCTACACTAACGATCGAGGAAACTGATCCATGCAGCTCAACAGCAAGTACGACCTGATCTCCGCGACCCCGATCGTTGGTGGGCACGCCTGCCTGGCGATCTCCGACGTCCTGGCCCAGGAGGCGTTCGCCGCCTTCGAAGCGGGCTCGGGCGTGGGCACGCCGGATTCCGAAGGCTCGCCGGTTCCTGGCACACTGCTCCCGGGGCAGGTCGTGACCATGAACACGAGCGGCTACTGGGAGCTGGCGACCTCGCCGACCCTCGGCACCCCCTCGCTCCCGATCCTCATGGGCGTCATGCACGACGGCGACGAGGACTTCGACGGCGCCGCCACCGGCAAGCCCGTCGTCCTCATCGGACCGTGCGAGATCCTCACCCCGCACTACACGGGCGGCTCGTTTCCGCCCGGTTCGCAGGTGACCGTCTCCGCCGGTCTCTTCGTCCTGAAGTCCGTCGCCGCGTCGACCGTTCAGGCCGTCGGCCGCGTGGGCAACCGGGGCCTCAACAGCGCGACGGGCGTCCTGCACGTCATGTTCGGCGTCCCCTGAACGCAACCTGAACGACGCGACCCCCTAGAAACGCTCAAGGAGACCCGACAAGATGTCTTACCAGACGGAAACCACGCAGCAGCAAGCGACGCTGCTGAACCAGCGCTTCATCAGCATGCTCGAGGCAGGGCAGACGAAGCAGGCCGAAGACCAGGGCACGGCGTTCATTCGCTCGATCGTCCGCCAGGAGTGCGCCGCGCGCCTGGTGATCGTGCCGCAAGGCCTGACGAACGACGAGCTCGATCGCGACGTGAACAGCGATCTGCCCCGCAAGATCGTCGAGAAGGAGCCCGACTCCTCGGCGACGTACGTGCAGTTCGACGGCACCCCGCGCGCCCGCTGGTTCCGGGGCAAGCGCTACGTGGTCTACTTCGGTAAGACCCAGAGCGACATGTTCGTCAAGAGCAAGTTCAAGCTCATGACGTACCAGAACGACATCCGCAAGATCCTCGCTGACAACAGCGTGAAGGACCTCGCGGACCAGGAAGACATCCTCTTCCGCCGCACATGCCTCACGCTCGTGAACCGCAACGCCGCCGTGCAGCGCACCCAGATGCCGGCCTTCACGAACGCCGCGTTCGTCAAGGCGTTCCAGGCGATGGACAAGCGCCGCCGCCCCATCGGCAAGATGCTGATGACCAACGCCCTGTACCGCGAGGCGATGAACCTCCCGGCGACCCAGGTCGGCTCGGACATCGCGAAGCGCCACTACATGGAGGGCGCCGACAAGGAGTCGATGCTCTGGGGCATCCCCGCCATTCAGACGGCGAAGACCGACATCTACAACCCCGAGGAGTGCTGGGTGTTCTCGCCGCAGAACTTCCTCGGCAACTTCTTCCTCCTGCAAGACGCCACGCTCTTCATCGAGCAGCGCGCCGACATCATCACGTTCTTCTCGTACGCCGCGCCGGGCATCGGCATCGGCAACAGCGAGTCGATGCAGCAGCTGGTCTTCGGCTCCGTCCCGACGTGATCTGACTGACAGACTTAGTGCCGTAGCGTCTATGCTAGACGCATGCGCTACGCACTGAGCCCGGCGACCCTCCGGGACTACGACGAGGCTCTCTCCCTGCGTAAACACGCAGCGGAGGGCGCCTCGTCGGCCGTTGTGAGTCCTACGGCTCCGTCCCCGCCCACTCCCACGACGTACAAGGCGCAGAAGCCCCCTCCGCAGCCCGGGGACTACAAGGCGCCCTTCTTGGACAACTCGGGCCTCGCGGCCCAAGCGTCGTCCGCGACGCTCTTCCAGGAGGGCAAGGAGAAGTCCATGCCGGTGACGCGGTGAGCGTGTTTACGCAAGGGACCGGCACTGCGTACCCGAGTCAGCGCTCGAGCGCAGCCTCACGCAAAGAGCAGACGGCGCTGGATGCGGGCACCGCGTTCAACACCATCGACACGCTGCGCGCGATCAACCCGGATGCGGACTCGGGGCCGCCTTACGCGGTAAAGGGGGCGGCCCTGCGCACGAAAGTCGCGGTTAGCCCGACCTTCGTCGAGAGGCGCGTCGCAGCGGCGCGAGCAACGCCAGCCCGTCTTCAGCAGTTTGCGACGAAGATGCGAGGGCGCGCCGAGAACGCGTACGAAAACTCGCGCAGCGCATTCGGGGCTGCCAACGATTACATGGTCCAGGGCCGCCATAACCCTGAATCCATCCTTCCCGGGCACCAAGAACAAGAAAACTTCTTCGCAGGCCACGCTTGGCGTGAACGCGAGCTCGGGCATAAGTTCCAAGCAGCGCACGACACCGCGAACGTCCGGCTAGGCCTGCCGGTGGCACCGTTCGACATTGCCGCGCATAACGCCGCGAGCGACACCCGAGGCAGGTTGGCGCCCGAATTCCGCACTCTCGTGGGCTCGAAGGTCGCCGGCCACCCCCACGACCGCATCGAAGAGCGCACGCCGCTGCACAAGGGCAACATCGAACCCTTGCAACGCGCCGTGGACTTCCTCGGTCTTTCCCCTGGCTCCTATCACCTCCCTCTACGCGGTAAAGACGGTCAGGTCCTCGGCTACGCTCAGTTCAAAGGCGTGCCGAACCGCAAGGGGCCCGTGCTCGCGACGGTGCTCGCGCCGCACATGACGCCGGGCGGCGTCAATCTCGAGACGTTCACGAAGAAGGCGGAGCTCGCGACGAGCGGCACCCCGCGACAGTCGGGCCTGTTCGACACCGACGACCGCGCGCCGCTCCCTCCCGAAGCGCTCGGCTGGAACGGAACGCATCAGACGGTGGGACGGCAGGAGTCCACGGGGTACGCGATGCGCCGCGCCTTCGAAGACGTGAACCACGCGGTGCCCGAAGGGGCCATGGAATGAAGCTCGAGATCACGCGCTTCGCGGCGCTCTTCCCCTACGGCTACTTCGTGCAGTGGTCGATGTCGTCGATTCCTCCCGAGGAGTCCGGCACGTTCGCCTTTACGCTCGAGCGTTCGGGTGGGCCCAACGGTCCGTGGACAAAGATCCTCGACGCGAACGACCAGTACGCGTTCTCGGATCGCTTCGACGCCATCGAGTCCACAGCGGACGAACTTCAGCCGAACTCGCTGCGGCTATACCAAGAGGTCTACTACCGCGTCACCTGCACGACCCCGACGGGCAAGGTCCTGACGGACGTGGAGGAGACCGGGTCGCACGCTCCCTCGCGCAAGATGATGCAGTACCTGCGCAAGGGACAGCGCGACTTCAGGCTCACGCTGAAGTACAACGGGACGCCCGTCGCGCTCCTCAAGAAGCGCCGCTGGGGCGTTCGCTGCCCGAAGTGCTTCGACAAGGGCACGAAGGAAGTGGCCCGCCCGAACTGCCCGGTGTGCTGGAGCACGGGGTTCGTGGGCGGGTACTGGGAGCCCTTCTACACGAAGGCCCGGCGCAACGTGTCGTCCAACACCTCGACGATCACCCCCGCGCAGAAGTCCGACGCGAACGACGCGAGCTTCTGGCTCCCCGATTACCCGTCGCTCGAACGGGACGATCTAATCGTGTCGTTTTCCGACCAGCGCCGGTTCCGCGTGGACGTGTCCATCGAGACGAACATTCAGCTCAACACCGTGCATCAGGAGGTGACGGCGTTGCAGCTGCCGAACGACCATCCGATGCTGCGCTACCCCTTCAACTTCGATAGCTTCCCGCCTGTGTACGGCGAGGTGCGGCCATGAGCGGCTCCATGTTCCACGTTCACGGCGGCGTCACGCGCGTCGAGGGGCAGCAGGAGGACGTCTTCCCGAGCTCCCCCATGGCGCTCGTCGCGGTGTTCACCGACGTCCTGCGCGCGCGGTTCTCGGGGAACAACGCCTTGGGCGGGCCCTACGTCTGGTCGCCCGACTCACAGCCGACGGACATCGACCCGGAGGCGACGGAGACGCCGCAGACGAAGCTCTACATCGAGAGCCAGTACACCGAAGAGCCCGACGCGCGCGACCGGGCCCCGGGCATCTTCATCGACAAGGGCGCAACCCAGGTCATGAAGGTCGGCCTCGGCCACCGCGTGGACATCGACATCCCGTCGATGACCGAAGTGTTCGAGGCCTGGGCCGACGTCCCGATCATGCTCATGTGCGTCGCCCGGGAGCGGGGCACGTCCGCCACCATCGCGGACCACGTGTTCATGTTCATCCTCGCGTCGAACAACCACATCCGGGAAGCTTTCGGCATCCACGACATCTCGCCGCCCACGCTCGACGCGACGCAGGTGTACCATCAGTCGACCGCAGCCCCAGAGACGTGGGTCACGAACGTGACGATCATGGTAAAGATCAAGTTCGCGTGGCGCACGCGACCGATCGCACCGATCCTCAAGCAGATCGCGGCCAACTACCGTTTCGGCAGCGTGAACGTCGGCGTCGTCTCTACCGAGACGCGACTGCCACCTCGCTGAACCCCCTCGCCCTATCGTTACGCCGGAGCAACGGAGCAAACAGTGGCACGACCCCTCGTTCTCATCTTTCAGGAGCTCGCGCAGCCCACGGTCACGCCGGACACGCCGGACCTGAGCTCGATCATCGTGGGGCCCGCCTACGACCTCTTCGACTACCCGGAGGACGCGGCGACCATTCTCTTGGCCTCCGAGTACGGGTCGCTCGAGAGTGACGCGACCTACGTGCCGCCGGTCGCAGGGACCGACGCCGTCACGGTGCCCGACCAGGGCTACCCGGGACAGAGCGCGGGCTCGAAGGTCGACCACCTCTCGGTGCGTCCGTACCTGCGCCTGCCGCGCGTGGTCCTGGCCTCGACGTACCTCGGCGGCGGCGTCGCCCCGGTGCTCGGCGCGACGCTGACCACGGACGTTCTCGACCGCACGCTGATCGAGATCACGGGTGGCATCACGACGTCGTTCGTCGCTGCGGGCGTCAAGCCGGGCGATCGGATCATCCTCACGTCGTCGCTCGGGACGCAGTCGGTCGTTCGCACGGTTCAGTCCGTCGGCGAGCCGAACCCGGACGGCCTCGTCGAGTCGGGCAACGAGGGCAAGCTGCGCATCACGCAGCAGCTGCCGACCGCCGGCGTCGGGACCACCGAGTGGACGTACAACACGACCGCCGAAGGCCGCGTCGAGCGCGCCCTGGTCACCCAGGAGCTCTACAACCCCCTGAACACCCTCGTCACGTTCCCCGAAGCGGGCACGGACAAGACGGTGATCGGCGGCGGCGCAACGCTCCTCGTCGCGATCACCCCCGTCGCATCCGTCTCGGTGCCCGCGCCGGTCACCACGGTCGTCGCGCGCACCGTCTTGTATGCCCAGGTGTACATGGCGTACCGCGCGCTGCGCCAAGACCTCCAGGTCGTGACCGGCTTTACGGCGTCAAGTGTCTCCTCGGTCAACGGGAGCCCGGTCGTCATCGGCCTCGGCAAGATCGACGCGCGCAACCCGCTCGCCGTGGGCGTGTACGTCGCGCTGCTGAACTCGGGCCTGGTCTCGATCTTCGCGTACGGCGTGAGCACGAACGACGGCGCCGGCCACCTCGAGGCGCGCGGCGCGCTCGAGTCGCGCCGCGACCTGTACTGCTTCGTCCCGCTCACCGAGGACATCAACATCCACGCTGCGTACAAGACGCAGTTCGATCTGCTCGCGGACCCGACCTCGGCGCTCGCCACGGGCGTCGTGCAGAAGTTCCGCATCGTCCTCGGCGCGATCCCGATGCCCGTCAACGAGACGGTGTACTCGGGCTCGATCAGCGCAGCGGCGCAGCAGCCCTCGGGCGCATCGACCGGCAAGTTCCGCACGCTGTCGCTGGCGAACGTCTCGACGGGCGCGATCAACGTGCGCGACGTCCTCCCGGGCGACAGCGTCACCATCGGGCTCACGCCGTCGGCGACCGACTGGCAGAACCGGCGCGGCACGCACACCGTCGGGCACGTCAACAAGTCGAAGGACTACCCGACGGCGGGCGACACGAGCGAGCTCGAGCTGGTCCCCGCGTCGACGCGGTGGGACAGCGCTGCCGCTCCCGTATCGGCGGGCGACATCGAGATCGTGATCAAGGCGCCCGACGGCAGCACGAAGGTCGAACTGCTCGCGGAGGGCACCGTCTCGACGGGCTTGCCGATCTCGACGAGCGGTACCGGCACCGTCAAGTACGTGATGAAGGGCCCGACGACCGTGGGCGGCCCGTACACCGTGACCTACGTCGCGGTTCCGGGTCTCGTGGCGGTCACCGTGTCGATCGTGGGCTTCGCGGTCACGGTGCAAGTCAACGGCACCTCGCACGACCACGATGACGTCGCTGACGCCATCAACGCGCACGCAACCGTGTCCGCACTGATGACGGCGAGCGTGACCGCTGGCGGCGCGATCGTCGTCCTCCCGGTGACACAGACCCGCGTGCATGTCTCGGGGCAGAACGGCGCAGCGGCGAGCATCGTCGCGGGCGCGGGCGCCGGCAACGTGCGCGTAACGGGCGTCACGGGCATGACGGCGGCTTCGGTCGGTCGGTACCTGACGATCGAGGACGCGACCACCCTGGCGAACAACGGCATCTTCCTGATCGCGGCGTTCAACTCCGCGACCTCGATCGACGTCGTGAACGCCGCTGGCGTCATCGGCGACGCGAACAACGGCTCGATCAACTGGGTCGAGAGCTACGCCGGCATCCAGCCCGTCGTCGGCTCGGCGACCGCGTCGATCCTCGTCAACGACCTGATGTTCAACAGGCTCGAGGACGCTTCGGCGACGTTCCTGTCGGTGGGCGTGCAGCCCGGCGACACGATCCAGATCCCGCTCGATCCGAACAACTACAACCCCACGGCCTTCGACGGTCGCGTGCTCACCTACAAGGTGGCGTCGGTCCTCAACGAGAACCGCCTGTTGATCGCCAACGGCGCGGACGACTCGGAGAGCCTGGCCAACGAGCTGCCGCACTACTTCGCGCGCGACCTCGCGGACCGGTTCATCGACAACACCACGCCCAACGCGCAGAACTACAAGATCGTTCGTGCGCTCTCGAAGGACGAGATCGTCGTCAACCTGACGGCGACGGTGCAGTCGGCGAAGTCCAAGCGCCTCACGGTCATGTGGCCGGACCGCATGACGGTCTCGGAGCTGCGCGACGGCTCGCTGCCGCGCACGTCGGAGACGGTCATCACCGCCGCCGCCAAGCAGCCCGGCTGGGCCCTCGGCTGCGCCGTCGCGGGCGTCGTCACCTCGATCCCGCCGCAAGCGGGCTTGACCAACGGCACCTTCATCGGTCTCACGGACCTCGAGCACGCGCAGGGCTACTTCAGCGAGACGCAACTGGCGCAGCTGTCGGACGGCGGCCTCTTCGTGTGCTTCCAGCGCGTCCCCGGCGCGCTGCCCGAGTGCATGCACCAGCTGACGACGGACACGACGGCGCTCGAGACCGGTGAGCTCTCGGTGGTGAAGAACGTGGACTTCGTGTCCAAGTTCTTCCAGACGCTGCTCGAGACCTTCCTCGGCCAGTACAACGTGCTGCCGGAGACCCTGAACGAGATCAACCGCGCGGTCACCGACGGCGCGAGCGACCTGAAGTCCCGCAAGATCGCCCGCGTCGGCGCTCCGCTGCTCGACGGCACGATCACCTCGCTCGCGGTGAGCGAGTTCTCGGCGGATCGCGTCGAGCTCTACTTCCGGGGCAAGATCGCGCGGCCCTTGAACACCATCGGGTTCCACCTCGTCGTATGAGTACGAAGCAGGCATTCGTCGGCGCCCTCGCCCCCGGGGCTCGGTCCCTGGCGGCGCCGGCCCTCGCAGCGGGCAAGAAACTCATCGGCCCCACGGCCTCGCGCGTCGTCGGCGGCGCGGTCAACGCCGCCAAGGGCTATACGGGCCTGGGTACGGCGAAAGGCTTCGCCGGCGCAGCCGGTAACGCCGCGAGCATGGCTCCGCAGATCACCGGCGCCCTCACCAGCGGCAACAAGGGCCCCTCGGTCATGGGCTTCAAGGTCGGCTCGGCCGCCGACTCCGCCATCCTCAAGCGCGCCGCGCTCCAGCTCGGCGCCCTCGGGCCCTCCGAACTCGCGGACATCGCAAGCTACGGAGCCTTCATCGGCGCCAAGCTCGTGGACCCCGTGAAGCACCCCGTGTTGCACAACGTGCTCGACGCGGGCGGCCTCCTCGGACTCGCGGGTACCACGGCGTACGGCATGACGCAGAACAAGGCCGAGCGCATGCCCGGCGCGAAAGACATCCTCGGCCTCGGGCTCATGGGCTCCGCGCTCTACGATCGGGCCACGTCCGGTCACGGCCACTAACCTTCAGAAGAGACCATGGCGAACTACCCGATCGGCGTCACCAAGAGCCTCGCTACCTGGAACGCACAGCGCAACCAGGTCGAGCGCATCACCGACAACAGCTCCTACGACGCCGCCCATCCGGACGACGCCGTGCTGCTCGCCGGACCCGCGCGTCGCGCCATCGCGCGCTCGGACCGCACGTCCCCGCGCACGCTGCGCGCCCTCGGCTTGTGCGCCAGCTTCGGCGTGCAGACCTCGGTGCCGCTCACTCCGATGATGGCGCTCGGCTCGGGCCGCAGCTTCTACCTACGCGGTAAAGCGCAGTCGAGCTGGAACGTGCAAAAGGTGCTCATGAACGGGCTCAACCTGCTGCGCGCGCTCTACCACAACGCGGTGGAAGTGGGCGGGCTCAACCCCGACCAGTTCGACGACCCCGCCACGTACGAGGGCACGCCGAACTCGAACGTGTTCCTGAACCTCGACTCGGAGCTCTTCTACATCCCGTTCGGCCTCGCCGTGATCATGCGTTCGAAGTCCCGCACGATGGTCCTGTCGTGCTACCTCGAGCTCTGCATGATCAACAGCTGGGGCCTCCAGATGGGCGCCGGGCAGGCGATGATCATGGAGTCCGTCTCGGGCTTCTGTGACCGCGTCCTCCCCTTCCAGGCCTCGGACGCGATGGAAGTCCCCACCGTCGGCCGCAACCTGATGGACGCCGTGCTCGGCCTCGCGCCGGACACCTTCCCGGCCCCGAGCTACACCAAGGTCGGCAGCTCGGCCGCCACCGGCCTCGGCGACTCGACCGTAGCCGCGCTGTAAGGTTCACCACCCTTACGCCGTAAAGCGGCGCCTGGCTCTGTCAGGCGCCGCTTCGCGTTCGGCCCCGTTGGGGTAGTCTTCGAGGATGACTCGACCCCGCCGCCCCTCCGAGCGCGAGAACTCCACCCCGAACCCGCTGCCCCTTGGGCCCCTCGCAGGCGGCGGCAACGCACCCGACGAGCGCGGCACCATCCTCGCCGTGGACGCCCGGCGCCACACCTACCGCGTCGCGACCAACACAGGGCGAGACCTACGCGTCGGGCGGCTCAAAGCGCACCCGAACGACAACGCGCTGTTGCCTGCGCGGACGCCCGTCATGATCTCCTGGTCTGCTGGCATCCCGTACATCGTCGGGTGCCTTCCGACCGAGGTCGAGACGGTCACGGACGACGAGCCGCACTCGGTCACGGACGTCGACGGGCACGGGGGCAACGACCCCGTGCTCACGAACTCCATGGGGATCGACGCGCGGGACCCGAGTCAGCCTCGAGACATCCTCCCGGGCGACAACGTCCTGCTCTCCCCCGACGGAGCTTCCGTCGGAGCGCTTCAGGGCAAGATCGCGCAGCTGCGCGGCGGACCGCTCGCGAAGGTGCAGGCCTTCGGCGAAGACGACGTCGTCAAGATCATCGCGGGGCTCCTGCACGTCGTGACGTGGATGGGCGAGTCCAAGGTCGTCAACAACGACGGCAAGACGTCGTTCATCTGGCGCGGCGGTACCGACCAGCTCACGCAGACCGGTCCAGACGAGCAGAAGCACACGATCCGTCTCGACGTCGGGTACACCGGCGACGTGATTCGGCTCGAGGTGTGCGACCGCCTCGGGCACGCGCTCTTTCGCTTCCACGTGAGCTCGACGGGCGTGTGCGAGCTGTTCGCCGCTGGAGGGTTGAACCAGCAGAGCGGCGCGGCCGAGAGCCAGGAGCACCCCGTGCGGTTTCACGGCGCGCGCGTGACGGAGATCGCCGGGGCCGAGCGTTCCCAGGTGTCGGGGGCCGTGGAGCACACGTACCAGTCGAGCCGCACGTACGTGGTCGACGGTGACGCCTCGGACACGATCGGAGGAACGGAGAGAAGGGCCATCGGAGGCAACGCCTCGCTCGAGGTCACCGGGGACTACGCCCAGCGTACAGGGGGGAAGATCACGACAACCACGGTGGGTGCGGTGACTCACTCCTCGAGTGGCGCTTACTCCGTAAAGACCTTGGGCGCGACGATCACCCTCGACCCAGGGCCCGGGCAGACCGTGATCGCTACGGCGGCGGGGGTCCCAGACCGGATCAAGCTCGGCAGCGGCGCGGTGAGTCACGCGGTGAAGTTCGAGGAGTTGTCCGCGACGGTGGCTACGCTGGCGGCCCGTCTCACAGTCGTCCACGGACTCGTCGCGGCGCACTTTCACACGGCCTTCGGCCCGGGCGCCGGTGTCTCGGTCCCGCTCGCACCGCTCACGCAGGCCGTGCTCATCGACATGTCCGCAGCGAAAGCGACGCAGACGCTGGTCGGCTGAGTTCCGCGCGCCTATCCTTCCCCACGTCGCCAGGGCTATTTACAGCCCGGCCAGGAGCACTCATGTACGCAGAAGTTACCGTCAACGCCCTCTCGCCCGTGGTCGCCTCGGACATTCTCGGCCTCGAGGCCGGGACCCCCGAAGCCAACTTCACCCGCATGTCGGCCGACGCTGGCCAGACCACGGTGATCCGCTGCTCGGGCGCGGTCTGGGATCGCATTCGTCCGCAGCTGCGCAAGCTGTCGCAGCGCCGCATTCCGGCGCTCGATGCGCTGGGTGTCGTGATCGCGGGCAAGACCGCGCCGATCATGACCTACACCATGGTGTGGGTTCCCGGTGCGCGCCCGAAGATCAACCAGGTCGAGGGCGCCGTGAGCGTCGCGGGCGGCGCCGCGCTGACCGTGCGCGGTGAGGGCCTGATCCCCGGCCTGAAGTCGGTGCTGCGCGTCTACCGCCAGCGCCAGACCCAGGCCTTCGGCCCGGCCGGCATCACGCAGCAGTACGTGGCGCAAGAGCTCATCATGACCGTGACGGCGAAGGCCGTCGGCCCGATCGGCGACAAGATCGGCCTGCTGATCCTCGCCGCCTCCGGCGCGGGCTCGGTCACGACCCAAGAGTACGCGGACGGCAAGGTCCTCATCACGGTGGTCCCCGCCGCCGGTCTGAACACCGTCACCGCCATCAAGGCGCAGATCGACGGCGACGCGCTCGCTTCGGTGTGGGTCTCGGTCACGGCCGACGTGGGCGCAGCGCTCGTCGCGGCGACGCAGTCGTCGGGCGAGATCCAGGGCCCGAACGTCGCCGCTGGCTCGCTGCCGTTCCAGTACCTCGCGGGCGGCGACGGCTGCGGCCTCGCCTTCGCGGACATCATGGTCTCGGGCGTGGACCCGACCAACCGCCTGCGCATCACGGCGCAGCGCGCGGGCAACCAGGGCAACCTGGTTTCGCTCACGATCATCTTCGACGCGCTCGCCGTCAACGGCGTGGCCGTGACGGGCAACGACATCGTCGTGACGCGCACGGCGACCACGGCGATCGGTGCGCTGGTGACGGCGATCAACGCCAACGCCGCAGCGCTCGCCCTGGTGAAGGCCTCGGCCGTCGGCGCGGGCAACATCCTCTCCGCCACGAAGACCTACCTCGCGGGCGGTGCGGGCGAGCAGCCCACGGCGACCGTCGGTGGCGCACCGGGCGCCATCACCGAGCAGAGCGACACGTCGATGCTCGTCGCGGCTTCGGCCGTCGACCTCGGCACCGCTGGCGTCGTGGCGGGCGAAGTCGCCGTGCTCTCGATCACGTCGGACTACCAGCGCCTCGCAGCGGACATGGTCGCGGCGGCGTAAGCAGCCTCGGCAGACGCGCAAAGGCCCCGGAGCTTCGTGCTTCGGGGCCTTCGTTCGTTCAGCGGTTGCGGCGGTTGCGGCGGTTGCCGCTCGAGCCCTCGGCGGGCGTCGTGGACGTCTCGACAGAGACCTCCTCGGCGACTTCTTCGACGAGCTCGACCTCGTCCGACACTTCGGCCTCGCCCTTGGGCTTCGCCGCCTCTTTCATCTCGGCGACCTCCTCCGGGCTCATGACGAACTGGTCGACGACGCTCGGGTCGATCTCGCCGTCCTCGACGCTCGGCAGACCGGGCTTGTCGAAGCTGTCCTTGGGGCGCTTCGCGGCGTCGAGGGCCTTGTGCGTCGCCGCGAGCTCCGCGTCGGTCATCTGGTAGTTCGGCTTCTCTTCGCCGCGCTCTGCGCGCTCTTCGTCTTCGGCGCGCTTCAGGCGCAGGGCCTCTTTCGCGGCGAGGGTCTCGTCCTTCGACGCGAGCACGGTCGCGGGGTGCGGCGCGGGCTTGCGCGCCTTCGTCTCGACGCCGTCCCCCATGTCGAAGATCGCCGCGTTCGCGATCAGACCGAACGCGAGGTCCTCCCCGTTGCCGGGGGCGTCGGGGCGCTGACGCAGCTCGGCTTGCACCGCGTACGTCTTCCCGTTCATCTCAACTTGGACCATCTTCTTCATCTGCCCTGGGGCGAAGGTGAGGTTGATGGCCATGCCCGTCGTCGGGTCCCTGACGATGATGGTCGATCCCGACCCTTGGTGATTCGCGCTGTGCATCGTGTATGCTTCCGTTGTGAGTTGGACCCGAGCACCACGAGGCTTTCGCGCGCTCGAAGACCTAGCTTCGCTGTTGCTGAAATTACAGCGAATCGCCATCTATCACAAGATCCTCAAGGTTATGGAGGCGTCGAATGCCTTGGCAAAGTTTGCACCTCAACCTCCCACCGGCGATCACGGCGCTGGGGACGGGGCTGTCGAGCAGCCTTGACGCCGTAAAGGCGGCGCTCGACGTCGTCCGCATTCAGTCCCGGGCCTTCTCAGCCTTCGTGCGTGCGCAAGAGGGCGTGCCCGTAAACGCGGGGATCGCGGCGATCTCCGCTGGCGTTACGGCGCTCGAGAGCCTGATCAACGGCTTCTCGGACAGCACGGGCGTCTACGTGCTTCTGATCCCCATTCCGAAGAAGGGCCTGCTCAGCGTGGTCTCGGAGCCCGACACGCCGTCCGAGCCCGGATCGAACTTCGTCCAGTTCCCGACGACGAGCCTGCTCGCACGCCTTCCCGCCGCGCTCGCGGCCAAGCTCCGGGAGAGCCCGTCGTTCTCGGCGCTGTTCTCCGAAGGAAACGTCTCCGTCGGAGGCAATCCTTACGTCGTAAAGACGGTCGGAGAGTCGCTGCACGACGCCGGGGATCGTAACCGGCCTCGCTTCGCGAGCGACAGCTACTGGGCATACACGGCCCTGCTGACGGGGGCTTACGACCTCTCGATCATCCTGACCGCCGCCCAGTTCTTCGATCGCATGTTCAACAAGATCCCGGGCGCGATCGGCGCGGCGCGGCAGGTAGCGAACGTCGTGCCGTCCGGGCTGCGCGTGGGCCCGAGCGGGCGCGGCTACTACCCCATCCTCGAGTGGGACCGCGTACCCGCTTCCGCGATCCTCTCGAGCTTCGCGAGCGCGCGCGTCACGGCGACGGAATACGCGATCATCGCGTCGACGGACTTCCGCGCGAAGACGGTGTCGACGGTCGACGAGCTGTTCGGGACGACGACCCTCACCGCAGGCATGACCGGGGTCTACGGGTCGACGGTCGTGGCGGTGACGGCGTACGACGGCGTCGTCTCGAGATACCTCGACGAGCGAACGCTTCCCCTCGGAAAGACCATCTACTACCACATCGCGTTCAAGACCCGCGTCGAGAACGATCCGATGTTCGATCCGAAGCCCCCGCCCCCGCCTCTGAGCAGGCGCCCCGGAGTTCCCCGGCCCACGAGCAGCGAGCCCATCGACCTCCCCTACGGCCCGCTCTCCTCGTGCGCCGAGTACCCCGTGCGCGCGCAGGGCGACCCTCGGCTCTCCAAGGCCCCGGACTGGTTTCGAAGCCCGTCCTTGGTACAGCTCATCCCCGGGGTTGACCGACTCCTCGACCGCGCCTCCTTCTCTCTCGAGGAGCTACGAGGCATCCTCGCGCGCGGCACAGAGACGAACAACGCGCTGCTCTCGTTGCTCAACCGCCTCGCCGACAAGCTCGGCGTGGAGACCGACGACATCTCCTTGTTCTTGCGCAGGCTTCAAAACGCGCTCGGGGCCCCCACAGCGGGGATCTACGCGACGGTGCGCACCGGGCAGGGCAACACCGGCGCGTTCCTCGCGGACCTGGTCTCCGCCCTCGACGACGAGACCGACGAGAACCGACCTCCCTTCGACACGGGGGATGAGTTCGTCACGGGCGTGATCCTCCTGAGCGTCGGGCCCGACCCTTCGGCTATCGCCGCCGCGTTCGCGGCGTTCGGAGCTCTGTTCGGCGCACCCTCGAGCACCGACGCCCTCGCCGGTGTGAACTCGGTGACGGCCTCGACGCTTGCCTCACTCACAGAGGTCGAGCAAGCTCTACTCGAACAGATCCGAGGCGGCGGGACTTCTACAACCTTGTCCCCCATCGCCTTCGGCACCGACATGACGTCTCGCCCCCTTGGAAGCTCCGACGCGAGCTGTGAGTGACGAACGATGCCCACGTACGACTTCGGATGTGAAGACCAGCACGACTTCGAGCACTTCTGCTCGATCTCCGCGAAGCCTGATTCTCTGCCTTGCCCCACGTGCGGCAAGCCGGCGAAGCAGATCTTCACCAGCGCGCCGCACCTGTGGAAGGGCCTCTACATCCTCGACTACCCCGGGTCGAAGGCGCTCAAGGCCGGCTTCGTGCACTCGCACGGCGACCACGGCGTGAAGAAGGTCTCGAGCGGGTACGGCGGCAGCTTGAACCCGTCAACGCGGGACCTTCACCCGTTGGCCGAGGCGTCGCAGCCCGAGCGCATGGCGCCGGGCTCGCAGCCGCAGTTCGAGGACTAGACGTCGCTGGAGGCGGGCGGTGCCTTGATCTCTGCGCCGCTCGCCGTCTGAATGACGTCCATGTTCTCGTCGAGTCCGTGCAGCTTCAGCACGTACGTCAAGAATTTCTGCTTGCGTACGTCCCCTTCCGCCTCGGCGGCCTTCGCCGCGTACGCCGTAAAGGCGAGCCATCCGTCGAACAAAGCCCCGGCCCCGAGCGGCGAAGGTGCCCCTGCGTCGAGCGAGCCGCCGAGGGAGCTCGCGGAGACCTGCATCGTCTCTTCCGTCGCCGCGTAGCGCAGGACGACGAAGCCGTCGCCGGCGATCTCGGTGGGGCCGCACTCGGCATCGGTGCGACCGCCTTCATCGCAGACGTCGCTGAGGGTGAGGGAGAGAACCAGGGGGCGTTTCTGAGAGCTCATCGGAACAGTCTACCCGAGGCTGCACGGTCCAGTAAGGACAGCAGAGGCCTCCAGTACATCGGCTTGCCCGCGTACCGCTGCTCGATCGCCGCTGCGGCCAGGCAGGCGTCGTACGCGGCCTTGTACGATCCCTCGAGCGCGAGGTCCGTGGCGGCCCGCCCGTAGCCCTTGGCGCGGTGGGCGTCTTCGCGGACGATGAGCAACAGCTGGACCGCCTGCTCCCACAGGTCCACGTAGGGCTCGGAGCGCTCGAGCGAGGGCATCAGCCCCGTAGCGATGGCGCGCGCGGCCTGCGGCGGCGTCAGGTCGCCCCGTTCGATCGCTTGGACGTACCGGGCGCTCACGCGCGCGACAAGCACGGCCAGGTCCCCTTGGCGGATCTCGGCGTGCCAGTACACCCAGTTCCAGGCGGCCCCCCGCGCGTACGCTCGTCGTAGGCGCCGCACGAAGTCGTCGCGGTCCATGAAGAGAGCCTAGCCGGGCGAGGCTACCGCGTAAACAAGACCGCGCTCCACGAGCTTATACTTACGCTACCTATGGCCACGATGAAGCTCACCGGGAACCTGCTGCTCCAACTACTCGAGGGCATCCTCCCGTCGACCGTACCGGTGGGGTTCGAAACGACCTACTCCGAGTCGGCGATGCACAACTTCGTGTACACGACGACGCAGACGAACATCGCCGTGCCGCAAGCGTCGGTCTCGGCGCCGCGCATCGTGCTCGTCTTCCTCACCGAGGGGTCGATCTCGCTGAGCTGGGACGTCGCCGGCCTCGCACCGACGGTGCTCACGGCGAACCCGCTGCCCGGCAACAACGACAAGCCGGTGATGGTGCTGTTCCGCTACACGGCGCCGGCGAGCCAGCTGTATCTGAGCTGCGCGGCGGCGAAGGGGTCGATCTGGGTCTTCGAGTGAGCCGCTAGGGCGCCTGGGCGCCCAGTCCCTCGTGCCAACAGGCGGCGCACCGCGCCTCGTAGTGCGCCTGGGCCCCGACGAGCACGAGGGACGTCTCCCCCGACGTCCGGAACGTGCGCGTGCCCTCCTGGCTCTTGCAGCGCTGGCACACCGCCGTCAGCTTCACGACCTCGTTCGCGTGCGCCATCAGCGCGGGCATGACCCCGAAGGGCATGCCGTCGAACGTCAGGTCGAGCCCGGCGGCGACGACCGTGATCCCCTGCTGCACCCAGTGCAGCACGTCGGAGATCATGCGCGAGGGGAAGAACTGCGCCTCATCGAGCCCGATGAAGCGCACGCCGCTTTTGATGTCGTCGCGGTGCGACTGCTCCCAGTCGGTCGTGATCGTCTCCGAGTCGATCTGCGTGGCGTCGTGCGTCGTCACGAGGCCCGCGTACCGGGTGTCCGTCTTCGATCGGAAGATGACGGTCTTCAGATTCCCGAGCCGCGCGCGGCGTTGATGCCGCGCGAGCTCGGTGGTCTTGCCCGCGTACATCGGGCCGCAGACGACGGTGAGGTATCCGACGCGCTTGGGGAGCATGGGGGAAGCGTATCACCCCATGTGCCGGTGGATAGTTCCTGGCTCTCCGATGTTCCCGGGCTTCGCCTGATCGAACGTCTCGGTCGCCTTGAAGGCGTCGCCGACGTCCGACTTCACGCGGATCGGCTCCATCTTCGGGTCCGTCGCGCGTTCCTTCACCGGGATCGTGATGGGCCAGGCGTCGTCAGCGATCTTCCCCAGGCCCAGGGCCCTCGCCATCTTCATCCTCCCCCTCAAGCGCGCGTTCGAGAGCCTCTCTTGTAGCGTCGTCATCGGGGTCTTCCTGCGAGCACGTCAGGCAGTAGGGAACTACGGGCGTAGGAGAGAAGTACAAGACCCAGAGGGTGCCCGGACAGTACGGACAGATCCCGAACCGGATCGGCTTATACGGCGTGATGTCGGTGGCGACGATGGTGCACCGGGGGGCTCGAGGTGGAACCACTTGACGGCGTAAAGCCGCCCATGGCCATCTCGCGCATCATAGGCTGCGTCATGGTCATGCCGGGGTACGCCTCTGCGTCGTGCTGACGCTGGACGGCGTTGTAGGTGTCCATCGCGGCGGAGAGGGCGGGGAAGGCGCTCTCGAGCAGCGCGCCCTTGAAGTACAGCCGAGCCACCTTCACGGCGGCACGACCCCGCCCGATGGCCTCGAGCTCCGCGCGCGTCACAGCGTCAGCCCGCCCTGACTCGGCAGCGCCTCGCCGCCCTCCGACCCCTGCGACGCCTTGGAGTCCGCATCGCGGAAGGTACGCATGAGGCGGTCCTCGTCGCTCGCGGCCTCGGCGGGGCCCTGGTTGTCCCCACCCTTCAGGCCGATGATGTTGCCTCGAATGAGCTTGTCGATGTCGGCGTGCTTCAGGTCGGAGAGCTTGTAGCGGGCGATGACGGTCTTGTAGGCGGCGGTCTTGGCGTCTTCGAGGAGGCCGCGTGTGGCGAGATGGGAGCCGATCTGGTTACCCGCCATACCACCAGCGAGACCACCCCCAATGCCACCCACGATCATCGAGAAGGCCCGGTGGTTCAAGGGAGCAAGGCGGCCCAAAGAGCCGCCGACCATCATACCCCCCAAGCTACCAACACTCCCGCCAAAGGTCCCGCCCGCGATCCCGCGAAGGGCGCCCTCTCCCTGTCGCCCCAAGGGCTTGCCGCGTTGATAGCCTTCCCACGTCGAGCCGAAGGGCAACGCGGTACGGAAGTGGGAGCGGTCTTCCAACGCCGAAGACCGCTCACCCTCTTGCTGCTCGTCCGCCGTCTTCATGTGCCAACCCTTCTTCATCTCACGCATGCCGATACCGCCCGACGTTCTTGTACCCGCTCGCGAACCCGCCGAACGCCTGGTTCATGTTCCACTCGTTCTTCAGGTTCCGCGCCATCTCCATGAACTGCCCGCGCAGGTACTGGGCCCAGTTCTGATAGAGCGCCTGCTTGTCGTCGATGCCGATGGGCTGGACGTTGCCGTCTTGCACCGTCGCCTGGTTTCTCAGCTGGCGCAGGCCTTCTGAGTTCATCAGGTGCGCAACGGCGCCGTAGAGGATCACGATGCGCGGGAGGTACGCGAGGTCGAACGCCGTGCGCGGTGTCATGGCGTTGTAGAAGTCGATGGTGAAGAGGAGCGCCGCGTCGATGTCCTTGTCCGAGAACTCGACGCCGTCGAGCAGGATGTTCAGCACCCCGGTGTCCTGCACGGGACCGGGGGTGTCGCGCATGAAGCGGCGCACCTGATCGCGCGTGAGGGTCTCTTCTTCTACCGGGTAGCCGATGACAGGCATGGCTCAGCCCCCTTCGAACGACTCGGCGTGATTCGTGTCCTCGAGCTCAGGGGCCGGCTGCGCCTGCTGCTTCTGCGCCATGTGGTTCGCGATCAGCTTGCCGATGCCGTAGACGCCCGCAGCTCCGGCGGCAGCGCCGCCACCATAGAGGGCAGCGCGACCTGCGACGGCGTTGCGGGCCTTCGCGTACCGATCCATGTACGCCTGGAGCGCCGCCGGGCTTGGAGCGTGTTCCTTCAAGTCAGGAATGCCGTTGCGTAGGTCCCGCGCCTTCCGATACAGATCTCCGATCCTCTCGTCGAACAGCGCCTCCTTCGACACAACCGTCGTCGCCGCCGGTGCGCTCGACGGCGCGAACGACAGCGGCTGCGCCCCCGAGTTCGGGGTCCCGGGCATGCCGGTGGGGGCCTTCGGCTTCGTGCCGATGGGGTGGGTCGTCGTGTAGCCGCTGCCGATGTCTGCCATGGTGAAGTCCTTTACGGCGTGAAGGGAGAGGGCTCAAGCGTACGGGAACTCAGCCGCCCGCTGCACGTCGAATCCGATGTACCCCGTCGTCGCCGCGCTGATCGTCACGCGCATCGCCTGTCGCGGGTGCACCAGCTGCTTGATGTCGGTGTACGAGATCTTCCCGTCCGTCGGCGTGAGGCACGGGTACTTGAAGAACGAGTACTCCTCCCCCGCCGGCGTGAAGTCCTCGTTCAGCCGGATCCTCGAGACCTCGACGGTCAGGGGGCCGGCGAGTAGGACGTTGAAGTTCGCCGAGAACCCGAGCACCCACACGGGGTAGTCCTGCTCGAAGTGGAAGAACCCGCCGTTGCCGTTGACGGGGATATCCCAGAAGTACTGGGTGACGTCGACCGCCGGGTCCGCGCCGCCGGTGAACGCGAGCGCCGCTGTCGCCGCCACGATCGTGGCCCCGGTGCCCGGGACGTACGCGCGGATGGCGAAGGAGGGGGAGTTGCGCGACGCGAAGGCGTTGATCGCCGCTGCGACCTCGGTCGCGGTCGCCTGCAACGCGTTGGTCGTTCGGCGCAGGATCACGGTGATCGCCGGGCCGATCTGCGTGACGGTCGTCGCGGGGATCGTGAGCCCCGCGCCCGCGTCGACGTACTGAATCGTCAGCGAATTCGCAGACGCGCCGTAGATGCGCGCGGCGTAGCGGACGATCCCGTCAACTCCGACCCCGGAGTCTACGGTGCGCCGCGCGCGACCGTACTCGGTGCCGTCAAAGGTCCCGGTGCCGGTGACCTTTTGCTGGACGAAGTACTTCTGGCCTACCGGTGTCGGGTACATCGAGAGAAGTATACGCGCGCGAGCGTCTGCGCGTAGCTCGGACGCTCAGGCACGCATCTCTCACGCCGACCAGCCGTCAGTGCCCCTTCGTCTCCGGGCCCATGTGCGCCAGTAGCACTTCGATGCCGCCCTCGATCTTGTTGATCTTCTCGAGGTTCGAGGCTTGCGCGACGCGGTTCTCTGCCCCCTGGTCCGCTACGCTCTTCTGTACCTTGCGGATCTCGTCGCTGATCTTTTCGACCTGCTGCGCTACGGACGCGGACGCGACTTGAATCTTCGACGCCGTGTCCTTGTAGACGATGCCGTCCGTACGGACGACGGCGTCGTCCAGCACGCCCTCGATGAACTTACGGCGCGAGCCGATCTGCTCGGGCGCGTTGTGCCAGTTGTCGACGATCTTCTTGATCTCCTTCTCACGCTCGGCTGCCGCATCCGGCGCCGCGTTGATCGCGATGATCGTCTCCTTCACAGCGGGCTTGCCGGTCTTTTCCCAGAAGCCGCGCACGAGGAGCATGAGAAGGCCCCACAGGATGCCAGTTCCGATCAGGACGCTGGCGAGCCAGCCACCGACGGCTTCCACGGTAACGGCCATAAGGGTCTGCATGGACGAAAGTTTACGGCGTAAGGACTCAGCCCAGGAAGTACGCCGGCAGCGTCCCCGTCGGGGGCTCGCCCTGGCGGTACTCCTGCGTCCCGCCGTTGTTGGCGGTCCATAGGACGCCGAGCTCGACCTCGGAGCGCTGCCCGCCGTTGTCGATCTGCTCTTGCGCGGTCTGCACGAGGGCCGCGCGGGTGTCGATGCTGAAGGTTGCCATGGGTTACTCCTACCGAGAGATCTTCACGCCGCCCGTCCCCGTCACGTCATCGAGGTTGACGCGCACGAGGATGTTGTCGAGCGCGACCCAGCTTACGCCGTCTCGGTCTACGCCCATGCGGCCGAGGTCCCAGTTCTCCGTGTTCCACCGCCACGCGTTCGAGCGCCCGTAGATGCCGCCGTCTGGCGCGGCCAAGACGTTGCGCCGCACGTACTCCCCAGCGATGCCGCGTATACGCCCGCCGAGAAGGTCGTGACCGAGGGCGCCAACGAGAGGGTACAGACCGTACCCTGCTTGGTTGTAAGTCGGCACCGTGGGAACCATTCGATGCGCTCCCGACGATCCCGGTTGCCCCGCGAATGTGTACCCCTCGGCCGGGGTGATGATCTTGTCCTCGTCCGCCAGTTCGGCCAGCGTAAACGAGGACCCTGCGAACACGACCCCGTTGTTCGGGGTGACGGCGACGCGGTTCCCGAGCATGGAGTCCCACATCAGGGACAAACCCCCTGCGGGCGGGGCGGCACCGGCTGTCCACAGCTTCATGTACAAGTACGGTGCAGTGGTGTCGCCGTTGACGCCGATGATCAACCGGGAGGACGTCGAGTACAGCGTGGGGACGGCCCAACCGATAGGGCTCACGTTCGAGCCGCTCCCCAACAGGATGATCTCCGTACTCCCAGGGAGCGGAGCGGGTTGTCTGTTTGCGGTGGCGGTTGTCCCGTCGAAGCCCCCCGAAGAGTACTTGATACGCAATTCGGGAGAGACGTTCGAGATGATCTGAATCGCGAGCTCTCCCGACAGCCCGCCGGGACGCTTGAGCGTGAAGTGCGGGCGGGCGTTGTAAAAACTTCGAGGTCTTGCTGGGGTGTTGTTCTGCTGGGGGTCGCCGTACGTCCCGAGAAGCGCGTACAGGCCGTCGAGGGTGTCCAAGTTGAACACATCCCCGGACGCCAAAACCTGTGCGTCCCCATCGCCACTGCACCCCACGGTGTAACCGTTTGAACATGCGATGCTCTTCAGCGCGAGGATCGCTTGCGCGACGTTGTACTTGGACCGCAGTACGTTGCCGACAAAGTTCGCCGGGGCTGTAAGCGTGGATCGGTGACTTAGAGCTGCCATGGTCTCCTCAGACGATCAGGGCGACGTTGTTGAGGCCAGGGCTTGCGCCGTTGTTTACGGGCACCCAGACGTTGTTGCACAGGGCGTAGGCGACGCCCCCGCCAGGGTCCCCCATGCTCAAGTGCGCGCGCATCGGCTCGCCCGTCGCCCAGAGGAAGTTCTTCGAACGACCGATGTACCCGGACTTGCGGTCCACCGACGAATTGCCCGGGACGCAGTAGTGGATCGGCAGCACGCTCTCCAAGCTGGAGTCGAGCGAGTCGTATCCGAGGCCTCCGACAGCGTTTGTGCGTTCGTAAATCAGAGGGACGTACTGGCCCGTCTTGTAGACGCTCGGGATGTACGCGCACACCGCTTGAGCGCCATCTCCACACGAGCCGCCCAGGCCGTGTCCCGTGAACGTGCCCGCATCAAGTTCGGCAATGTCGTACTTCCCCAGGAACGCGGCGCTGCCGCCATAAAAGGCGCCGTTCGACGTGAAGTGACACACGGCGCCGTTGTCGAGCGGGTTCCCTGCGGCATCGTAGCCGAGATCATCGAGGGAGTCCCACATGGCGAACATGTCGGGATCTGCAACTCCGTCCTTGTGCCCTTCGAGCCAAAAGAACGGGTTGTTGGGATCGTCGTTGACGCCCATGTTGAACCGAACCTCAGTCGCGGACGCCAGTTGGTTGACCCATGTGTAGTAGGCGACAGGAGCCGCGTCCGTAGACCCGGTATGAACCCCCGCGATCACGCGCTCATCCCCCGCAACCAGGGGTGCGGGGGCTGCCGTTGCGGTACCGTTCGCGAAGCCGCCCTTGCTGAACTTCACGCGAAGGAAGATCGAATAGTTGCCATTCGCGTAGGCTTCTACGTGCTGAATGCAGAACTGCCCTTTGAACTTCGCAGGTGTACCTACGGGCGTCTCGACGACGTAGTAGGCGTTGTAGTTGTTGATGCTGTTCACGATGTACGAGAGGTTCATCCCAAGTTGGTAAAAGTTGGGAGCGCCTGTGTTGTTGTTGTTCGAGGCGTTGAGCAGGATGTCGCTGGCGGACCAGAGCGACCCGTCCGCGCTCTGCTTCACGACCCACGAGGCGGTCTTGAGCAACGCCTTGAAACGCCAGATCACTTCGCCTGGAGGGATCAGGGAGTTGAAGCACGCGCCTACAAACGTCGAGACGTCGTTCGCTACGTGATAGAGGGTCATGGGGTCTCTTTACGCCGTAACGGCGAGGGTGCCACGGTACATGACGGCCTGGGTCGCTGCGTTCGTGGGGGTCACGCGGAGCTGGAGGACGTCGCCATCGGTGAGCTGTCCTGCGATGTCGTCTGAAGTCTTGTGCTCACCGTTCGCGTCGGTGATCGTCAAGAAGTTATTCACGCCGTTCAAGTTCGTGAACGCCGTCCATACGCCCGCGACGAGCTTGTAGAGGCGCACTTCCACGGCGTTCGCGCCGTCCGTGCTCGCGCCCGTCACACGGAGCTTGACGGTCGTACCCACGTGGTCCGACGCGTTCCAAGCTCCGCCGCCGATGACAGCTTCAGAGGTGTCCGCGAGGGTGGTGACCTTGAGACCGTGCAGGAGGGGTGCGTACGTCGGGGCGCCCGCAGTCACCGAGAAGCCGAAGCCTCCGACGACGAGGTTGTCTTGCACACCGCCGAAGTCGAACGCCTTGAACACGAAGGCATTGTCGGCTTGGAGCGTGAGTCCCGTGAGGGAACCCCTGATCCGCTCGCCCGCAAACGGGGCAATGGTGATCGTCTGCTTGAACGAGGGCCCCGCGTGAACGACGGTGACTTTCCGCCCCGTCGTCTCGCTCACCACGCTCGCGAGCGTGACGGTGAACGAGGCTCCCGAGAGCGGAAGAACGACCGCGAGCGTCGTCTGACGGCTGAGCGTAGCCGCGCCGGTCACGATCTGAATGACGTCGTCGTCGCTGACGCCGTAGCCTCCGTAGGCGATCAAGCCGAGGTTCGTACGGTGCCCGTTCGTCAAACCGTCGAGGATCGCCGGGCCAAACAGCATGATGCCGCCGCCCGTCGTGGAGTCGAACCCGTACGTGGGCGAGGCGGTCTCAACGGTGTAGCGGCAACCGGGCTTGCGAAGGAACACGCCCAAGTTGGCCGCGTTCACGAACGCAACGCCGTTGACCGTTTGCTGGTGCCCCATGCTGTGCTCGATGGTCGAGCCCGCACCGTTTACAGTTTGCTTACCGTAGGAGTACCCGCCTTCAATAACGAGAATGCCCGCATTCTCGACCAGCACTACGTCGCGGTTCTTTGTCGTCGTGGCGCTCCCGAGAACGCAGTCACGCGCAAAGACGATGCCACTGCCAGCGCTCAACCCCACATACGTCGCCTGCGTGGGTACGAGCACGCACTGTTCCAGGGTCACACCGGCCGCCCCTGTGCCGCTGATCCGCAGGCAGTCACCCGCCGTCGCGTTGCCCGTGAACTTCACTCGGCGAAGCTGTGCGTTGCGGATGGTGTTCGAGGTGGCGATCGTGAGCCCGCGCGTGTTCGTCACGCTCTGGTTGTCGATCGTCAGGTCTTGCCAGACGCACGCGAGGGTTGCATCGGCCGCGTCCATGGCGAGCCCGGTGACGGTCGTGATGATCGTCTCCTCCGCACGCCCCGCGTACCCCATCACCGTGAGACCCTGCTTGAGCAGGATGTTGTCCCAGGTGTACGCGCCCGGCGCGACCAACATGGCCTTCGGGTTCGAGATCGAGATCCCGTCCGTGACCATCTGCGCGTACGCCGCAGCCGGGGTCGCGTACTGCGGGCTCGAGCCCGCAGGGCCCGAAGCTGCGGGGCCTACGAGGTACACCGGCAGCGTGTACGAGGCCGGGGCCGCTGCTGTGGTCTTCGACGCGAGAATGATCCACTTGTCGTCGTGAGCTGCGAACTCGTACGCGTCGTTCCACTTGAAGACCGTGGAGTTGAGCGTGGCGTCGTAGTCGATACCTGCGCTCGCGTGCGCCGCGAGCGTCAGGTTCTGCGTGTAGGTGCCCCCCGTGTACTTCACCCGCAGGCGGCGCTCCTCGCGCCAGCTCGCCGGGTTCGGCATCGTCACCGTGAAGGTGGTGGGCGAAGACGGGACCACCAGCGCCAACGTCGTCGCGTCTGCGATCGTCGCCGTGCCGGTGATGGTCTGCACGCGCTCGGGGTGCGTGAGGTAGTACCCGTCGTAGGTGATGCCGGCAGCGGTCTGGTACCGGGTCGTAGCGTCTGCATCGAGGGCGTACGCGCCATGCGTGTACACCGAGCCCGAAGTTCCCGTGCTGAACAGGAAGTTCGAGTTGGCGTCCATTCGGAACTTGTGCCCGCCTTGCAAGGCGACGGTCGAGCCGTTCTCGATCTCGAACAAGCTCGTCTCGATGAAGACGGGCCCTACGAGGAAGTCGGAATAGCCGAAGACGTTGACCCCAACCCCCAAGCTCAGGTTGGACGTGTTGGTCAACGTCATGGAGCCGATGATGTGGTCGGGCGGACCCGACTCAGCGTTTACCTCCGCAGGTACCGTGACGACGACATCCACGCTGTCGTCCAGACGCATCGCACGGCCTGTCGAACCGGCGATGTTGCCCCCGGCGCGAACCAGCCCGCTCCACAGAATCTCGACGGGGCCGGTGGCATTCAGCCCGTCGCCGCTCACGCCGCCCGTTGTCGTGCAGTTTACCGCGTAGATAAAGCTGTCGTTCTGGAGCAGCGAGCCATCCACCGCGAAGCCGTGCGAGCCTGCGACGTTGCCGCCGTAGAAGTTGCAGTTTGTGAACCGCAGCGAGAAGCCGTCGATCGACTGGTTGTTGAACCCCCCTACGGTCGCTCCCGGAGGGTACACGCCGCAGTTCGACAAGCCCGCTGTCGTGGAAGTCGTGAGCGTTGTGACCGAACCGATGATCGACTGCGCGCTCGCGCTCGGGTTCACACCGACCAGAAAACAGCCGTCCAACAGAGTAACGTCTTCGACGAACTCACCGACGAAGAAGCCCACGCGCGGTGCGCCCGAATTCGCGCCGTCCGCGATCATCGCCGCCTGCATCGCCGTAAGCGTCGCGTACTGCGGGTTGGTGCCTCCCGGACCCATCCCGGCTGCGCCCGCGACGTACAGCGACATTCCGCCGTCGGTGATCGGCTTCCACGCCGAACCCGTGTAGTACTCGAAACGGGCCGTGGTGGTGTTGTAGATAAGCAGCGACGTCGCAGGGGCGGCAATCGCGTCGCGCTGCACCGTGGTCAGGCGGTTGACGAGCACGCCCGTCGTCGTCCCTTGCAGGTCGATCGACGCGCTCGCCGCGCGCGCTGTCGTGCCCTGCGCGAAGCCGGTGGCCGCGCCGACCTCTCCGTTCGAGCGCGAGACGACCGTCGTGCCGACGTGCAGGCCGCTGGCGAGCGTCATCTTCAGCCCGGTCGGCACGTACCACGAGTGCGTCGACGTGGACTGCACATACCGGACGACGGTCCCGGTACGCATCTCCGAGGACGTTGTACCGACGATCATCATCGGAGCGGTGCCGTCGCCGAATTCGTGTCCGCTCGAGTACTGGTAGACGTTGATGATCCCGCCGCCCGTGTCGACTTGCAGCGGAATCCCGACGTCCAGGACCGGCGCAGCGCCGAACGTCTTGATCCCGGTGATCGTCTCAGGACCGGCGATGTGGACGTAGTTCCCGTCCTGCGAGCCCTCGAGCGCCGTGCCCGCGACAATCCCGTAGTCGACGTTGAAGGTGTCGCCACCCGTGAGCGTGAGGCCCGTGCCAGCGAAGTACGGCGTGCCGCCTGTGGGGGCCGCCCAAGTCGGAATGCCCGCGACCACCGTGAGGACGTCGCCGGGGGCCCCAATCGCCCTACGCACCCACCCCGACACGCCTCGGTACGCGAGGTCGCCCAGGGCCTCGCCTACGAACCCCCACGACAACGTGAACGTCGTGTTGGTGTCCCCGCCTTGCAGGGGCGCAGTCGTGTTGATGGTGATGTTCGCGCCGCTGCTGCTGCCGGCGCACTTCAGGCGGCTGATCATGCTCACGGGGGCAAGGGTAGGGGTCGGCTACCGGCGTCGGGTCCGCCTACGCTCCTGGCTCTCGAGCGGGGAACACACTCGGGCATGCTCCAGTTCGAGGTGGCAGTTCGCGCACACGACCTGGCACTTCGCGGCCTCGCGCAGCACGACCGACAAGGGTACGCGCCCGTTGCGGGCGTGGCTGACGTTGAAGTGCTTGCGCTTGCCGGGCAGGTGATCGAACTGCATCACGTACGGCGGGTACTCGACGCGGCAGCGCGCACAGGGGACGGCCTTCAGGCGATCGAGCGTCTGCCGAATGTGAAGGCGAACGTGCAGGGGGACGAAGGCGTGGGGCACCGAGGCAAGATTACGGGGTAAAGAAAACGGGACGGAGCCTCGCAGCCCGTCCCGTTCCCTTTACGACTCAGGTGTCGTCGTCGTCCTGCTCGGTCTGCGCGTCGTCGTCCTCGTCGCGCTCCCCAGTCGGAGCCTCGACGAGGATGTTCGTCTGGCCACGCGCCGCCTGGAGCTCCTTGAGCTGCTCCGACAGGTCGGCGTCGATCGAGGATGGCCACGTGATCGACTTCCACTTGTCGGCGCTCATTGGGAAGCGGAACAGTATCTGCTTCTCCTCGAACGCGACGCGCCCGGGGATCAGATCGAGAACGGTGGCCTCGGCAGGCCCTTCCTGGAGCGGACCGATGCCGCGCTCCGTGCCCCAGCGCTTCGCGACGCAGGGGTTCTCCATCACGCAGACAGTCGGGTCGGGGTCGTGCATCACGGCTCCCATGATGATCCACCCGTGCGTGAGCACGAGCAGGCGATAGTCGAAGTCCCGTGGGGCCTGGTTCATGGCTAGCTAGAACCCTTCTCGATCGGGCCGACGAGGGCCTTGTCGAGCATGGGGTTCCAGACAGCGGCGTCCCCCTCGAAGGTGAAGAGGATCCCCGCGCGCTCGAAGCGCGCCTCGCCGGGGATGGGGTCGAGAATCGTTTCCGGGTTCGGACCCTTCACGATTTCTCCGATCCCCCTCTTGGTGCCCCAGCGGCGCACGACGCACGCATCCGCAAGGATCACGGCCTCTTCGGTCTCGTCGACCAACCGGCCGACCATCACCCAGCCGTGTGCGAGAATCGCGAACTTGATCTTCTGCGCCATCTGAACTCTCCGTTTTCAAGGCGTGGTGAGAAACCATCAGGTCGCACGCAACATGCGGGCGCCAGACGTAGGTGCGCCCCGTCCCTGCGTTGCACAGGCTGACGGGGCGCGAGTCGCTGCGAGCGACTGGTGGAGACGTCGGGAGTCGAACCCGAGTCCAACAGATGTTTTCGAGAGAGATACTACGGGGCCTAGTCGTCGTACTTGGGGAACTTCCGAAGCGCCCGACGACGGGCTTCTCGGAAGCGGGTGACAGGTTGCCGGTCGTTGCGGACTCGGTTTACACCCTCAGCGCCAGTGTCCGCTGGCTAGTGCTGAAGATGGTCACGCAGCTGCGAGCAGCGGCGCGGCGAAGGCGTTGTAGTTCGCGATTCAGTTCGCCTGAGTTGGAAGGTTCAGGCAACCCTTGCCCCGCACTCTTTCGAGCGCGATCCATTGTCGAAACCGTGTCGTCCCCATAAATTCGGATGCGCAAGCATCCTACATGTCCTCATACCCGAAGTCACGTCAGATTTCTCACGCGCTGTACGGCGTCACTTCCAGCGGCAACGCCTTGATCTTCTCGAGGTAAGACGTGCGCGCGGCCTCGGGCGTCGCCGACAACAGAGACGCCGCAATGCGGCGAGCGCTCGATGTTGCAGCTTGTCCGAGAACGATCAGAGACCCGTCGGCGTAGAGCACGCCGTCGAGCTCAACCACCTCGAGCGCGCCGTTGCGCGTCACGCCATCACAGATGTACCGCTTCGTCATCGCCGCCTCCTGGAACACACACGGCCTCTGACATCGCACCGTGCGAGGTTAGAGGCCGTGTGCTCTCGGAACCTTGTACCGCGTAAAGGCGGCGGTTTCGCGAAGTCAGCTCGCGACGGCGGCGGTCATCTTCGCGTAGACCTTCTCGAGCTTCTTCAGCGTCGGGGCGTCTTGCACCTTCGACGCGATGAAGCGGCCGAGCTTCTTGCTCGGGGTGAGCGCCCAGTAGGTGGGCGTGCCGTTGACGAGAGAGATGGAGAAGTTGGACTTCTCCACCTTGAACTGGACCTTGAGGGAGGTGATCATCTAGCAAGACTCCCCCTCGACACAGGGGATGTCAAGCAGGACATCCTCAAGGAGGGCGGCATCTACGTGATGATCGAGGAGCCTGGCTTGCGTGCGTAGCCTATGGCAGTTCGCACACACGAGCTCGGTCAGCTCGAGCTCGGCCTCAACCGTCTCCCACGCCTCCCCCACGAGGTCAGAGATGTTCGCGGTCTTTACGCCGCGAACGTGGTCAAAGTCCATGGCGGCGGGAGGGAAGCACAGGCCGCAGTCCATACAGGGCGCGGACTTCAGCTGCGCGAGGCGCAGACGATGTCGCTCGCGGCGCGTCACTTGACCCTTTCGAATCCTACTCCCGCGAGCGCGTCGGGGCCCTTCGCAGGGTGCGCCTGGAACACGACGACGTCGCACACGCCGAACGTCTCGGTGAACCACTCAGAGGTGGGGGATTCGCTCACGTAGAGCACATGCCATCTACCATGCTCGTAGAACGAACGCGTCGGGCTCGCGCCGTACAGCTCGAAGGCGAGCTCCTCGATCAGCTCTCGGCGCTCTTCGCTCTCAACGTCCGGTGTGAAGGGGAGAGGTGTGAAGTGCGCAGCGCCGTGGTGCCCGGGGCGGGAAGCAGACATGCACCAAGGTTAGCGGTGACCTCAGCGTGAACACGCAGAGAGGAGCGCATGCCCCAGCAGGAACGAGAAATACAGCAAGGCCATGGGCGCTGTCACTTGCAGCGTGGCGCGTGTGGTGAACGACATACTTCGTTATCGCACAAAGAGCCTCGGCGAGATACGAGCGGTGCGCGCAAGCCAGAGGTGTCCGGATTCTTCCGTTACACCGTGACAGTGATGGGATCGCTCGAATACGTGCTCGGCTTCACGAAGAGCATCACGTACACAAGGCCGGGCTCGAGAAGTAGGGGGCGATCCCACCTCCCGTCCGCTCTCGTCTTTACGACGTACAGAGGCGTCTCGCGCGCGCCCTTCTCGTACTCCGACTGGAAGTACACGCGGATCTCAGCGTCCGGGATGCCGATGCCCGCCTGGGTCACGAAGCGCAGCGCGTCGGGCTCCCCGAAGTCGTGGTCGACCTTCACGCGCGCGGCAGTGCCCGAGCCGAGGGGGCCGTCGGGTTTGAAGACGCCGGAGTCAGACAAGCAGACGCCGGAGGCGGCCACCGAGAGCACCTGGTACCAGGTGTCGGAGGTGCCGGTGACGTCGTCGAAGAAGAACCGCAGCGCCTTGGGCTGGTAGTTCGGCCCCGGGATCGCGTGCGGCACGGTCGCGAGCAGGAGCGGCGGGCCGTCCTTGTTCGTCGCCACGTAGATCTCGTAGTAGGCGACGTCGTCATCGACGGGGGCTTGCCAGTACAGACGGATGCCGACGCTCATAGCTTTTCTTTCCGTCCTACGGCGTTCAAGCGCCCGCCTGCGCCCGTGGCGAGTGGGCCCTTCGTGACCGCGCGCAGCGCTTCACGAAGCTGAATGAGGTCCTCCTCGAGGAAGACGTCCATGGACTGAAGCGCGGCGAGGAGTTCCTCGAGGTCCACGGTCTCGTTGAGATTTACCCCAAAGAAGAGATCGCTGTCCAAGCTCTCGACGAGGCTTTGACCCTCGGAGAGCGCGACGATGACGCGGCGAATCCCGGTGACGCTCTCGGCGAGGGAGACCGTCTCGTCGTTCGCGACGGTGGTCTCTGCGTAGCTCGCGAGCGCCTCGAGCAGCGGCAACAAGACCGAGAGGCCGACGATCGAGACCCGCGCGGAGTCCAAGGACTCCGAGAGCGCGGACGACTCGGAGAGGAACACGCTCGGGGCCCGGCGATACGCCTCCACGGCCTCGAGCAGCGGCAGCAGCTCGTTCAGCGCCGCCGCCATCTCGGCGTACGTGCCGAGGCTGTCGAAGACCAGGATGAGGCCCTCTGCGACGGCGGCGAAGGCGCGCGCCTGGGCGCTCAAGCTCTCCGCGTACCCCACGCTCTCGTTGAGCGCGGAGGTGAAGCGCAGGAAGCGCGCGACGCTCTCGGTGATCGAGAGCGACTCCGCGACGAAGGGGCGCGCGCGGTACAACGACACCAAGACGGCGGCCAGCGCCACCGTCTCGGATACGTTCGGTCTCGCATGGTACTGCGCTGCCGACGCTTCAGAGAGCGCGGTACCGTCCATCACCGCGACGTTGAATCGTCGCGGCTGTACCGCGAGCAGGAGGCTCACTCGTAGATGCCCTCGATCGTGATCAGGTGGCGCACGACGCCCGCGCTCGGGGCCGTTCCGACCTTGCGCTTCACCACCTGAATGAACTCACCCGGGCACACGGCGATGGGGACGTCGAAGCGCTCGATGATGTCCGACAACACCGTGCCGGCCGCCGCGTTCGCGGCCACCGCCTGGAAGCCCAGGGGCACACGGCGCGACGCCTTCGTCGTGGCGGACTCCGCCGTCAAGAGGCTGACCGCCGTGTGGCCGAACGCGCAGCAGAGCTGCGCGACGTAGCCGCCGCCCGTGAGCGTCGTGCTGATCATCGACTTGACGCGGATCGACCGGACGAGGAGCGTACGCCCTGCGGCAGTACCGCTCCCGGCCGGTACCTGGAAGCTCATCAAGATGCCGTCGGTCTCGGCGACCAGCGTGTCCGTCTCCGCGAACTGTCCGCCCAGGGAGCTCGCGATGAGCGCGCTGGTCGTGTTCGTCGGGACCGCCGCGACCGGGGCCGTGTTGTTCACGTAGGAGAGCGCGGTGCCGACCGTCGCCGAGCCGGACTGGAGCAAGAGCGCCGTCCGGCCCATGGCCGCCATCGCGTTTTCGTGCGAGCGCGCGGTCGCGTACTCGCCGAGGTCGATGCTGGCGCGGGAGATCACGAGCTGCTGCGCCTGCGGCATGTTCGAGCCCGTGACGTACTGGCGGAACGTGATCGGAAGAGCGCCAGACGGGACCAGCGTCGGAATCGACACGGGGCAGTCGAAGGCCGCCACCAGGATGTTGTTGATCCAGAACGTGACGCGGTCCTGGTGGATCCCTACGAGAAAGTCGCGCGCTTCGTTCGTCGGCCAGAGCCCCGGGTCGATGACCGCCGAGCACACGTCGTTGCTGCCGATCGCGACGATGGCCTGGAACGTGCCCGAGGAGGTCACGCGGAAGAACGCGCCGTCCGTGACGTCCGCCGTCCCAGTCGCGTACATCAACCCGAAGTCCATCACGCAGTTGGACACGAAGTCGGTGCGATGGATCGCCGCGAAAGAAAACCAGGTCGTGTACGAGCCCCAGATCGGAAAGGCGCGTTGGGACGTGACGCGCGACACACCTGCGGCGGCGACCGAGCCCGCGCTGTTGAGCGTGAGGAGGTTACCCGCGACGGCCACGGCCTGCGTCGTCACAGGCGCCGTCCACACGGATGAGTTCAACACCGTGCCGAGGAAGGGCTCCTCAAACATGATGCTGTCCGTACCCACGCGCGAGCGGTAGTCGTTCGAAACTTCGGGCGACAGGAGGAGGGGCGCCCCCGTCACCTCGCCTGCGTCGAGCTCCGAGAGCGCGCGAACGTACCCCGACTGGTCCTCGACCTTCGGCAGGTTGACCTTGAGGTTCTTGTCGCTATCGACCTCGGCGACGTTGGCGCTGAGTTCCCCTTGGATACGAATGCCGCTCATGGTTGCTCCCTATCAGGCCCAGACCCAACGCACTTTGAAGGTGCCGTTGAGGCTCAATTCACTAAGCGCGTGGATCGTGAAGCCGACGCCGGGGACGATGTCGCCGCAGGCGAGGCGGATCAAGGACACGAGATGCTCCGCAGCCGTGTGATCCGCCGAGTCTTCGTACATCAGGAACGCTTCGGCGTTAGACCCCGCGACGATGTCGATCTGGCCCGTGATGACCGTCTCGGTCATCATCGAGCCCGTCGAAGAGGCCCCGAAGTCGAGTGTGTCGAACCCGACAGGCATCGCTCAGCCCAGCGTGATCGTGTACGTGAGCGTCAGCTTGTCGCCGTTGGCCAACGTGCGCTGCGTGAAGCCCAGCACGTGGTTCATGGTGCCGCTCGAGATGGCGGTGAAGAGCGCCGCCTTCTGCGCGGACTGCCCGCCGGTCGCGGTGAACTCGTTCAGCACCGTGGTGGTGTTCGTGCCGATGGTGTGTGCCACCGCGCCCTGAACGCGCCCGAGGCCGTTCGTCGTGATCTCGTTCGAGAGCACGGTCGACGCGCTGGTCTCCGTCACCGTGTCGTTCGACAGGGCGATGAAGTTCAGGCCGCAAGCCGACGGTACGCTCGTCCCGTATCCCTGGTAGTGCAGGAAGTCCCGCCCGGCCAGGGTGATCAGGTTCCACACGCGCTCGACGGGCGCCACGTCTTCGTAGACGTAGAGCTCGCCTTTACGGCGTAGACGACGGTGGACGACGTCCAAAGAGGCCCGCCCGATCGGCACGTGGACCGCCAGGGCCTTGGACTTCAGGAGTAGGTTGACGAGGGACGCCGCGACGCTCATGGCCACAAGCATAAGCGAGGGCCAAAAGAAAAGAGCGTATCGTTGGAGGGGTGAGCGCCTCGCAACAACTGCGCGCGAAGGGAGGCCCAATCGGCGTCCTGAACGACGCGATGCAGGGCGTGGAGAAGGTTCTTGCGGAGCACGTCGCGGCCGACGGGCAACACGAGGCGCGCGTCGCGCTCCGCAAGATCCTGGTGGACGCCGTGATCGCCGCGTACACCCATGGGCAGGCGAAGGGGGCGTAGTCAGTCGAAGACGTCGCGGGCGTAGTTGTACCCGTCGATGAAAGCCTCGTTCTCCTCCTCGTAAATCTCCGCGTCGAGATCCCAAGGAACGCCCGGGCCGTCGCCCTTCCAGTGGCCGTAGCCCCAGCCGTCGGTCAGCAGCTGTGTTCCTCCGCCCCCGCTCGGGCCCTGGCCCTCGTACACGGTCTTCGGGTCGGTGGCATACCCCCAGGCCCCGGCCCCCGTTCCCCCGCCGCGCTCATCCCACGCGGGCATACTTCTCGCGCAACTTCTTTTCCACAGCCTCCTTCTGTACCATCAGCTCGCTCTTCGCCTCCTCTGCCTGCTCCTTCATCGTCTCGTAGAAGTACGTGTCGTCCCCGTCCGAGTCGATGCCCCAGACGCTCGACTCCCCGCGCACCGTCACGCCCTCGACGAGCTCGAGCGTCGCGACGACCTCAACCCCGTAGTACCACCAGGACTCCCCGTAGCTCTCGATGCGCGCGACGTCGCGGGCGATGTACTCCCGGGCCTTCAGGTCAGCGGCGGACTTCGAGTAGCCGCGCTCCCAGAGGCCTCCGAAGTAGTCGGAGAAGTTCTGCTGAAGCTTGACGTACTTGTACTCGTTCCTCCCAGGGTTGACCCGCTTGATGCACGTGTCCTCTCGGTTCCTCTCGCCCTCCCTACGCTCACGCTCTTGCGTCGCCTTGTCCGCCCAAGGCCGTACCCGGTACTTCCCGACGTGCATGACGTCCGAGTCGTCGGTCATCACGCCCGGGTAATCCCGGTCCGTGTCGTTGTCGGGCGTCACCCGGATGATGTACTGGATCTTCGGCTGCTCCCCCGTGTCTCCGAGGTCGGGGGCATCGCCGAGCGGCTCCTCCCACGTCTGGCGCTCATTCTTTGGCTCGAGCCTCCGCGCCTCCGCCCACTCCACGGCGGGGCTCTTCTTCAGGACGCTGAAAGCGGCGCGCGCGCCGTACGTCTCGCGCGCGGCCTGGACCTTGCGCAGTCGGCGAATGTCGATCGTCGGCGCCTTGTAGATGTTTCCTTGCATTGCGGTCTCCTTAGTACATGTCGTTTCGTAGCCACTTCTCTTCGTACGCGTGGCGCACGGGCGTCCAGCGGTCGTTGGGACTTCCGCCCCACGCCTCGCCGTACCCTCGGCCATTGCCGTTGCCGTCCCACCCCCGGACGAGAGGCGGCACACCGTCGCCCGAGCCGTTGGGAAATACGGGGCTTTGCCCAAGGAGGTAGGAGCCTTGGTCGTACTCCGGCATCAGTACCTCTCCCAGTCGTACCCCGCCCGATACGCGTACGGCGGCGCCGGCAGCACGCGCGAACGATCCCAGCCTGCGGAGAAGTCCACGACGCACGCGCCGCCGTCGCCGCGACGGAGCTCGTTGTCGTATGCGAATGGGAGGCCAAGGCCGTCCCCATCCCCTTTCAAATACCACCCTAGCTGTACATCCCCGTTGCCGTCGGAGTCGTACCCCGGCGGCAACTGGGGTTTATTCTCTCGAGACATGTGCACCTCCGAGGGCTTGTACCCGGAAGTGCGCGGCGTTTACGGAGTAAAGAGAGCCCCCCGGCTCTCTCGTCTCTTACAGCTTGTAGCTCGGCACGTTCACCCGCACCGGGCCGCCCTCGATCTCCGTGCTGTGCGCTCCGTAGCGCACGTCGATCTGTGCAACCTGCATGGGCTGCACGTACTTGTACGACTCCGGAAGCGCGTTGAAGTCATCCTGCACGAAGCGCAAGAGGACGGCCTCGAGCTCCTTCATGCTCTTGCCCTTCGTGCCCTCGAGCCGCACGTTGACCTCCGCGCGATAGGCCTTGGTCACGATGAGCAAGAGCTCGTGCGTGTCCTCTTCCTCGAACGGGCGCGGCATCGGGAAGGCCAGGCCCAGGCACGTCAGCGCGCTCTCGAACGCCTCCCCATACCAGAGGGCGTCGAGATGCGCGGCGATCTGCTCGGCGACCTTTGCCGGCAGGGCCGGCGCGCGGACGCGCAGGTCGAAGATCACGCCCTTGAGGTTGCACAGGGTGTGATCGACCCCGGAGTACCACACGCGGCGTGTGGGCTCCGGCGGGACGGGGACGCCGGCGATGCGCGCGACCGCCGTTTGAAAGGTCTCGCCGCCCGGGGCGAACGAGACGCCGTCGCCGACGATCGCGTCGCCGCCGGCCTTGAGCGCTGCGGTACGGTGTAGCCCCTGCTTGACGCCCCCCTCGTCGACGAAGTCCCCCTCCGTCGTCGGGGGCTGCCTCGGCGTGTGGTGGTAGCGCGTCATGGTGTCATCCTCTGCGGCTTTCGCCGCAGCCGTGTCGGCGTCATTGAATAGGGTGTACCCAGGCTCTGCCTCCTCCACGAGCTCGACGCCTGCTCCCGCCTTCAACTGCTCCGCCCGCGTAGCGCGCTTGAACTTCACGGTGTACCCGAGCGCCGCAGCGTGCGCGGCCCACGCGCGCTGGTCGTCGAGCGGAGTCGCAGAGAAACGCGGCAGCGCGTCGAAGCGGTGCGCGATGTTCTCGCCGGTCGTCTGATTGAACACCTTGCCGTTGGGCGCTCCGTTCTTCTCGAGCTCGATCACGGCCACGCGCGGCTCCTTGGTCGGCAGCGTCGTGTACTTCGACCGCTCGATCATGGCCTGGTGCTCGCGCTGCTCCTCGTCCGTGAGCGGCGTCACCGGCACGAGGAAGCGCTCGACGGGGGACGTGGCCGGCATGCCCACCTCTTGGTTCGCGTTGCCGAGCACGAGGCTGACGGCGCCCTGCGACGTCGGGCTGAACGTCGTCACGCCCGGGCGGTGTACGGCGTTCAGCAGCTGGTGGTTCGCCCGGACCCAGGTGCGCGTCATGTGCCACTGCGCGTGAGCGAGCTGCGTCAGGTCGTAGAGGACGTTCCGGTGCTGGTCGACGATGCGCCCGGTCCAGGTGTCCGTAGCTTCGTGGGCGATGCGGTCGGAGCCGCATTCGAAGAACAGCTCGCGCGGCGGGGGCGGCGCGACACCCCCGCCCACGGCGATCGGCTGCTCGAGGTCGTACTTCGTCGCGTTCACGACGCTCACCTGGTACCCGTCGTTCTGGTACTTCGTCCACCAGTACGCGGTTCCTTTCGACGTGTCGCAGCGGTCGTACTTGGCGCCGAGGGCTTCGTGGCGCCGTACGACGCCCGTCCAGTCGCCGCTATCGGGGCCATAGAGGAAGTGCGCGGAAGGCTTGATGCTCATGTGTTTGTCTCTTTCTTTACGGCGTACGCTTGTGTGTGCCGTGGTATGAATGGGCTGCGTCCGCACCAGGCTATCTTGCCTCTGGTAAGGACGTCGAACCTGTGGATGTTCTCCACCGCACGGGATGTGCAGTCCTCAAGGGCGGGGAGAAGGCACAGGGCGTGATCCTGCGAGATGGCAGGGCGTGGCGGACGTTGAAGTACCTGGATGCGACGCGGGTGACGGTCGTGAAGCTTGACGGGACGGAGGTCGAAATGACGCCTTACGAGGCGATCAGCACCTCTCCTTGACCCACACCCGCTCGAGCTCCACCAGCGGCGCCTGCGTCTTCGCCGCCTCGTACTTTTCTCGGGCGGTCTTCGCCTTCTGCTCGAGCTCTTGAAGGTTCAGGAGCTCCTTCTTCAGGAACACGTCTCTGGCGTCCTCTGCGCTGTCCGACAGCGTGCACTCATGGAAGATGCGCCCGTGACTGCTCACGACGAGACGCTCGTCGAGCGTGTCTCCGGTGTTGAGCTCTTGCACGATGAGCTTGCCGTCATGTGTTGTGCGGCCATCTGTGATGTACTTCTTCATTCGTCTATCTCCCAGTCGCTTGCCCAGCTCTCGTACTGCGCGCGGAGCTTGCTGATCTCGTAGTCGTCTTCGTCGAGGGCGAAACGTATCCCGCCGCCCCCGGTCGTGTTCCCGCACTGGATCTGCGTGTGCGTCGCGGAGCTCGTTCCATCCCCCCAGCCACCCCCATCGGCCGTGTCGTACTGCGCCCCGAAACGCCATATGTACTCGTCGTAGGCGTAGACGCTGCGAGGGTTTTCTTCGTAGCTCACGGATCTACGCCTTCCTCGTAGCGTTTCTGGACGCGGTATCCGAACGTGAAGTCGCTGCTGCTCCCTCCCTGCGTGTCACCGTTCTGAACCATGCCCCACCCGTCGCCCCAGCCATCGCCTCCCGACGTGTTGTACTGCGGGCCGACGCATCCCAGCTGGTCAGGGTCTACGCGGTAAAGGTCGCGCGCGTTGTGCCTCATCCTCTCCTCGGCCCTTCTCGGTATTCGGGATACGGGTCACGAACCTGGCGTCGGTACGCTTCGCCGTTGGCGCCCATTCCGTCCCCCATGCCGTAGATGTGCCACCCGTCTCCGTACCCGTCTCCGGGAGCTTGGTACGGCGTCGCGTGAACGCCCCCTAGAGCCCCCGCGCTCCCGCCCCCAAGGGGGTACTCCCGGCCGGCGTCGTGCTCGTAGCTCATGCGTTGTACTCCCTTGGTTCGTCGTACTCGAACGCGCTCGCGTCGAAGTACCCGTTGCCGCTCGGAAGGGCGCACCACGGCTGAGCCATGCGACCCTCGTAGAAGTCGTAGCCTTCGTAGGGGCAGACCCCGTGGCCATCGCCGTCGCGTTCGACCGCGTCGGAGACGCGCTTCACGCCGTCAGCTTCTTGCGGATCTGCACGAGCCCTTGCTCCCCCGGCTCCTCCGGGTGCGGATGCGGGTGCGAGTGCCCAGGGCTCTTGAGCTTCACGACGACGCCCATCGCCTCGATCTCCGCCATGGGCACGCCCAGCAGCTCCTCGGCCTGCTCGCGCAAGCTCAGGCGATGCTCGTGCGGCATGTCGTCCTCGGGGACCTCGACGTCGATGGTGATGACGGTGCGCTGCGTCGCCGCGTCGTGCAGGTACGTCAGGGTGGTTTTCTTTAGGTCTTCTCGTCCTTGTTTCATCGCGTGATCTCCTCGTAGGCGTTTTGAATCGCGGCGCCTTGATACGGCTGTCCAACCGCGTAGGCGTCATCGTCGTATCCGGCGGGCGGCCACTCGACGTCCCCGTCCATCCCGCCCTGCTGCGCGGTGCCGTACCCGTCGCCGTGGCCGTTGCCGCTTTCGGTGTTGAACTGCGTCTCGAGGCGTGCGGCGTCGTAGAAGGCCTCGTTCACGCCGTAAAGGTTGCCTGGGTGGCGCTTGAAGCTCACGCCTTCACCACCACCCGCACCTCATACGTCCCGCCCACGTCGCCCCGCTCGTTCAACGACTCGAGCGTCCCCATCTCTCGCGCGCGCTGCTCGATGGCCTCGCGGTACGTTCGGTTCAGCAGGACTTGCAGCTCCTGCCTCGCTTGCGGCTCGAGCGCTGTCAGACGCGCCAGGTTCTCGCGCTCGGTCTTCTCTTTGGCCTTCACCTTCTCGGCCTCGTAGATGCGGTCGCGGGCCTGCTCCTCCGTCTCGTCCTGCCGTACGACGCCCTTCACCTCGATCGCGGTGACCGTGGTCGTCCGCGTCACCGTGATCTCCTTGCCGTCGGGCGAGAGGCGCATCTCGGCCTCCTCGAGCGCGCGCGTCAACGAGCCGTCCGGGTGCTCCGTCCAGCCCGCCTCGCGCATGCGGGCCTTGAGCGCTTCGACCATCCCCGAGTTCGGCAGGATCGGAAGCATCTTCACGTGCAGTGTCACGACGTCTTTGCTGTTGACGTCTTCTCCGTCTTTCTTGGTGAGGATGATGCTGATGGGCTCGAGTTCCAGTTCCAAGTTCATTCCGCAGGGCATGGGTCAGTCCTCCAGGTCCAAGGCTGCCAAGTTGATCATGTAGGTCGCCGGGTTCGAGTCCTCTGACTCGTCCGAGTCGTACTCGTTGTGGATGTCTTCGTACGCCGCCTGGCCGACGCCGCCGTCGCCCTCGGAGGTGCAGTTGTCTGCGAGGGTCTCGAGGACCGACCACACGTCGCCGTTCGTGAGAAGCGTGTCGGAGCCGTAGCCGTTGCCGTCTTCGCACATGACGTAGGACATCCGAATCACGGCGCCCACCACGCAGGCGGCTTCCGATGATGCGCCCACCGCGCGAACGCACTCTTGTCCTTCAGATAGAAGGTTCGATACGCCGCGACGGCGTCAGGTCCGCGATAGGCCTCGGGCATCGTCTGCACGAACGGCGTGCGCCGTACTTGTGTAAACACGAGTTCGGGCGCCCGGACCTTTACGGCGTGAAGAACCTGGCGCGCCGCATGAACACCCAAGAAGCGCAGGGTGTACTCGTCACACAGCGCGAAGCCGTGGGCGAGCGCCCACTCGAAGTTGCCTCGCGACGCGCCTACCCACTTGGTAGCGGGATGGCCGGTGTGCGAAGGCTTGTAGCCGACGTCGAGCCCCTGGGAGCGTACGACCGTCGAGAGCATCTGCGCCGTCTCCGTGGGCATCTTTACGACGTGTTGGTCGCAGGCCATGCGGGCGGCGGTGACGGGATGTACGTGAAGTACGAAGAGGTTCATCGCCCGACGTTCCCCGCGTTCTGCTCGTACTGAAAGCTCGCGTGGCACTTCACCTGCCGATCGAGCGCGACGTCCCCGCCGTCCCCACCGGAGAAACCCCAGACGCCGTCTGCGTAGCCCGCGCCCCAGCCGTCGCCGGTGATGCCGGCTTGATCAAAGCCGTACACGCCGGACAGGGCGCCATCGCCGTCCGGGCTTCGTCCCTGTTCGTTCATCGCGGTCTCTCCCTCTCGTACTCCTGCTGCACGTTGCTGCACTCGTGCTCCGCAAACCCGTCCCCGTCCGACATCCCCCAAGCGTCGTCCGTGAAGCCCGAACCCCAGCCGTCGCCGGACTTTTCGAGGTGGCCGTAGGTGCTGGAGAGGAAGCCGTCGCCGGTCCAGTGCGGGGCGCTCATGCCTCGTCCACATACGTGAGCCCGTACCAGTAGTACGGAAGCCACTCGTTCTGCCCGCAGCCGTCGCCAGGGCCGTAGTTGAAGCACCCGTCGCCGAAGCAATCGCCGGCTTCGTTCTCGCGCTCCACGAACTCGCCTGTGATGTCGTTGAAGCCGAGCCATGTCTCGCCTTCCGAGCCTGTGCTGTCGCCGTCGCCGCTCGCGTGCGCGCGGCCACACTTGACGTTGTCTCGGTCCATCAGTAGTCGTCCTCCTCGTAGCTCATCGCCGCTCACGCCCCGCGCGTTGGTAGATGCGGTACACGGTTCCCATCACGACGAAGAGCCACTCGGGCAGGCGACTGCCGCCGTCTTCGTTGTATGGCGGGCTCGCCGATCCGCTCATCGGGTACCCGTCCCCGTCTCCGAACGCCCCCGCGTTCGGTGCGTAGTAACTCGTCGTCAATCCGGCCATACGCTCTCCTCGTGGGGCCCGTACGCCCACATCCCGTACTCGTCTCGGTGCTCGTAGGTGTCGCGGTAGAACGCGCCGTCCGCGCGCGTCTCGATGACGCCAATCGGCGTACCGAATCCGTCGTCGTCGCTCGTCAGGCACGGCGCGCCGCGCCCGTCGCCGGAGAAGTGCACGCGTTCGCCACGCTCTTGCGTCACAGCTCCAACCTCCTCCGCGTCGCTTCCATCGCCTTCACGTCGTCCCCTGCGTCTTGGTAGTCACTTCGTATGAACGAGCCTCGGTAGTACGTGTTCGGCGCGCGATAGGGGTTCTCGCCCCAGTTGATGTAGATGAGGTACGCGCCGCCGTCGCCGTCTTGGCCGAAGGCGGCGGAGTCTTCCCGGGGTGTGCGTCTCATGTGTCTCCCTTGACGGAGTTACTCGCGAGGATCGTGCGGATGTCGTTCTGGTACGTCATCAGCGTGAACTTCGTCTTGAGTATCCTCGGCGCTGCGAAGTTCACCTCGGGTGCGTTGTCTTCGTATGACGGGCGCGGGGAGCCGCCGTCGTCGTAGACGTACGCGTCGAGCGCGAAAGCGCCCCCGTACTTTCGGTACGCGTACTGGGCGCTCCCGTCGCCGTCATCGAAGCGCGAGGTGTGATACGGCGTCGGTGTTCTTCTCATCGTGTCTCCTCGTATCGCCATCGAATCCACGTAGGCCGAATCTCGTAGTTGATGAGCACGTCCTTCCCGTCGTTCCCCTCGAACCACCCGATATTCAGGGCTCGAGCGCCGTTGCCGATGCCGTCGCCGTCGGCCCAGGGGAACGCGCTCTTTGCGCCCCGCCCGTCGCCGTCCTGCTCACACGCCATGGGTCGGTATTTCATCGACCCTCCTCATACCGTCGCTGCGTCCACCCGCCCTGCGTCTCGTGGTCCGCCTCGTCGTCGGCGTCGTCCCACAAGATGCTCTTGCCCCACGTCCCTACGCCGCGTCCGCTCCCCTGAACGTCAGCAGGAAAAGGGACGAGCCCTTCGCCCCCGTTCGAGGCCACGGTTGGTCGTTGTTTCATACGGTCTTATACCAAGTACGAACGGCGTTTACGCCTCTCGTGCCCTCGCGTCGGATGGCTTAGCCTTCCTGCATGAGAGTCGACTACGTCCCCGGCGCCTTGCTCACCGTCCTGCACGAGTCCGCCGTTGCCTTCGACGGCACCGACCCGGAGCGCGCCGTCGCGACGCTCGGCGGCCTGGCGCTGAAAGCAGCGCAGCCCGGCGTCGACCTGAACGCCTTCGTCGTCGAGACCCTGGCGACCGGGCAGGCCTACCTGCGCAACGCCGCAGGGAAGCAGATCGCGTCGCTCACGGCGCTCGCGCTCACCTGGGACGCGATGGCGTCGCGCATCAACTCGGACCGAACCTTCTCGCAGTACGTGCGAGCATCGGTGACGACGCCGGGAGCGCTGACGGCGCAGACAGCGCTCTTCGCGGGTGGCGTCGACCCGACGCTCACGGCGGGGGCGGCCCGGTTCAAGTACGTGGCGGCGGGCAACGCGGGGCTGTTCTTCTTCGACCAGAAGACCGCCATCGACGTCTTCGCCATTCAGGGCAAGTTCCCCGGCGGCGCAGCCCTCACCTGCACCATCGAGCTCGTGAACCTCGACGACGGCGCCCAGCCGATCGACAGCGAGGCGGCGACGCTGGTGTCGGTGACGCTGCCCGCCTCCGAGGACTTCAGCGTCCTCGACGCGATCCGGCTTCAGAAGTCGCAAGCGATCCGCGTGACGTGCGCCAACGCGGGCAAGGCGTGGGTTTCGTTCCGACAAGCGCCGGCGAGCCCGTAAGCTTGCGGGGCGTACGCCGTAAAGAAGAGGGGCCCCATGGGCGTGGTAATCCGTCTGCTCGCCGTCCTTCTCGTCCTGCTGCTCAGCGCCTGCGAACCGCCCCCTTCGCTCCCCTCGACGGGGCGCACCATCCGCGTCGCCCTCGGCCCTGACCCCTCCGGTCTCACCGGGTGGCGTCCCGAGCATCGCGCCGCGTTCCTTCGTGCCCTCGCGTCGCTGCGCGCCACGGGCGACACCTGGCTCGAGAGCGCTGTCGGCGACGCCGACGTCGTGGTCGAACCCTTCGACGCGGGGGCCCGCTGCTCGCACGCAGGGGAGTACTCGCCGGGCGAGCGCCGCGTGCGCATCGACTACGCATGCGTCCCGGGCGACGAGAGGCTCGCGTACGCCATGGTGCACGAGCTGCTGCACTACCTGACGTGGATCAACGCGCGCTGGGTGGGGCACATCTGCGTGCAGCCCGGCGACGCGACGGACTGCACAGCGCTCGTACGTGGCGAGGCGGTGCTCAACCCTGTGATGCCGGGGCAGTTCGACGCGAACGGGGAGCCGCTCGGGCCGCCCGACGCGACGCTGCGCCGCGCAGACGTCGAGTTGGTGCGGGCACTAGGGCGTACGCCGTAAACTTCTCGCATGATCATTTTCCCGGCTACAGGCGGCGGTGGCGGTCCTGGGCCGCCTGGACCGGCCGGTGTTGGTGCCCGACTCACGTTCGATCCTGCGCAGGCGACGGACGCGGCGATCGGGCGCTACCAGACGTTCCCGGCGCTGTACACCAAGTACCTGACCAACCCCCTCGTCGACATCTGCATGGCGAACGGGGGGCAGATCCCCGCGAAACCTGGGGGCGGGAACTACCTCATCAACAAGGTGACGAGGCTGCTCTCGGACGCCGAGGGGCAGATCACCATCGACATGCTCGAAGGCGCGGCGTTCGAGGGGGAGTGTCTCTACTGGGAGAACTTCCGACTCTGCAACCGCTCGTCCACCGTGTGCCTCGTGCCAACGGGCGACTACCCGTACATCGGGCTCGGGCCGAAGGCGTGGATGGCGCGCGGATACACCACCGACGTCGTGCCGGTGATCGCGGCGCCGTGCTTCATCTGGACGACGGAGGACGGCGGCGTAGGGAAAGGCGTCTCCCTGAAGTTGGGGGAGCAAGCGAAGTTGAACAACAACATGTTCAACCCCGAGCCGAACGCAGGGCCGGTGTTCGAGGCAAACGGCACGGGCCCGAGCCCGAACGCCGCCCAGGTGTATCTGGAGGCAGGCAAGCGCTCGGTCATCCCCGTAGACTCCTACGCAGGCAACGCCAACAGCAACATCAGCATCAACACGATCGACGGCACCGCCTCCGTCTCGTTCGATCAGCCGAACTACCTGGGGCAGAACTCTCCGCTCGACGCAACCGCGCACCCGGACTTGCAGTTCAACACCGGTCTCATCGTGCCCGGGTTCACGATCGCCAACGCAAGCGGCGGAGGCGCCCCGCAGTGGCTCCAACTCGTGCAGTCGGTGAATACCACCGACGCTACGCCCACCACGGTGTTCCCGGTCCAGGCTCCGCCCCCGGTGATCTCCGCAGGCATCGACTTGCGCATGACCGCGCGTGACGCCGCGACGGGCGACACCGCGACGTGGATCATCAAGGGGTTCGTCCACTTCGGCTTTGTGGGCGCGGCCTTCGGCCCGCTCGGGCTCGTCAAAGACTTCTACGACGCAGACCCGGGCGCAGCCGCGTGGACGTGGAACTTCCTGCTCAACTCCCCCGACCCGAACAACGTGCAGTTGCTCGTGATCGGCGAAGCGGGGAAGAACATCAAGTGGAGCATCTCCCTGGTCGAGATGCTGGTACTGGCGTTCTGAAATGCCAGACACACTCATCCGACTTCCGGTACCGCTCAAGGGATCGGGGGTTCACTACCTCGAAACCGCACAGAGCTACCTGATCGCACCCTCCGGGTCGGGGATGATTCTCATCCCTTGCCCGGAGAACGCGTCGCTCATCGTGAGCGGGAGCGTCACGTTTCGTTCGGCGGCGCCCGAGCGGGGCGGGTCTATTCGGCTCCACACGTACGCAGCGCACGGGCGCTTCAACGGACCCCCCGTAGAGGACATCCTGAAGTTCGACGCCTACGGGGATGCCGACATCCTGCTCACGTCGCTCCTCTACGATGACGTCCCCGCGCTGCTGTTCGACAACCCGACCAGCGACAACGTGCAAGTCAGCGTCGCACTCGTCGTCCTTCTCTCGTACGCCGTTCTAGGAGTCTGACGTGGAACACCCGAGACGCATTCGTCTGCTCGAAGCCGCCTCCTGCGCGCCTAACGGCGTCGACCTGATGACCAAGGCGGGCCAGGAGTACGACGTCCTCCCAGATCCCGAACCGAACTTGTTCCCCCTCAAGGGCTGGGTGCGTATCGAAGTGCCCGTCGAGTGGGAGCCCGCGCCCGTGCTCGTGTGGCTCAAGCCCGGGTCGTTCGCGGTGATCGGCTAGCCGACTATCCTGTCGGCATGTTCAAAGTAGACAACGACAACGTCGAGTGCGAATCCGCCAAGATCAACCAGGGCCTCGAAGTGGGCCAGCAGGTCACCGTCGGGGGCTGCTCGCTCTCGCTCGGGTTCAAGGGCACGAGCGTCGACGCCGAGTGGGCCGACGTCCTCTCGCAAGAAGTCCCCGCTGGGCTCGCCGAGAACCTGCTCCTTCAGGTCGTCGCGTACGAGCCCGCCACGGGCGACGCCGCCGCCATGACCTTCAACGGCCTCGTCATCAGCCACCCGAGCGGGCTCTCGATCATGCCCTCGGACATGATGAACTCGCTCGACAAGCGCATCAACACCCCGGGCGCCGCTGACTGGGCGTTCCGCGCGGTGATCGCGCCGGACGTGACGCCGGACACCACGCCCCCGACCCGGAACATCAAGCTCCAGGTCAAGGGCGAGCTGAACAAGACCATCAAGTGGGCGATCTCGGTCCGCGCGTCGCTGGCGCTGAACGAGTAACTTACGGCGTAAAGAAAGCGGGGCGGTTCGCCGCCCCTGCTCTCATCGCGGCGCCTGGCGCCGCAGGATGCGCAAGATGGCGCGGTCCTCTGCCTCCTGGATGGCGCGAACGGAAGCGGCACGGAGGATGGAGCTCACATCCGGCGACTGAACCAAGAACCGCTTGATGTCGAACGCGTACCTCAATTTATCAGCCTCCTCGTACTGCGATTGAAGCGTCCACGCGGGGGCATACGTGAGCGGGTCGCCGCCGCCGTCGCCAGAGATGCGTATGCTCCTGGATTCGAGGGGCTCTGAAAGACCGTCGCCGTTGACGTAGTAGTTGCGGCTCATTCTTTTACCTCCGCGCGACGCATCACATCCATGAAGTCCTCGAGCGCCGCGCGGCTGATGATCGAGATGCCCGGCAGCGCCTGGACCGTCCAGATCACCGGTTCTTCGTACGTGTACTGAACCTTGCTCTCGAAGACGGCTATGCCGCCCTCGCGCCAGCTGGTGTGTGAGTCGTACCCGTCGCCGCCAGAGGCGTGAGGGTTCACATGCGCGCTCAGTCCGTCCCCGTCATCTCGGGCGCAGTCAGGCTTCGTTTTCATGCGCGCCTCACTCCTGCACCAGCTTCCGAATCCGCTTCGAGAGCAGCTCGTTCCCGATCTCGCGATTGAACCGGCTGAGGATCTCGTTCACGTCCTCGTACGCCTCTTCGTGCTGCCATCGCACCCAGTAGCTCACCTCCGCTTTATCGTCTTCAAGGTCGCACGCGGCCTCGTACCCCAAGGCGCTGTACCCGTCCCCGGAGTAGCGCGCGTTGTCGGCGCGGCGCCTCACGTCCAGCCCTCCCAGCTCTTGCACCAGCCCTCGGGGTCCGTGTAGCTGCTCTCGACGTAGTACGACATCGAGTCCCCCTCCCAATTCCCGATGGTGCCGTCGCCGTTCTCGTACGCAACGCCGCCGTCGCCGCTCAACTCACACGACTCGCTTCGGTTTCTCATGCGTACGCAGACTCCTCGTAGTGCATATCGAGCTGCCATGTGCGGTTCTCCCCCTCGCGCCACAACACGTGCGCGTCGCCCGACGCCAAGACCTCGAACGGCACGCCGTAAACGCTCGCACAGCTGTCGTCGCCGTCGCCTTGGCCGTCGCCTTCGTAGCTGTACAGCACGTTATGACGCACGTTCTTCGAGCTCCTCGTACGAGGTTCGCCTCATCCCTCCCTCCCCTTCGCTCTTTCTTTCGCCCTCGCCTTCCACGCCCTCTGCGCCACTCGCTGCATCTCGAGGTGCGCCTCGCAGCGCGTCTTACCCGGTAAAGGCGGCGCAGCGCAGTCCAGGCAGCTGTTCGCTAACCTCCTGTTATCTCTGTACTTTTTACAGTTCGCCGCGTGGATCGGCTTGCATGCCGTGCAGTACGCAGCGGCGTCGGCGTGCGGCGTCGCGCAACGCACGCAGGGTTTCATGTCTTCGGCTCGAGACGCAGGTTGCATAAGGAACCTCCACGATCTTATACCAAGATCGAGGGTTCTTTACGGCGTGTACTCCTCCTCGTAGGCCCACTGCACGGTGTACGTGTACACCTCGGCTTCGTCCGAGTGCCCGCCGTCGCCGTTGTACCAGCCGACGTGGCCGGGACCGATCCCAACGTGGTGCTCGGCCACACCGCCATCGCCGTTGCGCGTCGTCACCGACGCATCGCGTCGCTCCATAACGCACGCCGTCTTTCTGACGCGCTGCGGCGTCTTTGCTGTCGGGAAATGTAGGCAACGCGCACGGACCAAAGGGCGAGCCCGAGAGCCCGCCCTATCGGCGAATCAGGCCGAGACGGACGTCGCCCCGCGCCGCCTTCGGGCCGCTTCCTTCTCGGCCCGGGTGCCGTGCTTCGGGCGCGGCCCCTGGACGGCGAAGTACGCCTTGTGGTCGCGGTTGGCGACCCGGGCAGCCTGCCGGTTCGGAACGCGCTCCTGGCGGAAGCCTTGCGCGAGCAACCGGGTCTTCTCCTCGGGGGTGATGCGGACCATCGCCGCCCGCCCATGGACGTCGCGGAAGTGCAGGACGTTGGCGACGATGTAGGACGAGGTGGGATTGAGGGTTGGAAGCGTGGAATCGTTGGGGTTCATGGCCGGGGACGGTAGCGAGGTTGGGGGATGTTTGTCAAGGCTGAGGAACCGCCACAAGAACGACGAGAGAATTATAATTCGTCGGCTACCTCTAGGACACATTGCAAGACCCCATCCCCTCCTGCGTGTGTATGGGGAAACCGAGGGTTCGCCCCGGCAGTTTCAAGAAGGCACATCCACCTACATCCCTGAAAGACCCTCGAAGCAGACCGGACGTAAGTAGCCCTACCGAAGGAGGGAGGGCGAAGGTTCAGCGAGGAGAAGACGATAACCTACCGAAACCATTGATGAATATAGGTGGTATGTATATTGCAACGCACGCGCAATAGATAGACATATACATGTACGTGTACGTGTATGTATATGAAGGGCTTCGTCGCGCGCGGTCACTTTATCCTACATCTACTCCAAGGTAGGAGCATGTAGGCAAGTGTCGGTCTCGCCGCCGGCCGACGGGCCTTCGCGCGAGACCGTGTAGGGAAAGGTGCTTTTTTGAAACCGCTCCGCCGAACCCCTGGTTTCCCCGTACACACGCAGGAGGGGATGGGGTCTTGCAATGTGTCCTAGAGGCAACAGAGGGATTATAATTCTCCCCTTGCCTTTAGAACCTCGCGGCCCTAGTCTCCCGGGCATGGCCCTCCCCCTGCAAGACAGTGCGATCCCCATGTCCGTCTCGATCCGCCAGAGCATTCACGCACGGCTCACCGCCGTCGTGAACCGCGAGATCGAAGCCGGAAACATCCGCGCGACGAAACTCACGCGAGCCGTCGTCGAGATCCTCGAGAACTACGTGTACGAACGCGAAGCGTCGTACAAAACCGGCACGCAAGCGCAGCTGGCCGCCGCGCAGGCTGAGTTCTTTGCGGCGAATCCGCACCTCGTGACGCTGCCTCCGGCGCCCCCGCCCCCGCCGTCCGCGTACGCCCCGCCAGGGGCGCCGCACCCGGCGTACGCCCCCGTCCCCCCGGTCTACCCCCAAACGCGCCCTGGCGTGGCGCCTGCGCAGCCCACGGCCCCTCCCGCCCGTGCCGACCAGACCAACCCCGCGAACTTGACCGATCGCCCGGAGCTGATCCTCGGCTACACCTCACGAAATGGCGGACAGTGGCCGACAATGGCGGAGATGTGGGCGCCGCTCGGGACGCCGGGGGCCGAGATGCACCAGTGGGAGCGAACGCAAGAGAATCTCGCCCGAAACTCCAGACTCGCGGCAGCGGAGGTCCAAGCGCGGAAAATGATGTTTTCAGCGAACGTCGTGCCCCCGCAGATCAAGGACGAAGACATCGACCGCGCGATGCGCGTCGGCGCCGCCAAGCAACACCTGGGGCAGCACCTGGGGTCGCAAGGCGCGGCGCGCCCCGCCGCCGAGGAGGACGACGCCACCGAGAACGCGCGGCGCGCCGCCGCCCTCCAAGCCGAGTTCGACGCGGACCCCGCGCTCGACGCCCTCTTCCCCAAGGACGGCGTGTTCGACGGGTTCGGCAACCGGGTCGGCTGACGAGGCCCGCGTCGCTCGCTCAAAAGGGGTTGCGGGGCTTCGCCCCGCGCACCCCGGAGCGTCGTCCGCCTTAGTGTCACGCACCGGGGGTGCGGGGGCGACGCTCGCGGCGCTCAGCGAACTCGCCTACGCTTGGCAGCATCATGCCGCTCTCTTCGTTCAGCTTGCCCTTCGGCCAAGGGCTCGGCCATGCCGCGACCGAGCTCGCGCACCTCGGGCCTGCGGCGAAGACAGCGCCGGCGTTCGCCCACATGGCAGGGGGACACAACATCGCACGCGACGCGGCGACGGGGGCAGGGCACTTGAAGGCGAGGCCGCAGGCAGCAGCGCCTGCGGCTCCCCAGCGAATTCCCACGCAGATCACGCCGGCCTGGCCGCGCCCCGCGATCGACCGCAACCAGCTCGCGGCGCATCCCGACGCTGGCGAGGTCAACAGCCTCATCCCCAACTACCTCGAGACGCAGCGCCGGTTGGGGGGTGTTGAGCGCGGGTACGAGAAGCGCCTCTCGCTCACCCCGGATCAAGCCAACCGACTTGACGCCGTAAAGCAACATAGCAAGTCCCTCGAGAACGAGCTGATGCAGCGCTCCCCCGATCCGGAGGGAACCCTGAACCAGATCGCGGTGCGGGACAAGGTCCACGTCGGACGCGACGGGCTCAGCCCCAAGGCCCGGCAAACGCTGCTGGCGCAAGCCGCAGCGCCCCGCCGCACCCCGAGCATCAACGCGCCGCCGACGTCGTTCAGCCTCGATGCGTACAAACGCCGCGCAGCGATTCACGGGGAGCACGAAGCGACGCGCAGCATCGCTGAGCTGATCGGGACGGAGACCGCGAGGAATCTGAACATCCCCCCACCCATTATGCCCCACGTTCCTGCGGGAGCTAAAAAAGTCGGAGCCTATATGCCCACCTTCCGTAAGTACGCCAACCCCCAACCTCTGTCCGGCGTCCTTCGGCACCTGGCCGAATCCGCCCACAGCAACCCCGGCCGCGCCGACGCCATGATCGCCGGTGGCAACAAGGCCATCATTCACGGCATCATCGGCGCGCTTCTCGGCACCGCCGGCGGCGCCATCGCCGCGCGCCCCGGGGACGAAGACCACGGCGCTTTACGCGGTGCACTCTACGGCGGCGCGACCGGCGCCGCGCTCGGCGGGTTGACGGGGTACAACCAGGCGATGAAGACCCCGGTGAACCCGTACCGCTACAACGCTCTTCGGGCCTCGGGCGACGCCCTGCGCGGGGCGCTTGCAGCGTGAACCGCCCACATCTTCGTGACTGCGCTCCGCGCGAGAAGCGTGCCGTTCTCGGCCTGCTTGCGCACGGGGGCATTGCTGCGGCCATGACCGCCGGCGGGCACCTGGGGACGAACCGGGCGGGGCTCGTCGCGCATCACGCGAGCAACATCGCGGAGGTCCTGGCCCACAAGGGATGGAACACCGGGTTGCTCGAGCAGGGGCTGAACCCCGACCGCGCGCAGGCGTTGAAGGCGATGTTCGGTCCGGAGGCGCTGATCCCGTACGAGTTGGCGAACACGGCGGCCAAAAAATTGGTCGCGAAGTTTCCGAACCCCGTCGAGCGGGCCACGGCAATCCGCGAGGCGCTGCGCCAGTACCAGGAGACGGGGCTGACGAATCACGCCCCCGGCGTCGGCCACCTCATGTCCGCCATGGAGCACGATCTCAAGGGCACGGCCCCGAAGCTCTCGGCCAAGGGACGCCTCGCGAACTGGTACTCCAAGGCCGTCGACAAGCTGACGAACCACGTACGGACCGGTTTCGAGACCCCCAGTCAGAGCGTGGGAAACGCTTTCCTCGGTGCGGCCCCCCTCGCGCCGATGCTCGCCGCTGACGCTGCGGTGACCGGTTCTCCGCTCGGAGCGCTGGGGCACTTCGGGTGGAACGCGACGCGCAACGTCGTGGGCAACACCTCGATGGGGGAGAAGTTCGTCGCCGACCAGCTCGCGAAGGGTTTGCGCGGCGACGTGCCCGGAAAGTTTCAGACGGCGCTATTCAACTACGGCTTCTCCCCGGCCGTGCTCGAGCCGCGCATGCTCGGCAAGGCCATTCATGATCTTCCCAAGGGTCAAGAGTACATCGCGCGTGCGCGGGCGGCCCCCGGGGCGCTCGCGCAGTCCCTCCCCGCGCAATCGGCGCGCATACGCGACGCCGAGCAGCACGCAGCCTTCGAGCTCGCAGGGAAGCAGCACCAGCTGGACGACGCGCACAACGCGGTGAAAGCGCAGTACGCCAACCTGCGCGGCAAGGCCCACGAGATCGGGGTTTTGCCGGGGTCGCCCGCGTCGCGGTTGGCGGATACGGAAGACTTGGCCAGGGCCCCACTGCTCGCCAGTCAGGTCGCCACGCGCGACGCACAAGAACGACTCCGCGCCTCGGCCGGTAAGGCTCAGCAAGGCCTCGCCACCGCCGCCAACGAAGTCACCGCCTTCGGCAACTCGATGCCCGGCCGCGTGTTGAAACACACCGAGCAGGCCCTGGCGAAGGCCGAGCAAGACCACGCGAACAAGTTCAAGGTTCGTGTGCTGACGGGCCAGCCCGCAGCACACGCCCCTGACGGTTCGTTCTAGTTCTTCGTCTCCCAGCGACCCCAGACCCACAGGATGGCTGCGATCACGCCTGAGAGCGCCGCCATCCCAAGGATGATGAGCCCGATCACGAGTGCTCCGTCGAGTAGCGTGTTCATGGTGTCTCCTCATACCTCCAACGCACGTCCATCCGCCAGGTCTGCGATTCGAGCCCCCCGTCTCCCCCCCAGCTCCCGCCGCCCGCGCCATCGCCCTTCCCCTCCTCGAGTCCGTTCGACTTGCTGCCCTCGCCGCCGGAGCCGCGCCCGTCGCCCGGGGAGATGGCGTCGTACGCGTTGGTGGGCTTCTCTTTCATGTCCTCTCCTGGTACGTCCGCCTCACGGAAGGCAGCCCCTCCCACGACCCGTACCCGTCGCCCGCGTCTTCCCCGCCCCACGAGTTGTCGTAGTAGATGTTGCGGAAGCCGTTGCACTCCTCCACCGTGTAGCCGCTGTCGCCGCCGTCTTCGTAGTCTTCGCCAGGGTCGTCGGCACAGGCTTGCGACTTCTGCCTCACCCCGTCGCGCTCCGGTTGAACTTCCCCATCGCCTCCACGAGCTCGGGGTCCACGCCCAGGCGCTTCACGATCTCCCGCGCCTCTTCGCGCGAGACGGTGTCGTGCGCCACCCACGCCTCCCACGCCTCGGTGATCTGACCCCGGTGCTTTACGCCGTGAAGAAGCTGAAGCTGCCCGATGCGCCGCTTCAAGTCGTTGAATTCCTTAACGTATTCGCTCATGTCTCCTCGTACTCCTCTCGTAGCGCTCTGGCCGAGAGCGCGGGGAACCCCCAGCCATCGCCAGTCTGGTCGTCCCCGTCCGGCTCGTAGCCCCAGGCGTAGTACTCGTTGTTCTCGCCGCAGGCGAGCTCAACATCGTAGGGGTTGAAGTTACGTCGCACGCGTGTCCTCTGTGTACTCGTACTCGAGGTCCCGCTCGCCTACCGGCCCGCCCTTGTAGTTCTCGCCACCCCCGCACCCGTCGCCGGGCCCGTCTCCGAAGTGCCCATTCACAACGCCGACGCCGTCGCCGCCTCGGTAGTTGAAGAGGTTGTCGGAGGTGTGTCTCATTCGCTCTCTTTCTCCTCTGTGTACTCCCACGTCACGAGCGACACCTTCTCGTTCGGGCTGTACACGCCCGCGTCGCCGTCGGAAGTGTCGTACCCGCCGTATCCGATGCCGCCGCCGTCCCCGGAGATCTTGAAGGTGCGGTTGAGGCTGACGTTGAGGATGCCGCCCCCGCCTGTGTTGACCCGTGCGTTTTCGTACTCGTACGTCCAGGTATACGCCAGGTGAAAGCCGTTGCCGAAGCCGTCGGCGCCCCAAGGTCGGCGCCTCATCCCTCGTAGATCTCCTGCACCCGCTCGCACATCACCTCAAGCGCCCCTCCGCGTCCCCTTCGGCGGTCTCCGGAAGATCAAGAACCCTCCCGAAGACCCGACGAGCACCCAGTCGTACTCCGACACGTAGTTGAGCAACTCGATGCGCACGTCGGCGTACTCCTCGTCGGGCAGCTGCGCGTAGAGCCAGCCGTGGGACTTCGCAGCGTCGTACTGCGACGCCAGCGCAGCCTGCGCCGCGCGCAGCCTGGGCTTGATCGACGTCGAGCGCGCGTCGACGGTCAGGTCGATGCGCAGATACGACCCGCAGCGATTGAGCGCTTGCACGTAGGATTCGAGCTCGAGGGCGCTCGCGTCTTGCGCAGTCGTACGGTCGATGCGGAACTCGTTCACGAGCTGCGAGAGCGCGTTCCGAATCCGGTAGTTGTCTCCGTGCACCTCGAGCCGGTAGTCCGGATCGTCGGTGCTAGTGATGCGTGCAATGTACTGGATGCTGTTGTTGTTCATTTTACTTCTGACTCCTCTTCCTCTTCCTCGTCGTACAGGATTCTCGCGTAGTCATCCGACCCGTCGCCGCCCTGGACCCCGGACCCCCCATCCCCCCACCCATCCCCGTACGGATTCGCGTAAGAGATGACCGGCGACCACCCATCCCCGAACCGATCTACGCCTTCGCCGCGTTTGTACATGGCGCACACACCTTCACCACGCCCAGCCCTCTTCGTACTGCATCTTCACGCGGTGGTAGGACACGCTGTCCCCGTTCTCCCCGAACGTCCGCGTCTGTCCCTCGCACGCGTAGTCCGAAGGATTCGCACCGCCGTCGCCGGCATACCTGGTGCGCCACCCCGCTTCGGCGGCCTCCGGCATGCTGCCTCCATCCCCCCACTGGCGAACGCTGTTCTCGACTCTCGAGTGCCTCATGTGTCCTCGTCATACTCGTACCTCGGCACGCGCTCGTAGTTGTCCCCGTAGCCATCCCCGACTTTCCCGTCCCCCGTGCCGCCCCCGAGGCCGTTTACGAAGTGCCACTGTCCGAGCTCGGTGGGCTCGAGATACTGGCGGCCCTCCCAGTACATCTTCGTCTTCATGTCTGATACTCCTCGCGCACGTCCTCGTCGTCCCCGTCGCCGTCCCCGTACCCAGGGCCGTCTCCGAACGCGGGCCCGAGAATGCCGTCGCCGTACGCCGTAAAGCTCCACCAAGGGTCGAGGCCTGTGCCGTCGCCGGGGGCGACGTATGAGCCGTACTCGTTGAGATATTGGACTTCGTCGAGGATGAGGCGAACAACGCTCACGTCACACCTTCTGCTTCCTCATACCCCCCAAGAAACGCCCCACCATCCCCGCTCCACTTCGCGAGGTGCATCTCTTCCCGCGCCCACCCATCCCCGCGAAGATCCCCCGTGTAGCTGTCGCCCCAGCCGTCGCCGGGGTCGGAGGGCCAGGTCCGGTAGACGTCCGGCGTATGTCTCATTCGACCTCCTCCTCGTACGCCCAAGGCTGCCCCATACCGTCCGCCCCGAACGCCTCGTCCCTGCGGACGAAGACGCCGCGCGGGTCGAGCATGAAGTAGTGGTCCCCGTCGCCGTACGTGTTCCCGTGCGGCGATTGCCCCCACCCGTCGCCGTAGCGTATCCGCCCGTCGAAGTAGTTCCGGGGCATGCGCTTCACGCGTCTCTCCACTCCTGCGAGTACCGCAGCGTCATGACGCTGTAGTCGCTGCCACCGCGACAGCGCCCGAGCGTCTCCGGGTCATACCCGCTGCCGCCCATGAACGCGTACTGCGTATCCCCGTAGCCGTCCCCCGGGGCGCCGCCGAGGTCGAGCTCCAGGTCCTCCTGGTAGCTCTCTGCGCACTCTTGGTAGCTCACTCCCCGACCTCCTCGTACCAAACCCTCACGTCTTCTTCCCAGGACCTGCGCTGCCCTCGCCCATCACCCCCGGAGCCGAGCTTCGCGTTCCCGTACCCATCCCCGGGGGCGTACTGCGGGGAGTAGTACCCATGCGGCAGAAAGTTGTCTCCTGTGTACGAGACGTTCCCTTGTACCCGCTTCACTCCTCCTCCTCATACCTGCGTTGCAGCGTCACGCACGCCTCCTGCTGCGGCTCCCACGGGAGGGAGTCCTGCGTCACGCCATACCCCTCTCCATCGCCGGCCCAGTGGCCCCAGCGCATCGGCGCGCCGAACCCGTACCCCCGGTACCCCATGTTGTTCGGGCGCTCTCTCACCGCCACTCCGTGTCGGCATACCGTTCGATCGCGTCGTTGAAGTTATCCCCCACCGGGAAGTTCCCCAGCACGCCTTCCCCGTCCCCGTCCATCCAGCCGTTAGGGCCGTCGCCGCCCCCGTCGCCGCTGCTGAATCCTTCGTGACCGAGGCCGTACCCGCCTCCGTCCGCGAGGGAGTTCCATGCGCGATGTCTCACGTGAAAGTCTCCCCGTACACCCACGCCAAGTCGACGTCTTCGTACTCCTCTTGAATGTCCAAGAACGCATCCAGCATCGCGCCGTCCCCCAGGTACCCTCGGCCCCCATCCCCCCACCCGTCGCCCCCGACCAAGGCGTTGCTCGCGCCGTCTTTCATCTCTGTCTTCCCCTTCAGCGCCCGAGCCCGCTGTTGCCGCCGTACCTTCCATAGACGTCGATGAAGTAGCCCCCGCTGATCCACGCAGGCTCGCCGGGGCCGTTGCCGTCGGCGTAGCCGAGGGGGTTGAGCCCGTCACCACTCAGGCTCACGCGCCGCTCAGTACCCCGGCGCTCATCCCCGCGATCGAACGGAACGTCGTAGTTGCTGTCTGGCATCTTTTACCTCGTAAAGGCCTCACGGCGCCGCTTGATAGTCCGTCCTCATCCAGTCGTAGACGAAGCTGTCCCCCGTCCCACTTCCGACCGGACCGTCTGCGAAGCCGTCTGCACCCAGGCCTCCGCGCTGCCGCAGGGTGTCATTGAAGTACGTCCCGTAGGGCCCGCAGCCCGCGCCATCGCCCGAGGCCTGCAACGTCCCTGGAGCCTGCACGCCTGTTTCTTTCATCCGCCAAACCTCTCCTGCCACCAGTACCCCCCGTAGCCGTCCCTCACGTCGTACGTGCTGTCTCCTCCGCGCTCGTAGTTCGAGTCGCCGACGTTGTCTCCTGCGTACCCGTCGCACGTGTCCCCGTAGCCGTCCCCGTCTTGAAGGAGGCCGGTGTCGTCGATCATGTCAGTCCGGATCCTCCTCGTACGTATCGCCCCAGTACGACCGCAGAAGGCTCGTGCCGTTGCCCGCGCCGACGTTGCCGTCCCCGTACCCGCCGCCGCCCAGGTCGTTGACGCGGTCAGCTACCACGCACTCGATGTTCCCGTCGCCGTCGACGCGGTCGGAGTAGTTGTAAGATCGAGGCTTCAGCGTTCCCATGCAGGGCACTCCTCCGTACGCCGTAAAGAGAACACCCCCGAGGGCCACCACGGCCCTCGGAGGCGTTCTACGTTCTTGTACCTGTTTCAGTCCTGTCTTTCGGCTACTCGGCCCACTCCCGCACGAGCGACCCTTCCGGGTACGCCTTGAGGAAGTGCGGCACCGCCCCCGCGTGGTTCCCGATCTTCATGAGCTTGCGTCCCTCGACGTACGCGAACAACGCCGACGTCGCTCGCTTCGCGATCTCGAGCCGACCCTCCGTGCTCTTCTCGCCCTGATGCGTGGCGACGTGATTGCGCAAGGCGAGCACCGGGTCGCCTGCGACGAGGCCTTCCCCGGTGCAGTACGCGTCGACGAAGGCCGCGACCTTCTCCGGCGAAGTCCGGTACGCGAACAAGGCCGGACCGGCGATGTACCCGACCTTCATCATGGTCCGGTCGGCTTGCGCCTGGAACCACTCCAGGGCCGCAGGGTTCTCGGCCGCGAAGTGGAGCACCTGCTCCGCTTTCAGGCCAGGAGTGCGGTCGTTCATCACAACCGCCGCAAGCATGTTCACGGCAGCCGACGTGCGCGTCGGCTTCGCGAGACCCATGAGCCCCGCGTTCTGCGCAACGGTACGCGGGCGTCCGTCGTCGAAGAACATGAGCGCGTTCTCGGCGACGCCGAACGAGACGTTCATGATGATGGGCATGTCCAGCGCCGTGATGGCGAGCAGCCGGTGCTGCCCGTTGAGAAGGTGCCCGGAGACGGACGTGCAGATGGGCGTCCCGATGTCGGGCTGCCACTTGCTGTCGGCCATCAAGGCCCTGTACTTCTCGACGGTCTTCATCGAGATGGGCCGGTTCTTGGCATTGGTCTTCAAGAGCCCGTCCGCGATCTCCGGCGAGATCTCGAGGAGGCCCGACCACGAAGCCGTGATGGGGAGCGACTTGAAGTCGCCAGACGCCACCAGGAGTGTGCGGCCTTTGTGCAAGCGCGATTCGAGTTTCATGTTCGTTGTCCTTTCCCAGTCAGTCAGTTGTCGTCTTCGTACTCTTGCGTGACGCCGTACAGCGCCACGTCGATCCACTCGTCGATCTCGTCGAGATCAGCGTCTCCGACATAGCCCGGGCCGAGGCCATCCCCGTAGCCGTTGCCCGAGGAGTACAGCCCGTACCCGCCTCCGAATCCCCCGGTGTAGTTCCACGCCGTCCGCCTCACGGCCCGCCGCACTCGGCGAGCGCGTTGCCCGCGACGCCCGCGACGAGGAACAGCGCGAGCAGCCAGAGGCCCCAGTAGGACGGGGCGTGCGGATCTCCCTCTATCTCAGGGCGCATGCGTTGAACCGCCCCTCGTGCGTGAGCGTGCACTGAACAAACCCCGGCTCCGAGGAGCTGACCCGCCGGGATCGCTCACGCCACCCTCCTCGACCCGCCGTCCCCCAGCACGCCGCGCTCGGCGTCGTCCACGGCCGGGAGCTTGAGCCGCTCCGGCACGCGCCGACGGACGAAGGTGTCGGCCACCGAGAGCTTCACGGTGACCTCCTTCGAGAAGAACGCGCGCGCCATGCGCGTCGCGAGCAGCTCGTCGTCGCCCTCCTCGAGCAGGGCGCGCAGCTCGACCCGTAACGGGGGCGGGATCGACGGCCAGCACGCGACGACCTCGTTGCGGAGGTAGACGAGGGCGATCTCCCTGCTCAGGCAGGGAACGACGTACGAGTGGCTGTACGCCGACTTCGAGAAGTAGTGCGCGCCATTGGGATCTCTCATGACTGTACCTTTGTCCTTTCAAGAAACGACACGAGCCGCAGAGAGACTCTCTGCGGCTCGTGATCTTATACCTTGTTTCTAGGGCTGTTTACTCACCGTAGTCCGTGCGATCCCTCTCCCTCCTTTGCCGCGCGCCCCACCGCCATGCGTACATCCACATGTCTCCTCTGACGCCTTGCAGGCCGTCCGGACAGAAGTAGCCGTTGCCGTCCCGCCCACCGTTGTAGAACCCTGCGCTGTCACCGTTGCCGTCGTCGCCGACGCCCTCGCCGACGTGCCTCATGTCCCGCTGTCCTCGTACGCCAGCTGCTGCGAAGGCACCAGCCACAACAGCTCCCCGGGACGCTGCCGATTCTGGTCCCCATTCGGGGCGCAGGCGACGTAGCCGTCGCCCTGCCAGTTCGCCCAGAAGCCGGTGCCCCGGCCGTCGCCGTTGCTGTCGGCTCCTTCGCCCTGTGTGTTCATGCCCCGCTCCACTCGTAGGACCACCGCAGGATCGGCAGCGGGTAGTTCCCTAGAACGGCCGCGTTCAGCGCATGGCCGGAGTCGGAACGAAACCCACCGTCGCCGTCTTCATCCCCAAGACGAAGGGCCCCGAGAATGCACGAGCCGTCGCCGTCGCCTTCGGGATCTACGCAGTCTGCACGTTGCTTCACACATCACTCGCCGCTTCGATCTTCTCGTGGATCAGCGCCTTCTGCGTCACCGACAAGATCTTCAGCTTCTCCGTGAAGCTCTTCTCGAGCTTCTTCTTCTCCTTCGCATCGTTCTCTTTCGCGAACGCCTCCCACACTCCGAACACGTGATCGACCATCAAGGCGTCGTTGTCAGGCATGGCTCATCCCTCCGTTGTTACAGACTCTCGAGTCTCTCCGCCGTGTTGTACCGAGTCTGGTACCGATCCTCGACGCGGTCGCCCCCGTCGCCCCATCCGCCGCCCGTGTCCGCGCACGTCGGCGGCGTGCCGTACCCATCGCCCGCAGGTGCGCTGGTCCAGCGCACGACCTTGAGGCGTTCCTTCGTGCTGTCCACGAGCTCTTTCCACGCTTCCTCCATCGCGGCGTTGTGCTCGGCGTACGCCACCTCGATCGCGACGCAGAGCGCCTCGAACGTCTCCCCCGACACAAGCTTCTCGGACGTGTACCCGGGTTCGCCATTGTCGGTGAGCGAGAGAACCGACTCGATCTCCTCCACGGCGTCGTCTTCGCTGTCGTCGTCGACGCGTACGTTGAGCGAGCTGAGCAGATCGCGCGGCTCGTCCCATGCGTCTGTGAAGCTCGCGTCGGCTTGGTACTCCCCGGTGTCGATGCGCTCGAGTCTGAAGTACCCGTACGAGCACTCCTTGCGCGGCGCGGACGAGATCGTGACGCGCACGCCTTGCTCGACCTGGGCCTTGATGGCGTCGTACATGCCAGGTTCTCGATCCTCCCAGCCCTCGCGCTCCGATTCCCAGACGGCGTACTTGAGGTCGAGTTCGTAGTGTGTGCGCTCCTCGGCGTCGGCGTCCACGCCCCTCATGCCGCTCACGTCCTCGCCTGGTATCGCACCAGCTCCACACTCGCAGCCGAGAACGCCCCCGACACCCTCGGGTCGTTGAAGTAGTCGGCGTCGTAGACGACGCGCTTGACCCGCGCGGCGAGGAGCACCTTCGCGCAGTTCCAGCAGGGGTAGGTGTTCGTGTAGCAGACGGAGTCTTTCGAGCTCACGCCGTAAAGCCCCGCCTGAAGCACCGAGTTCTGCTCGGCGTGAATGGTGCGCAGGCACGTCTCCCGCCCGTCGAGTACGCCGATGTCGTGCCCGACGTCGTCGCAGTGCGGCGCCCCCGGCGCCGAACCGTTGTAGCCGGTGGCGATGATGCGGGAGTCGTGCACGAGGATGGCTCCGACGTGCTTGCGGTCGCACGTAGAGCGACTTGAAGTCTCTCGGACGATCGCCATGAAGTAGTCGACCCAGGCCTTGCGGGTGGGAGGGGCGAGGTGCGTGGCGCTATGCCGAAACTCCGCCATCGACATGCCCTGGATACCCGGGGCGTCATCGTACTTGAGCAAGACGATGACGGCGGCGTTGTAGGTCGCGTAGTCGACGGCCACAGCCCGTCGACCGTCGTTGAATGCGTACGTGTGATTGAGCAGCGGTTCGGTCACTGGGGGTCTCCAAGGAAGCGGATGTGTTCAACCGAGAGCCCCGCAGTTTTCGGCAGATCGTAGGTCTCGATCTTCTCGAGGACTTTGTACAACCCGTTCTTGTCCGGGGCTGCGTGAACCTGGGGGTCGTAGCCCTTGGGGGCGGTCGACGTCCACACGTAGCGGCAGCGCGTGCCGAGGCCGTCGTCGACGGTCAGGGTCATGCCGTCGTAGGGCTTGATATTCATCTCCACTCTCCCACCTTCTTGTTCAGCTGCTCAAGCGCCGCCGCCAACTCCACGACAACGCCCTTCTTGTTCAACCAGCCCTTGCGACGAAAGCGCTGCACGACGTTCTCGGAGTCCCACTTCTCGTCCCCGTACCGAGCGGCGTAGCGCTCCGCGATCTCCGACCCGAAGACGTTGTGCACGAGGTGGTTCGTCATGCGCGTCGCGTGTACTTCTGTGCGCCGCGCGCCCTTGCCATACAGCTTGGGCGTCGGGGAGTCTTCGAACCGCCGGGCGAACCGGAGGCCATGATCTACGAAGCCGAAGTCCGGCAACCGCCGCTGCGCCTGCGTCGCGACGAGGTAGTGCCCCAGGTCGTGAAGCCCCGCGAGCGGCGCTTCGTAGTTCTGCTTCAGGCACACGTAGCCCGGGACGTAGAGCCACTGGAAGGCTCCGAGGGAGTCCATCCCCCAGTCGGCGCAGATGCCGAAGGCGTCGTAGAGGCCCGTGATCGTGCGACGGATCGACCGGTCACTCGGCATTTTCATACGCCGAGGTATCCGCCCCATCCCGCAGCTGCCACACCGTCACCGTACGCTCGTGAATGCCTCGGCTGCTGTCCGAGTACTTGAAGGTGTGCCCCGACTTCTCGAGCACCTTCGCGTGCGCGAGCTGGGCGAACACCGCGCCGAGCCAGTGCTCTGACCCCGTGCTCGTGTCGAGCAGGCCCTTGTCCTCCATCTCCTTGCGCACCGATCGGGAGTGGGTGGTGAGATTCTTCTTCGCCTGCGCGACGGCAATCGCGGCGGCCTGCTTCACCCGCTCCGGGTGCGCCGCCTCGAGGTGCTTCATCGCGCCCTTGGTCCCCTCGCGAGGGTCGCTGTCCGAGGGGTAGGACGGCTGCTTCGCCATCTTCACGAACCCCGTGGGGATCAGATTGGCGTTCGCGACGAACGCCTCGTACTCGAGCCCCTCCGCCGTCGCCCGGTGGTACATGGCGACCTTGAATCTCTTGATGTCAGACTTCGACCACTGCCGCCATGCGGCTGCGTGACTTGCGAAAGGCATGGGATCCTCCTGTTTGTTACGCCCTCGACGCCGTACGGCGTAAAGGAATTGGGGGATGCTCAGCCTACCTGAGCATCCCCCTTGTGTCGTGTTCGAACTTCTACTACGGACGTAGTCTGTCAGCCCCGAGGGTCCTCCTCGTATTGCAGGCGCAGCAACGCCAGGACGTACGGGGAGTAGGTCAACTCCCCGCCGCCTGAGCCGTCTCCGTTCGTGAAGGGTGGCTTGAGGTAGCCAGGGTCGTCTCGGTGCAAGCGCTCCTTGAGTGGGTACCCCTCGCCCTCGCCTCGAGCCCAGACGCCGGACGCGCGGGTTCTCACGGCTCCGCGCGCGCCTCCTTCGGAATCCGCCTCGCGATCGAGGCCAGCAGCGCCGTGAACTGCGTGTGGATCTGCGCGAGCACGCCGAGCGCGTGCACGAGCTCGTGGCCGCCCTCTTCGCCACGGACGATCGGCCCCGTGGCCTCGTGGAACATGCGGGAGACCTCGGTCTCGGGCATGCCTTGCAAGTGCCGCAAGACGCTCGTAGGCGCGACATCTCGCAGCCGGCAGTCGTACGCGCCCACGACGCGCAGGTACGCGAGGCGCTCGGACTTAGTCCTCGGCGCGTAGCTCATGATTCGCATGTCAGTTCTCCTCATCTTCGTAGAACATGAAGTCTTCGTACTCGCTTTGAGGTGCCCACCACTTATCCCCCAGGGGGAGGTAGGGCGTCGTGTATCCATCCCCCGTTCCGTTGCCGTCCCTGTAGGCCCGTAGGGGGCTCTGGCCGTCGCCCAGCCTCCGACTCTCCGGGACTTTCCGTCTCATCTCTCCCCCGCCCCACTCTCTTCGTAGCGTTCTTGCTGCACCCCCTCGAGCGTGTACGACCCATCCCCATCCCTGCGAAACGGCGTACACGCTCCGTTCCCGTCGGCGAAGCCCATGAATGGGGAGCCACAACCGCAGCCGTCTCCGGTGTAGCTGCGGTCGCGGTAGGTGATGTACTCCCAGGCGACGGGGGTCACTCGGGCAGCTCCTCGTAGAGCACGTTCGTCATGTTCCCGCCGTCTCCTTCCCCGTCCCCGGCCTTGGCGTCCCCGTACCCGGCGCCGCCTCCGTTCATCGCCCCACCATCGCCGAAGCCCGTGCCGACGGTGTTCCACATGCCCCCCGCTCCCTCCCCGCTCCGGGCCTCCCACGCCGTGCGCCTCACGGCCCGGGAATGGCGCCGTCCACCGCCAGCGCCATCTCGTCGACGTCGGCGCAGATGACCCGAACCTCCGTCGGGCGCCCCCACATCACCGCCTCCTCCCCCTCGCGCTCCGCGTCGTCGTTCACGACCTTCTTGACCGCCGCGTCGATCGCTTTGTTGGACGGCACCCCCCCGTAGGCGCGCAGGTACACCGTGCGCTCGAACGTCACCGGGCGTTGCACGCGCACCTTTACGGCGTAGACAACGCCGGGCGACTTCACGAGGCCCGCGAGGGCCTTCACCTCTTCGAGCGTTTCGAGCGGCACGTCGTCGTAGTCGCCGTCCGCGTGGCACGGGTAGACCCGCAACCAGTACGTAGGCTCTTCGCCGTCATCCCCGTGCCAGCAGACCAGCTTGGCCTCCTCGATGGGGATCTCTTCTGCCTCCTCCCCGGGCTCGTCTGGCGCCGTGTACGGCGCCGTTCGCCCCGCTTCGATCGGGTAGAACCCGAACTCGGCGGGGATCTCCTGACCGTCGCGCAGCTTCGCCAGACGCCTCAGAAGCGTCGGGGTGAGGGGGAAGGCGACGGAGACCTCGTGCATGAGGAAGGGAACGATGATCCAGGGGGACTTCACGTCGTCACCTCCCAAAGCAGCGTCACCGACGCCTGGTAGTTCCCCGTTCCATCCGCCGTTCGCGAGACAGCACCGCTCATCCGGAGCATCCGCTCCGGCGTCTCGTACGTCGCGACCCACGCTCGAACCTCGTCCCAGACGCAGCTGCGGCAGGGGCCTTCGAACGACTTCGCGGCGGAACCGCCTCTGGCCCGCAAGGCCTCGAGTCTCGCGGCCTCCCGCGTCATTTCTTCGAGCTTCGCGACCTCCTTCTCCGCTTCCTCGTGCTTCTCGAGCGCGGAGAAGAGGTCGTCCAAGCCCATGACAGACACCGAGAACTCCTCGCGCGTGATGTGCGGTTTGTAGGTCATGCAGAGGTCGCCCTCCCCGAGCAACTGCCACCCCACGTCGTAGATCTTTGCTTCTGCGTGCGCCGGGAGCAGCGCGTGACCGTAGGGCCAGATGATCGCCCCCTCCTGCAAAGAAGGCAGCATCTCGTGCGTCTCGTAGATGAGCCCCGTGTCTACGCGAATCTGGAGCGCGTCGGGGTCCTCCCTTATGACGTTGTCCAGGCGTTGCAGCTGCTTCAGCTTCGCTCGGTCCATTTTCAGTCTGATCCCGAACAACTGACGATACCCAGGCAGTTCGATGTACATGGATGTTTCCTCCACGCCCTTGTACCGCGCGCGCCCCACACATTTCGAATTCTTGCGGAACCTTCCCAACGTCGCTTACACTCCCGCCATGCGCGCTACATGGTCCTTCTACGCAGCAGAAGTGGATCGGGCGGACGTCGAACCCTCCGGCTCCCGCGACTTCTCGCGTCTCCTGCGCGCCCGCCTGCGCCTCGCGATGTACGAGCGCGCCGTGCACGCGCAGCTGAAGATCCACCCGAACAAGCATCCGGAGCAGACGCCGCTCGCGACGGCCTTGGTCGTCTTGAAGATCGCGCGGCGCACGCACATGCGGACGATCCACCCGCAGTGGTACAAGCAGCTACTTCAGACGGTGAGAGAGATGAAGAAGGTCCCCGTCGACCTCGACGCCCCTTCGTTTACGGAGTAAACCCCTCGATGTTCACCCCCGCCTACATCATCTACCCCGTCCTCATGACGCTCGCCGTGTACCTCGTGGCGCGCGCCATGCGGACGAAAGCCCACCCGAAGACACTCGAGCAGCCCATGTCCGGAGACCCCGCTTCGTACGCCCCGAGCACTGAGCCCTCAGAGACGGCGAAGACCGCGAAGACCGCGAACTTGTCGCCACGTGAGGAACGCGAAGTCCAGAATCTCGAGCGCATCAAGACCGGCAAGTGCCGCTACTGCGAAGAGACAGCGACCGAGCAGTTCCCGGCGCGCGTGCAGATCAAGCCGATCTTGGACCCGGTGTACCGCCGCTTCGGGCTTCACCCCGTCGCGCAGTACAAGATCGTGCTTCAGCGCGACCCGTCGATCCACAAGGACTGCCTCTGCGGCATGCACGCGGACATGGCCCGGGCGCACCTCGAGCAGCATACGAGTGAGCATCAGACGGACTACGCGCAGTTCGAAGTGAAGCGACGCGGGGAGATGTTCGAGTACGAGCGCTACGCCCTCGACGAGCGGATGCGCGACGACGCGGAGCAGCTGAAGAAGGGTAAGAAGAAGAAGACCGGGCCGGAGCAGCAAGGGCAGCTGTTGCAGTTCAACGGGAAGAAGAAAGCAGCGGGAGAGTAGCGATGTTGATCAAGATGACCGGGGCCGAGCTGCGCAAGACCCTCGACGGAACGATCGAGCGCCTGCTGACGCACGAAGGCCGCGTCCAGGAGTTCCTCGAGAAGCACCGCGCCGCGCACGCCAAGGCGTCCCCCGGGGCGCGCGGAGAGTGCGCGACGATCGTGACCGTGCGCGCCGCGCTCGCGCAGATGACGGCCGACGGCTTTCGTCTACGTGCGATGCGCGAGGCCCTGCGGGTCTCGGAGACGTACACGCTGTCGATGCGCAACTACGTCGTGCACTACGCGACGCTGTCGTACGACTCGATGAGCTTGCCGGACCCGGAGGAGAGCGTCTCGAACGAGACGCTCGGCGGGCGGAGCTCGCTGTTCTCGTCGAACTGATCGGGCTACCCTTGCGCCATGCGCGCCCTTCTCTTCTCCCTCGCCCTCCACACGGCGTTCGGGCTGTCCTCCGCGACGTGCCGCGACGCTCTCCGCAACGACCTCGACCCCCCTGTTAGCCAGTGCGAACCGTACGCCACGCGCTGCGTGGCGCAGTCGGCGCAGCTGTGCACGGAGTCGCGGCGCTGGCGCGAGCACACGAACTGCGCCCTGGTGACGCCCGGGGCGTGGGTGTGCGCGCGCAACGCCGCTGAGGAGTCCGTCTGCATGCAAGACCTCGACGCAGGAGTCTCCGATGTCGGTCGCTGACCTGATCCAGCCCATTCACATCCGCGCGTTCTCCGAGCAGACCTCGGCGAAGTACAAGTCGGTCGTCCTCAGCCCGACGGTCAAAGAGGACGTACAACGGGCGGCTGACTTCTTGAACGCCATGGGCATCGTGAACACGACAGCCCACCTGAAGTCCTACGCGTTCACCCTCGGCACTGTGATCTGGTACCCCTTCGACGTCGTGAACCCGGCGCCGCTCGGGGGCTGGACGCTGGCGTGGCAGATCATCACGATCGCCCACGAGCACGTGCACGTGGAGGACGCGCTCGAAGTCGGCGTCGACAAGTTCGCGAAGGACTACGTCCTCTCGAGCGAAGCGCGCGCCACGCGTTGGGAGGCGAAGGCCTACTGCGTGACCGCAGAGCTCGCCCCCGTCCTGTGGGACGGTTGGCACCCGGACCCCTCCGAGATCGTCGCCCCGCTGCGCGCCTACGGCTGCACCGACGCGGACATCCGAGGGGCCGCCGAGGTCGTTCGACTGCGTCAGGCCGCGATCAAGGCGGGCGGCGTGCTCTCGGGGCAGGCGCGCTTCGCCATCGAGTTCCTCCGCAAGGCCCGCCTCTACACGCCGTAAAGACCCCGCGTAGTTGACGACTTGGGGTAACTTCTCTTACGATCCTCGCATGATGAATCTGGAGAAGCTCCTCAAGCGCCTTCCCAAGGGCTTCCTCGACGAGTGCGAGACCTGGGACGAGGCCCAACTCAAAGCCGACATCATCCAGTCCGAGAAGAACATCGAGGTCGTTGAGACCGCGAAGGCGGACGACGAGAAGCTCACCCAGGCCAAGGAGATGGTCAAGGAGATGACGGCCCCGTACACCGACGCGGTCAAGGCGCAGCGCGCCAAGATCGCGTACGTGATGTACCGGTTGGCCGAGCTCGGGAAGGCGCCGCTGGGGGACGTCGAGGGGTTCGATGAGTGACCGACGCACGAAGGTCGCCAAGCTCAGCGCCCGCGTCGAAGAGCTCGAGGCAGAGAACGCCAAGCTGCGGCTCGAGCTCGCGGGGCACATCGGCGCCGACGCGATTCGTGCGGCGCTGAACGCGCCGTCGGAGACATCGAAGGTCGTGACCATCAATGATGGACGCCAGGACGGCCTCTCGGGCCTCGCACGGCGAACATCTCAGTGAGCACGATCCTTCTGGACATGGACGGCGTCCTCGCCAACTTCGACCAAGGCCACGTCGACGCTTGCATCCGTGCGGGCATCCCACGTGCTCTGCACGGCGAAGACCGCGCGGAGTGGGACCTGCTCTCCACGGTTCCACGGGAAGACCGCGCGCGGCTCCTGCGCCTCTGGCACGCTCCGGGTTTCTTTCGCGCACTCTACCCGATGGACGGCGCAGTCGACGGGGCCCGGACTTTACGCCGTCAAGGTCATGAGGTCTTCATCTGCACCGCGCCGCTGCTCAACCACGCGACCTGCGCGGCCGAGAAGATCGAGTGGGTTCGCGCGCACCTCGGCGACGACTTCGCCGCCAGGGTGATCATCACCCGTGACAAGACGCTCATTCACGGCGACTACCTCGTCGACGACCGCCCTAACATCCACGGAGTTCACACGCCCACATGGAAACACCTCCTGTTCGAGGCACCCTGCAACCGCAACGACCCGCGCGGAACCTGGAACTGGAGGAGGCTCCGGCAGGAGTTCACGACTCCTCGAGCGCCGCGATAGCGAAGTCTGACGGCGCAGGGGACGCCCCTCCGTATGCTCGCGACCTCGCGCCCCGCCGATTCGTCCTCCTCGACGAGCTCTGGGAACTGATCCAGGGCGAGACGGAGTTCGACGACATCCTTCGCGCCATCGACCGCGCCAAGGCGCTATCGAAGACCCGCAAGGTTATCATCGCCAAGATCGAGGGCGTCAAGTACCTCGACATGAGCTACTGGGGCCCGGAGGGCTGGAGCCCGACGACGCGGCAGCGTGTGACGCACACGGCGCGCAGAGTGAAGCGGACGATGCCCAGGCATCGCCCAATGTCCCCGTGATTCTACCTCGGAGGCCTCGTATGGACGTCATCGGCTTCGCCGGCCCCATGGGCTCGGGCAAAGACACCGCTGCCTCGAGCATCGCACGCCGTAAAGCGACGGTCATCGTCGCCCTCGCCGACCCGCTGAAGCGCATGGCGACGGAGTGGTTCGGGATTCCCCACGACAACGTCTGGGGCACGCTCGAGCAGAAGAACGCGCCTCTCGCGACGCCCATCGACGCCCAGGCCCTCGCCCACGCGAAGACCTTCGCGGACAAGCTGGTGGCGCTCACGCGGGGCGAGAAGAGTGAGGCCGAAGTGCTCGCGGCGATGGACGCGGCGTTCCTCCCGCACCTGCCCATCCGCACCGCGCGTAAACTCATGCAGGAAATCGGAACAGGCCTGGGGAGGTCTCTCTCCCCTGACCTGTGGCTGATGTCCCTGCACGACGTCCTCCGCGCCCTGCGGCACGGCGCGGCGTACACGCGGCAGGGCGGCATAGACCTCCAGCGCGGCGCGCTGCACACGTACGACGTGACGGCCGTGCCGGACGTCCGCTTTCCGAACGAGGCGAAATACATCAAGGAGGTGCTCGGAGGGAGTGTCGTCTGGATCGAGAGCGGCGCGCGCGTCGCTCGGCCCGAGGGCTTCGCGCATGCGTCGGAGCCGACGTACGAAGCGCTCGCGCCGTGGGTGACGCACGTAGTGAAGAACGAGACCACCGTCGAGGACTTCGAAGAAGCCCTCCGGGTCGCCGTCTGACGCTTACACCCCCTCCGTCTCCCGCTTCTTCCCCAGGGCCTTCGCACCGAGCATCCCACCGACCAGCCCGAGGCCCACGCCGCCCGCGACGCCAGCGGCGAGGTGCCCTGCGCCGTAGCCCTTGGGGGCGGGGGCGGGCGCCGGGAGCGGCGCGGGCGTCGGCACCGGGTCCTTGGCGACTTGCTGCATGATGCCGTCTGCTTCGCCCTTCGCCGCGCGGATCTTCTGCTTCAGCCCCGCCTGCTCTTGGATCACTTGCGCGAGGGCTTTGCGGTCGATGTCGGCGACGTTCTCGCGCAGCTTCGCTTTGCGGAGGGCGTCGAGGTGTTGCGGGGTGATCTCGCTGAAGACTTGAGAGTCGCGAATATCGCTCGCGGCATTCGCAGCTGTTCGGCGACGGATCGAGGAGCGGTCTTGGAGAAAGGACCTACTGCCTTGCCCGTCTGCCAGGAAGTTTCGGGCGCGCGACTCCGCTAGTTCAGCTTTCATGCGCATCCGCGCCGCGAACTGCGCCAACCTCTCCGGCGACGCATGCGACGCGGCGACGCGCCTTTCGATGTCTGCGGGGGTCAGTGCTACTTTGATGCTCATCGCTCGTCTTTCTTCCTCAACGGCCCTCGATCACTCGCCTCCTGCATCGCCCCCATCAACTCCTCTCCGAGCCGACCCTTCTCCCGGGCCGTCTGCGCCATGTAGCGCTCGATGCCCAGGTTCGAGTCGCCCAAGAGTCGCCCCAGCAGCGACGTCGGCGGCTTCGAATAGTACTTCATCACGCGCACGTTTCTCTGGTCTTCCGGGAGGTGCGCGTGGCTGAGGTAGCGAATTCCTCGCCCCTCAACCTGCCCCGTCCGCCCTTCGTTCCAGTGCGGTTCGACCTCATGGATGGCGCGCGTGCCCTTCAGGTCGAGGCCTTCCGCGCCCGACGCCGAGATCAGCAAGTTCGGGATCTTCCCCTCGTTGTACGCCGCAACCATGCGGGCCTTCTCGGCCTTCGACACCCCACCGTGAAACACGGAGTGGGGGATGCCGCGTTCCGTGAGGCCGCGCGCGATCGGCTCGAGCCCGCCTTCGAGGTAGTTCGAATAGATGACGGCCCGGTGTGCGGCGTTGGCCTCGCGCGCCTTCACCAGATCCTCGACGACACGCTTCAGCTTCGGCGAGTGCTCGAGCTCGGTCGACAGCGCCACTCGGTGGTCGTACGGCCTCGGCGTGTTCGACACCTGGCGCAGCCCGGCCTCGAAGGAGTTCAGGCTTTTCGACTCCGCCTTCGACAGCGGTAGCCCTGCCTGGACTTTACGCTGTAAAAGCCACGGCATCTTCCCTTCGAGGAACCGGTACGTGTCCCACTGCTTGGGGGACATCTCGACGTCGATCTCCTCGTCGATGCGGCTGGGGAAGTCAGGGCCCCCGCTCTTGTGGACGTCGACGTAGCCTGCCGCAGCGTTGACCAGCTCCCCGCGATTGATAACCTTTGCCCGCTCCGTCGCCTTCGCGCCGAGGAGCCGGTTCAGAAGCCCCGGCTGAATCTTCTCCTTGCCGATGTACCGGTGGATGAACGCATCGGGGTTGCCCGGCACGATCTCCTTCCCGGCCGCGTAGTTCAGCAGCGCCCCGAGGTCTCGAGGGTGGTTGTACACGGGCGTCCCGGTGAGCAGCAGCCGCGCCTTCGCCTGCGAGGCAGGGAGCGCGACGTTCGAGGCGATGCCCGTCCCGGCGTTGCGCGCGCGCTGCGCCTCGTCGAGAACGACGAGCCCGTCCTTGCGCACGTCGTTGTCCCGCACCGCCCTTTCGTACGACCGAATCCGGATGCCCTTGGGCCGCTTGTCGAGGTGCTTGTCGAGCTCCTTGTCGTAGTTCGACACGAGCGGAGCAGGGACGATGACCTCCGCCGGCAGCCCGAGCGCATCCGCCGCCTCGATGCTCGTGAGGCTCTTTTCGCTGCCCACCCCGTGCGCGACGAGCACGCCGCCCGAGGCCTTCAGCTTGTCGATGACGCGCTGCTGGTGGGGGAGCAAGGGGGTGACGAGATCGGCGAGCTTCACGACGTAAGACTAGCTCGCTATCCTTGCGGAATGGATCTCATGTCCGCGACGAAGATGAACAAAAGCCTGGCCGCGACGACCAAGGCGACAGGCTCGCTGGCGTCGAAGCTGCCGCCGCCGATGAAGTCGGCGCCGATGGACGCGGTGATGAAGACGGCTGCGTTGTACGGCCTCGACGCAGACGTCGTCCGCGTCCTTCTGCGGCGCTGACGGCGCGGGCGGCGCTGACGTCGTACGGCCCCTTGTCAGAAGGGCCGCCCTACGGGCTACCCTTACGCCATGGAAAAGTGGACCGGCGAACTGGCAGCTCCTCCCTTCTGGCTCGACCCCGCGAACGAGGTCACCGTCAACCCTCCGAAGATGCCCAAGGGCGCCTTCGTCATCGCGTGCATTCAGGCGCTGATGAAGCGCGGCCTGCCCTTGCAGACCGCGATCGAGGTGGCGGCGAACACGATGAACGAGACCGGGTGGGGTCAGTTCTACCGCGCGTGGAACCTCGGGGGATGGAAGATCACGAAGGGCACGGCGCGCGACGATCGCGGCATCATGCGCAAGTGGTGGCGCGCGCTCGGCAACAAGAGCTCCGGGGACAGCCAGACGTGCTTCTACCGGGCGTTCGACTCGCTCGAGCACTTCTTCAACGCGTGGATCAAGACGTTCTTCTCGACGGACCCGAAGTCCCGCTACTTCAAGACCGGCGAGCAAGCGCGCGCCGGTGAGGAGTGGTTCGACGACCTGATCGCTGCCGGGTACAAGGGCGCCGTTACCCAGAGGAATCCTCTCCCTTCCATGCGCGAGCACGCGTCGATCATCAAGAGCATCATGGTGTTCTACGCGCAGTTCGTCTTCGGCCTCGAAGTCGACGGCAAGTGGGGACCCAAGTCGCGCGCGGCGTGCGAGAAGTTCCAGGCGGCGCACGGCCTGCCCCTCACCGGGCGGCTCGACGAAGCGACGCTCGAGGCGCTCACCGACGGGCGCGCGACGAAGGCCGTGGCGACGGTGACCCCGCTGCTCGCGGCGAACGACGACGCAGAGGATGACGACGTAGCCGTCGCGGCCTGAGAGTCGAGCGCGCCGCTCAGAGCTAAAGAGAACGCCCGAGGCCCCTTGCGGAGCCTCGGGCGTCTCGCGTGTCTCCTTCAGTCCCGGGCGGCTCTGGTCAGCGACAGAGACCTGATCGACACCCGCGTTTCTTACCGCGCGCGCAACGCCGGGCCAGCGCCCGCCGTAGCTCCCGATGGCACGTCTTGCAGTCCATCTCGGTCCACGCCGTAAAGGGGCTCACGGCGCCAGCATGCGTGAACCGACGGCACGCGGTCGTGCCGTCGATCACGTAGTGATACCTACCCGTCGGCCGGGCGCTCTTCCACGACCGGAGGAACGCCCAGCCGTTTCGAATAGGAGGTGCGGAGAGCGGAGAGGGCGGCTTCCCGGTCGTTGCCGCGTCCTTCGTACTCGACGTCGTCGAAGGTGAGGGTGGCGACGCTGACTGTTTCATCCTCTTCTCCGTCGATCTCTTTCCACTCGCAGAACTTCTCGAGCGGGTCGTCGGTCTCCAGGTCCTTGTCCGACTCTTCGAGTTGCCCCAGGGCCTCGTACACGTCTTGCCGCATCGCCCACGTCGCCAACGCCGACCAGTCGATGCCTTTCGAGCAGTCGACCAGCCCTTCGTCGATGCCGTAGCTGTCGTTCTTGCTGCACAGGACCACCGCCTGCGCTTGCACGGTGTAGGTGCAGTGTGACTCGCACGCGCTCTCGATGTGCTCGGTGAGCTCGTCGTCCGACGTGATGTCGCCGCTGAGCAGCTCCTGGAGCGCGTCGTCTGCGTTGCTGCGGACGTCTTGGTTGTAGTCGCGGTTCAGGAGTTCGAGCGCCTTCTTGAAGAGGGCGTCCGGGCCGTCGTTCTTACGAACGAAGTGGACGAACTCGGCGTTGTTACGATCGAGGACGACCTTCAGCGCCGCCTGGTACTCGTCGTTCGTAGGCTTCGCCCTCCATACCGAAGGCAAGAAGCCCCCCTTGGCGATCCACCCGTGCAGTGCCTCGAACTGCTCGTAGAAGCGCTCAGGCTTCTCGATGCCGCCCTCCGCCTCTTCCAGCTGTTCGAGGAGGTTCTTCAGCGCCGCATCAGGATCCATCCCGCCCTCCCTTCTTTACGCCGTACGACTCCGCGTCGCCGGTCTTGCTCAGCAGCGGCTTCACCAGCAACGCTCCCGGGTCCACCCCGGCAGGCGTGGTGACGATGAGGGTCCAGACGGTGCGCAACGGCCCCGCCACCGCGCGCAGATCAACCGCGCCCTGTTCGGGGAGAAGGTCGTACACGTCGCTGCCGCAGGCCGGGCAACGCCGAGGAGGCTTGTCTTCCGTGGTCGCCCACGAGACCTGGCAGCCCCGGCACGTGGCGAAGTACAGCTCCGAGCGGGTCCACTCGATCGGGTAAACCGACGCGAGCGCAACCGGCGCCGCTTGGGCCGCTTTCGCAGCCCTGGTCGTCTTGGAGTCCTTCGGAGACGCAGGCGCCTCGAGCGGCGCCCACGCCGCCGCGTCCTCGAGCCCGTGGGCCGAGCACGCGTAGTACGCGACCTCCCCGTCCCCACCGAGGACGGCTTGGCTGATCTTGCCGCGCTTGCACGAGTGGCAAGTGTTCGTGACCTCGCAAGGGCACGGGCGGCGGTAGCGGGTGTTGTCCGCGTCCTTGAAGACGCGGTACTCGACCTTGCAGGTGGGGCAGGTGCTCACTACCGGTGTGCCTCGACCCAGGCGCACGCGTCGTCGTTCGGGTAGAACCACTTTTCTTCCGTGCGCGTGAACGCAACGCATCCGCCGGAGAACTCATCCAAGCGGGGTTTGCTGCACGTCTCGGCCCACCCCATCTGGCCCACCTCTTTGCCGTCAGGAGGCCCGAACTTCTTCCAGTACTCCTGGATGAGCGCGACGGCGCCGGCGACGCTTCCGTACTCCTCGGCGTAAAGCCAGAGCCCGTCTTCGTCTAGCTCCGCCTGGAAGCTCGGCATGTCCTCGTTGTCCGGGTCTCGCCAAGGCGCGAGCGGGGAGTTGGGCTGCCCGTTCCACGTGCCGAGGGAGGCCGCGTGCGTCTCCGTCTCGGCCTCTTCGGTCGCGGCCTCTTCCGGAGTGATGTCGACTGGCTCCCCCATGGCCCACTGATGCCACTGTTCGACCTTCAGGGGGCCAGCGCCTTCAGGCAACGAGAACTGCGAACTGAACAGCAAGTAGTTGTTTGCCATGATCTTCTCCTACACCTTGACGTATGTCGGCCGCGCTTCGGTCGACCCATCGGATAGAACTTCAGTCGTCCAGTCGAGGAACGCCTCGGGACACGCGATGCGCATCTGCTGGTACACCGGGTAACACGCACGCCGAATCGCGACGTCGGCGTGACGCGAGCAGCGCATCGTGAGGATGTGCCGCCACGAGCGCAGGTTGCCCGTGAACACGATCGGAGCTTCGACCCAGTTAGGGAGACATCTCCTGGCGGTGCTCTGAATCCGCTTGCGATGCTCGGTCTTCGACTCCCCCTCCCGCTGCGGGTACTTCTCCATGTACGCCTTGATCCAACGCGAGTAGCGGTGGAAGTCGTACTCGAAGTCGATCAGCGCCATACCTACGAGCGTGGACGAGCCCTGCGCCTCGTACGGCATGCAGAAGCGCAGCGCGTCGACGCCGACGTAGCGCTGGCTCACCTGGCTGACCGCGATGCCCTGGCGATGCCGCACGAGCTCGTGCGTCACGGCGCGATCTACGCCGTAAAGCAGGAACGTGTAGCTCGAGTGCTCGAGGATCGAGCCATGACTCTGCTTCATGATGTTGTCGAAGTACTTGTCGGCCTCCTTCGGCTTGGTGCGCTTCTCGCCCAGGGCCAGGTAGCAGACCTGACCGGCGAACATCGTCAACGCCCCGCCCTCGGAGATCAGGCCCTCCTCGAGCGTGTCGACCATGTCTTGGCCGTACTGCGTAGGCGACGTCACTTCGTCGTTGCCCATGCCCTTGAGAAAGGGGCGGAGGGCCGACGGGTCGAACGTGGTCTGCGCGATGAGCAAGGCCCCGGGCTCGGTGAGGTAGCGGACGGGGCCGGAGACGTGGATCACAGGCTTCATTTCACGACCTCTCCGTCGTTGGTGACGACGCTGACGCAGTCTTTCAGGTTGAACCGGTCGCCGGTCTCGTCGTTGAAGCCGTCTTGCGCGTTGATGAGCGCAGTCGCGTCGCTCCAGGATTCTGGTGTGGTGAGCCACATCTCGCGCGTGCGGGTCTGTGTGAAGCGGACTTTGACTCGTCTATGCACTGTCTTTCTCCTTCTCGACCTTGATCACTTCCACGTCGCGGACGTCCCCTGCCCCCAGCGCCGGGAAGTCCGTCACCGCCAACGCCACGGCGTGTTCGATCGCCGACACGATCCGGTCTTCGACCGGCTCTTCGTGCGTGATGCACGCGGAGTACGTCCGCTCGATCACCACACGCACTCGAATCTTGTAGTTGCTCTCGTCGCTCATACAAACGGCCTCCCACACACCTGGCATCTCTGGTCATCCGTCGCCGTGTACTTGACCCGCTTCGTGAACGGGTCTCCTTGCTTCCGGAAGCAGTCCCCCGGATGCACGAGGCTTCCCGCGAGCCGCGTGACGTACGCCACGGGCGTCGGGTAAGGAACCCCCAACAGCGCAGAGCGAATCAGCCCGAGCTTCACGAGGAGGTCGTTCGTGAGCGACTGCTTCACCGTGTGCTTCGTGATCACTCCGACTTGCGTCATGAGCTGGGGGTGAAGGCACACGTACTGCTCGTCTCCGCAGGGGCGCACCACGAACTGCGCGCCGCCCGGGAGCGTCACGAGGTCTCCGGCGATCGTGACGATCGCCTTGGGCCCCTGGAACCACCTGTTGAAGCGGTGCGGAATCTCGACCTCGACGACGCGCGCGGCGCACGCCGTCTCTCGCGGCGCGGGCGTCGCGCGCGCCTCTCGTACTTCGTGGTTCTTGCGCCGGATGCCCTTCCGCCCTTGGGGCGGGGGTTGCCGCGCAGTCATCCGCGCCTCGCTCCAGCGCGAGTCAGCCTGTCTTGTGTCATGGCTTATCCCATCCTTCCATCACCACCTCATCGGACTCCTGAGCACCGCCGCCTCCACGTGCGGAGGCAGCCGGCCCAACATCTGAAACGCCCGGACGTACGCCGTGGCTTTACGCGGTACACCCAAGGCCTTGAGCACGCCCTCGAGCCGTTGAGGCGTGAGCGTTCGCTCACCGCGCTCGACGTCGCTGAGGAAAGGGATCGAGACGCCCACGGCCGAAGCCACGGCGTTCAGCGTCAGGCCCTTGTCGTTCCGTACGGTGCGCAGGTGTTGCCCGAGCTTGCTCGCGCTCATTCCCCCGCCTCCCACTCCTCGAACGTCTTGAACTCCGGTTCGGGGTCGGTGTCCCAAAAGCCCCCCGCCATCTGGGACAGCTGGGACAGTTCTCCGACCTCGTCTTCCGAGAGTTGCTTGGGACCTTCTTGGAGCGCTTTGTAGAGAGCCCGCCCCAGCGCGGGTGAATTCGGATCTTTCAGGTAGGTGCCGCCGAGGACGCCCATGCGAATGAGCAGAGCGTCCCGGGCGACTTCCCTGAGTTGGACGACGAGCTTGCGAACGCAAGCGTTGTCGGATTTAGCGAGAGCGGTGAGCTCTTGGTGGTTGTAGTAGTCGTTTAGCACGCGAAGCATGCTACCCGACTTTAACCGCCAGGGGAATGGCTAGGGCCCGACTGGATAGATCGCCGTGTACCAGGTCGTACACGGCTGCGCGTACAACCCGACGTCGGCCAAGGCGGCGTCCATCGACGCCATCCTCCCAGGCATCTGGTAGTCGTGGTTGAAGAACCGGGCTACGTCGCCGCCGTCATGCACGACGAGGAGCACGGACTCGCATCCGTACTCTTCCCCACGGTCTGTCCACTCTTGCGGCGAGTAGAAGGCTCGGCAGCCTCCGGTGTGTAGTGCGTCGTACTTACGCAAGATGCTCAGGATCGCCTGCGCCGCCTTCTCCCCGAGAGGGCTCAGGAGCGCAGGAATCGCGAGGTCGTCCCTCACAGCTCGAGCTGATCCAGTACGCGCTTGCCGCCCTCGCCCCAGAGATCCTTCTTGAGCATCTCCGCGTCGGGTGGCAGCAAGTAGACCTCCACGGCGTCGATGACGTAGATCGTCCCTTCGTGCAAGACGACCCGGAACTTGCGGGGGTCGACGGTGTTCATCTCGTTGTCTTCGAGGTAGAGGTCGAGAGCGCTGAGGCCCTCGGGGCTCGTGCCGTGGAGCGCGTTGAGCGCGCGTTCGACGTCTTCGTCGCCAGACTCGAGGTAGTGGTGATCGGGCTCCGGGAGATCCATGAGAATGAACCCCAGATCCCTCCGGAACACCCTGACCGCCGCAGGGGTGCCACGGATCGTCCCGCCGCCGTAGAGCTCCATCTATCCGTCCTCCGGTTCGAAGAGCTCAAGCTCCCGCCTGATCTCCCAGCCGTCTTTCTCCGGGAGACCTTCGAGCAGCCCGATGAGCAGCTTCTTGTGTCGAGGCAGCAGGGCTACCTTGACGATGTCGATCTGGTAGACGACGCCCTCGTCCTTCACGAGGCGCCACGCGTCGCCGTGATTCTCGAACCGGCAGTCGACCTCCTCGATCTCCGCCGCGCGCGTGTCGGCCATGGACTCCACGAGCTCGAGGTTGAGCCGCCCTCCGTCGTCGATCGAGAAGCTGTGGTTCTCGTCGCACTCGAAGCCTGCTTCGGAGAGCTCTGCGATCAGCGCGGGAGACGCCTTGAGCTTCCCGCGTCCGTCGAGGGAGGTGCTCATCAGTCCACGCTCCCATGCGACGACCAGCTCCCCTTGGACCGGTTCCGGGTGACCTTGTACCAGGTCTTCCCGTCCCCGAGCTTCAGAGGGCCGTGCTCCGTGTCGCGCAGCATGCCCGAGACGTACACCGCGCCGTTGATGAACATGCGGGTCGCAACGTGGCGTCCCTGGCGTCGCGTCGCGACCACGGGGGTCTCGACGCCGTCGTCCGTGATCACGCGCCCCGTGATCTTCACCTTCTCCACTCTGTTCAGGGCCTCCTTCGCTTTGTCCGACTCGATCGGGACGCCAGACAGCACGCGCACGCTCCCCCACGGGGCGCGGTTCAGCTTGACGATCTTCCCCTTCTTCTTGTCGATCTTCTCGACAGGCGTCAGGAACCACTCCCCCTGCCGCAGCGCGTTCTCGGGGATGCCCTTCGGCCGGAGCATCTCGAGCGCCTCGTCGACCGTCTTCGGTCGCCCCCACGGAAGCTTCGCGAGGAAGAAGTTGCGCCGACGCGGGTCGTCGTTGCGGTCGAGCCCGGTGACGAAGTAGTTCCCACCGACGCGGAACAGCGTCTCTCCCAGGAAGTGCTGCTCCGTCTCGATTTCCCACTCCCCGTCTTCTCGCTGTCGCTTCGGCCAGTAGGTGTTCTGCGCCCGCTTCTCCGTGACCTTCACCCACTTCTTGACCGTCTTGTCGGACGTCATGTGCACGACCTCGACGTACTCGGGGTGGATGCTCGCGCCCCTGAGCGCCGAGAACGGCACCAGGGCGTGCCGGTACTTCGCCGCCGCCGATCGCGCCGCCGACATCTGCTTCGCCGTCGTAGGCGACGGCGCGCGGTCACCGTTGAGCAGGATCGTCCCGTCCTTCAGGCGCTTGGCGATGGCCCAGTGCTCGTAGGACAGAAGCGTCGTGTGGTCCTTGTAGCTCATGCGGTCGCGCCCGTTGGACTGCGAGACGAACGTGCGCTTCAGCTTCTCTTGCGCACACCACATGCGTGCGACCTGACCGTAGTCTTGGCTCATCTGTCTTCTCCTTCTTCTTCCGCGTCGCTGATGTCTCGAGACTCCATCACGTACACATCACACCCGTCCCCCTCACCTCCCGTCAGGTACGCCCCGATACGCGCTAACGCGCGGCTCGCAGCTTCCGCGAACCGCTCGTCGTCCGCCGCCTCGTGCGACCCGCCCCCGTCGCACCGCCCGCAGCGCACCCAGCGCGCCATGCAGTACATGCCGTGCCGCCCCTGGATGGGGGTCTTTACGGCGTCAAGTCGCATCCCCCGACCCTTACACCTCGGGCAAGGGTGAAGGTTGCCGCAGGCGAAGGGTTGGTAGTACTTGCCGCTCGGATAGACGTTGAAGACGCTCCCGAGGTAGATCGAGCGCTCCTCGGAGATGCCGTCGACGTCGATCCACTCCTCGGCGTCGAGCCTTCGTCGAAGGTCCGCCACGTCGTATGGAAAGCGTACGTTACGAGCTTGCGCCACCACGCCGCGTAGCTCCTGCGTCACAGCTTCTTCTCCAACTCCGTCATCGCCTGACGGAACATGCCCACGCCGCCACGGTCGATGGCGACGCTGTACGCGCCGCCGGCCTTCGCGGCCTGCGTGACGGGCGTCCACTGGTGGTGGGACACGAACCCGTTCAGGATCAGCACCGCGAAGTACTGACTGTTGCAAAGCTGCGCCACGGCGGTCTCGGTCGACGCGCCGCCGTGGTTCCCGTCGCTCTGCGTCGAGAGCCACACGATGTCGAGGCCGGTCTCCTCGATCCACGCGGCGAGCTTCTCGGGGATGACCATGCCGCCGAAGATCAGGAGCGGCTTGCGCTGCGCCCGAATCTTCGGCCAGCCCAAGAGCACCGGAGCGTCCTCGGCGATCTCGGGTACGTCGAGCCCGGTGGTGAGCTCGGGCAGGGACTCGACAGCGGCGAGCAGCGCGAGCGCCGCGTCGCCCGACCGTGCCCCTGTGTTGCCGGCCCGAAGGCCGTTACGTTCGTAGAGGGCGTCCGTGATGCCTTGCTTGGCGGACGTCTCGTACGCGTGCGTAGCGTCGCGGATCTTCTGCACACGTCGGACGACGTTGCGCGTCTGGTCTGCGAGCGCGTTCTTGATCTTCGTGAACAGGTCTTCGAGGGAGATGGCGGATGGGTCTGAGCTCATGCTCTCTCCTGGATCATTGCTCGCATGCGTGCAGCCTCCAGCCCCAGGCGGACCGGGACTTCACCCCGAGCAGCGCGAGTGCTTCTTTCCTATCGAACATGCCTGGATCGAGGTTGAGATTCGGGATCAGCAGCCCACCACCCTTGTCGCCATCAACGCACGCGTGCGTTGTGTCGAGCACGTAGATCAGGAGGGAGCCGCTGTCCCATCCCGTATGTTCGACGCCCACACGGAAGGGCGCGAGGAGCACCGAAGTGTGCCTGTCGAAGTTGTCCTCGTCGTAGCTCGCGCCCGTGAGCTTCTTGATGCGGGCGCGCAAGGCTTCGTCCTTCTCCTCGGTCCACGGCACGTGAATGCCGTAGAAGAGGTAGGCGGTGGCGCGGTTACTCATCCTCTCCCTCCTTCGCCTTGAAGAACCCCACCGACGCCGCCCACGACTTCCCCGCCGACCCGTCCGACTTGGGGAGCTGCACGAGGTACAGCTCCGCCTTGGCCCGCGTCGCCGCGACGTAGTAGCAGTTGGCGCCGTCTGACCCCTTCGGGTTGAACGTCGTCTCGAGCTGCCACACGCGGTCGAACTCGAGCCCCTTCGACTTGTGCGTGCTCATGCACGGGATCGTGCCGCGCGTGACGTCGTCGTCGTTGAAGAGGTTGATGATCTTCTGCTGGACCTTTCCAAGGTCCGAGCAGTTCGAGCTCAACGCCCGCAACGCATCGAGGTTGTCCCTCAGTTCTTCGGCCTTGTCTTCCTTGCGCGCGGCCTCGAGCTTCTCGCCCTCTTCCGACACGTAGTCCGTCAGCGCGGTGAGCATCGACGGGATGGAGTCCCCGAACTGCGAGCCGATCGTCACCAGCTTCGTGAGCTGCGCGCCGATGTCCTTGCCGACGATGCGCGCTCGCTTGCCGCTCGCGATGAGCTCGAGGGCGACCTTCGTGAGCGCGGCGTTCGTACGGGAGATCACGACGTCTCCCTCGTCCACGCGCTTGTAGAACTCCTTGCCGCCGACGCTGTCGACGACGCCGCGCGGCGCACCAGGCCCTGACTCGAAGTCAGGAACGAGAGGGTTCACGAGCCGCACGACCTCGGTAGGGCAGCGGTACGTGATGGACAGAGGCAAGGTCTTCGCCCCCGTCTCGATGATGATCTTGTCGATCGAGTCGGCCGACGCACCATTGAAGTGGTAGATCGCCTGCGCGGGATCGCCGACCGCGATGACCCGGCCCCCGGGTCGGATCGCGTTCATCACGAGCCGAAGCTGCGCAGGCGAGAGGTCCTGCGCCTCGTCGACGATGACGACGTCGAAGTTCCCCGTCGAGAGGTTGAGCACCGCAGGGATGTACACCTGCTCGGTGAACGAGATGGACGTGTGGTCCGTACGCAGCGACCACTCGAGCGTCTGCTGCACCCACCGAATCCACAGAGGCTTCTCTGCGCTCGCGGCCGGGCGCAGGTCGTACTCGTACATGCAGTTGTCGATCGCCTCCTCGGACGTCGACAGCGTCACCATGCACATGGTGACGAGCTTCGCGACCTCGCCCCGGGCGTCCTTGTAGACGTCCGGAATGAGCTTGCGCACGTAGTCCTGGACGCGCCATCGGTCGACCTCGAGCGTGCGGTTGACGCGCTTGATGGCCGTGCCGAAGCCCATCTGGTTGAGACCCTTGACCGTGACGTGCGGGCTCGTGCGGAGCCGCTCCGCGAGGTCGTCTCGGATCTTGTTGTTGAACGCGCAGACGAGGACTCGGCGAGGCTTGAGCCGCGCGCACAACTCACGAATCGTCGTCGACTTGCCGGTGCCGGCGCGCGCGATGACGACGAGGTTGTCAGGCTTCGTCTTCGCGAACTCGAAGATGTCGTTCTGTAGATGCGACCACTCGGTCATCGACCGTCCTCCGGGGCAGGCGTCGCCGCCCGCTTCAACTCGGCCAGCAGCTCGACCCGTGCAACCGGGTCCAGGTGCAGCACCATGTGTCTGTACTCCGTAAAGAACTCGCCCTCCTTCGAGAGGAGCGTGATGCCCGCCGAGATCACGGAGAGCTGCTCGCCGTTGGCGAACTTCGCCAGCGTCTCGATCTCCTTCGACAAGACCGACGTGAGCGCCGGGTCCTGCGCTCGCGCGCCGCGCAGCACTGCGTACAGCTCCGCGAAGACGCCGTTGTGCAGGTTGAAGAACTTGGTCCCGACGAACACGAAGTGCTCGACGAGGACCTCGCGCGAAGGCTTGAGCGCCTTGATCTCGTCGATGCCCTCATCGAGCGAGTGCAAGCAGTACGCGGTGTACGATCGGTTCAGCGTCGTGATGGCGGCCTGCATGCGAGAGAGGCGCGCAACGCGCTCCGCCTCGGTCAGCAGCGGGGCCCCGAGCGCGGTGAGAATGTCGTTGGCTGCGCGGCGGATGTTGTCTTTGTCTTCGTGGCTCTTCATGTACCCGTCCCTTAGAAACGCGAAGAGCCGCCGAGGTTTCCCCCGGCGGCTCTTATCTCTTGCCCGTGTCGATCAGCTCTTCTTCGCGTCGCCCTTCGCCTTGTCGGCGGCGGGCGCTGCGGGCGCGGCAGGGGCGGCGGGCGCCGCCGGCTCGTCGATGACGATGCCCATGTCCTTGGCGAGCTGCGGGAAGCGCTCGACCCACACGTCGAGTTTCTTCATGACGTGGCGGTAGTCGATGCGCGCCTCGTCCATCACGGCCTTGTGCGTCTTGGCCTCGTCGATCAGCTTGGTCATCTTCGCGCGGGCGTCATCGTTCAGGTCCGACATCTGTCTCTCCAGTCAGGGGTTGTCAGTCGTTACCCAGTTGGGGTATCACATAGAGGTCGCAATGGTCAACCAACTCGCACTCATCAATCACTCAAAACAGCTGTCGCCAGAGGCCCTCGCGGCGTTCGTCGGCGCCCTCGACGTGCAGCTCCGTGTACACCTCCCCAAGGCTTGGGGCAAGGACGTGATGCCGTGGGTTGCGGGCAGCAACTTCAGGCTCTCTCCTTCCTTGTGGCAGCTTCACATTTGGGATGAAGTCCAGGAAGCGCGACACGCGGGCGCCATGGGGCGACACGAGACCGTCGGCGCTACCTATACCCCGCAAGGGCACGTATTTCTGAACCCTGTCGCGCGTGCCAAAGAGGACTGGACCGTCATCGCGTCGCACGAGGCGCTCGAGCTCGCGATGAACCCGGAGCTCAA